TTGGAACAGGATGAAGTTATCACTTGATTGTAGAAGTGTATCAAACTCTGGGATGTTATATGAGAATGGTTTTCTGTTTAGAAATGTATCACGTAAAGTGGCAAAGGAAGGTCTGATTGCGGCCACCCACATACTCAATTCACGAATGCTCTTAGGGGCATATTGCATGATTTGTGGTTTACCACTCACTGTTCCTGCTTGGTTAAGAGTTGCCACAATACCATCTTCAAAGAGTTTCCAAATCTTTGGATCGTCTTGAGTATTTTTGATTAATGTTCGCACATCATCAATAGGTTTTCCAATGCTCTCATACACTTTACCAATGATTTCATACACAGACACCGTGAGCACATCGTTCTTCAAATACTTATACACATCTGAATTATAGCTATCAATCAAAGCTAGATATTGTCCGTCCTTAGCTTTGATAACACCTGTTTCAGAGCGAATATCATTATTCAATAGAAGCATAGCACATGGATGGGGTGAAAATGATTTGATAACACCAACAAATTTTTTGCTCGCTTTAATCAATTTACCCCACATACTATGATTTTCATACTCTTCTAGTTTATCGGGAATATCTGCAATTTCATCTACTGGTAATCCGATACCACGACAATAGGTTCTAAAGGCATCCTTGTCTTGGAGTGTACCATAAGCCACCATTTGATAAGCATTATGCTCTCCAAGCAATTCTTTAGAAGCCTTGACGAATGGTTCTGGATGGGCAGTGTTAAAGTCAATATCTGGTAAAGACCGTGACTCTAAAATACGTGAAATACTCATGAATCGTGTTGGGTATAACTCAATAGGTGCTTCTAAACGGTCAATGTTAGTGAGGTTTAGAAGTTTGTTAACGTACATTGAAGGGGCTGAATTATGCACAATCATGTTGTAAATAGTGAAACTAGGGTCATTTTCAACTTGTAAGTCATAAACCTTAGTTGGTTTTGCATCATGGTGGACAAGTTTAGTGATAGGTAGGTAGATGTAATTGTTATCCACTTCTATCTCATTCAAATCCAATTTGATACCTTCACCCTGCTCAACAAGTAATCCTGTTGTACATACATAATCTTTGCCAGCAATCAAATCACCAGCTTGTTTGTAAATGACAGAACCACTGTCATCTTTAACTAAAATCTTATGATCCAAAGTCGCAATGATAGGAGCCGATTTAGCTTGACACTCATGTTGAATTTCAATCATCGGTTCATTAATTTCATATTCCCAAGTTTTTAAAACTTTATCCCACTCACCAAATTTATTGATGACAAAATCACCAACCTCAACTTCATTGATTGGCAACAATCCACGTTTAGTGTGCACTAAGGCTGTTTTCTCAAAGCATCCTCTTCCGCTCTTTGTAAGGATGCCACCATATTTAGTTGTACCCAATTCAATCATTTTGGTGTTGAATAGAAAGTAATCTTCCATTCCTGTTTCAGTAATGATGTTTGATTCAAACTTAATTGCTTCAATGTAATCATTCCACTTTGACTTGTCGATGTGCTTTCTATCCTCTACCCACGCTTTATTAAAAAGTTGGTGAAGTCGCTTTACTTTCTGTTCGTGAGTTTCTCCTTCGTAAAGAGTAATCATCTTAATCTCTTTGTCAAAGGAGATGCCTTCCCACTCATCTGCAATCAAAGTATTCTCAATTGCCAATTCCGCAATGTCGTTAGGCACAATGCCTTGATCATAAAATCGTTGCAGGATTTCATCAGTAGTTGGAAAGTCCAAAACTGAATCCTCTTCTTCAAAGTAAAACTCCTTGGCTGATTTAAGGAAAATATCACGGTAAGTGGCATCTTCCTCTGACACATAATGAGTATCAAGACCAAGAATAGGTTGAAATCCTTTATCAATCCATTCAAGACCTAAATCATTCACCTCTGAAATCATCTTAGTGTTGTGAGGTTGTAACTCAATATAGACCTCATAAGCATCATCTAATGATTTAATTACTTCATCTGCGTATTTTGAGAGTAATACACTGTTGATACCACTAGTAGTAATGATTACATTTTTAGTAGCGTTATCAAGTAAATCTTTAACTGTCAAAATGTTTTCTTGAGTAGACGCTAGACTAATCAATTCATTAAGAACAGTTTTTCCTTCATTGTTCTTGGAAATCATGACTAAACTATAATCACCATCACCAAGTCTAATGTTGAAATCGACACCCGATAATAACTTCAGCCCATGTTCTTGTGCCACTGTATATGCTTCAAATAAATTACCACTGTAACAGTGTTCCATAGCAACCAATACTTTTTGACCTAATTCCTTCGCTCTTTTCGCATACTCACGATAATTTGCAACGGAATCGGGTTTAAAAATATTTGATTGATGAGTATTCAAGTGCAAATTATTGTACTTCGTCATCAGACAACCCCCAAAACAATAATAACCCACATACACCCAAAAAGACAAGTGGATTAAAAATTATAAATACAATAGACTTAATCATTAAGACGATACCAACTAAAACGATAATTGGCACACCACAACCTAACATTCCTCTGCTGAACCCACTGAATAGTAGGTACACCATAGCGAATAATGTTTTGAACACTCTCTCCATGTTCATTCTCCTTTCTATTATAATGATATTATACCATATAATAATAAAAAAGTCAAGGGGTTAACCTTGACTTATTGTACTTTAGACCAATCAACTTGATAGAGTACATCATTTAGAATGTGATATTCCTCTCCAGACTCACTACAAAAGTAAGCATTGTTTGAAATGTCTGAATGTATTAATGAACATGGTTTGCCACTAATCGGACAAATCAGTTGATCATTTTCATTGAACACAATCTTGTAAGTGGTTTTGATACATAGGTTTTCAACTGTATCATCGTTGCGGTAAATCTTGTGAGGTCTGCCCTCATTTAGACAAGCACGTTGGATTGTCTTTTGATTGAAATTCAATTCCTTAGCAATTTCACACCGATTGACTCCACTCTCATCTCTCGATGCAATGATCTGTTTAAACTCACGTTTCAAGTGTCCAAATTCAGTGCAATAATGCTCTTTAAGAATTGAAACAAAATCGTTAAAGGTCAATTCAAATTCTAGTAAGAGTTGAGTAATGTATTCTTGAGTTGCTCCACATTTATAGAGTTCGATAAACTCTTGAAAAATCTTCTTCTTCATGCTACTCACCCTTATCTGAATAGCGTGGCTCTGTCTTGTCATGTAGGATGCCTTCAAATGAAGGGAATCTCAACGATACAACACCGTCTTTATCTTGTGATTCTGTCTGATAGTCGATACGAACAATCTTACCTACAATACTACTTGGATCCTGGAAGAATCTTACACGCTCTGCGTCAGAGAACCCTGTACCAACACCAACTTCATTACCCTTGTACTCAACAATGATTTTGCCCATCATGCCTTCATACTTGCCTTGACCCTCTACGACTTCTAATACACGTAAGTCACCAGAATCAAATTCTTTGGCTTTGAATAGAGCATTGCCACGCTTGAATTCATATACTGCGTCACGGTCATTCACCATAACACCTTCATAGCCTAATTCAGTCATACGTTTGAGTTCTTTGGTTACATCTTCAATGTCATCAGTAAAGCCAAGGTGCTCCACTAATTCTACATTGTCCACTTTATGCTCTCTAAGAATCTGTTGAAGTAACTCAAATCGGTCACGGTGTTTAGTTGTAGACTTTTGATTCTTCCATTCTTCTAGTGGAATGCAGTCAAAAGCAATGTGTTTAACACCTGTCACATTCTCATTTGAGTTTACCATACCAACTGTTCTACGGTATAAATCGGGCGTAGATTCACCTTCTTCACGGTCAGCAAGTAATTCACCGTCATACACACCAATTGGTAATTGCAGGAAGCTCTCTTCAACTTCAGTCAAGCCGATAAATGGTTTACCATTACGACTAAATAGGTCAACTGAATTAGAATCACGTAAAGCAATACAACGTACACCGTCTAATTTAACGGATAGCGACATATCTTTACCTTTGATCTTCTTACTATTTTCGTAAAACTCTTTGGCAAGCATAGGATTAAACTCTGGAATGAACCCTTCACGAATGGAGTTTACCGTTTTGCCTTGGACACCTAAAGTTAATTTCTTTGTGAGAAGGTCAGTAGCGGTTCCTTGTTCATCTTCTGGTAGAGTTTCTAGGAAGTGTTGAATGCGGATGACATCAATATCTCTACCTGTACTATGGTTTTGTAAGTAACTCATAGCACTATACAAGCTGTCAATAGGATTGGAAATATCTTCATGATGCAATTTCTTCTTAATCTTCTTAGTTGAAATCCCCACGGTAATGTATGGATTCAGTAGGAAGAATAATGCTTGAGCAAATACTTCATCATCTAAATTACGTTGGATAAATGTTTTCTTGGAATTGGATCCACTGATACCTTTCAATTGCTCTAGTTTCTTAATCGTACTCATTATATACCACCTTTGCATACAAACTGCCGAAACCAGTATCAGTTTGATAATGCTCTTGTTTAAAGAATTGTTTAAACCAATCATAGTTCACATCTTTAGCTTTTAGACCATGTTGGCTTAATAAGTAGGCAATTTGACCTACTACAATTGCGTTAGAGAAACTAGTGCCTGTTCTCATAACTGCATCCCACTTCGTTTGAACATCTTCACCTAGGGCGGTAAAGTCAATCTCATTTAGTGGGTAGTTTGATAATTCTGATTTTTTAGACAAATCATCTTTTGATAGACCTGCAACTGCATAGACACCTTCCATAGAAGCAGGGTAAACTAACAATGGTTTGTTATCGTTTCCAATAGAAGCACATAAGATAGCACCATTGTCAATGAGTCGATTTACTAATCGTACAGTAGTTGTAGACAACTCATGAATACCTGCAAAACTCATACATACAACATCTACCTCTCTGCCAATAGCATAGAGTAAAGAGTTGTAGACACTCAACATTGACGCTTCATTCTTATCGTTAATTGCCTTACAAATATATAAATCTGCTTGAGGAACAATCTCATAAATGATATGTGCTAAAGCTGTGCCATGACCTGTACCATCTTTCACATTTTCCATGGATGCTAATTTTTCTGTGAAGCCATTATAATGTCCTTTAATATTAGGCAAATGAGAGTTGCAACCACTATCAATGATTGCAACCTTGATGCCTTTACCTAACTTTTCAGTGAAATTTGTAGCTTCTAAATACTCATAGAAATTCATTAGTTAGTAGAGCCTAGTGCTTTACTCCCACGTTCTGAAGGAATTGCATCAAATTCCTCTTTATCTAACACTAATGTTGTTGCTGAATAATTCTTTTGTAGGATCATTTGTGAAATTGCCTTAGAGTATGGATATAGGTAGACACCGCCAACATCTTCAGTCTTATCAACTTCAGTAGTAATAATTACATTTTGATGTAATGGGGTTACTACTAAAAATACCTCTCCACGATAACCACTGTCTACAACACCACTTTGAATGTTTAATCCAATTGATCCTGTTGACCCACGCTCATGCTTGAAGTCGCACCAGAATTTAGAAGGAACTGCAACACCAATACCTGTTGGTAATAAGTAGGTTTTACCACGTTCTAAGAACAGTCGTAAAGTACCATCTTCCTTCCATACTTTAACACCATTCTCACTCACATAATCTTTAGGAATATCCAACCAAACATCATAACCTGCATCTTCTTCTGATGCTTTCTTAAATGGTTTGGCTGTTTCACGGAACTTAGTCATATTGATTACTGTTTCTGCTGTAACTGAACCATGGTTGAAGTACCATAGGTTATCAACTACGACATTACCTTCAGCATCTACTGCTGTAAGAGTCTTTTGATCAACATTGATTTCCTTAACATAGTAAGGTTTGTTTTCCTTGGTGTAAAATACAGTTTCGTTCTTTTCAAAATATCTACGCATTGTTTCTCTCCTTAGAATTAGTTATAAAATACAGTTAAATGTGGACGCACATCTTGTGGCTCTTCACTCACATGGACATCTACACCAAAACGCTCTTTGATGATTTTGAGGGACTTAGGAGTACCCACTTCTAAGCGTGGTTGGATAATGTGAATGTTGTTAGCAAATGCTTTGTACCAACGTTGTCTAGTGCATACTGTTAATTCATAACCACCTGTAACAGGAATAATGTCACGGACATCTTCTAAGTTGAGGTTGTGGACAACATCTGTATCGAACTTTTCAAAGTCAATATCTGTTGCCTTAGTACTCACTGTCAATAGTTTAATAAATTTTCTCATAATTACCACTCTTTTCCTTTTTACTTGTAATTTAAAATCTTGATTTTATCATTCTCAATGTTCTCAATATTGAGGATAAATGCTTCATATTTGTCGTTAAAACACAAAACAAAGGGCTTAATTTCTTGAAAACCAAGCAAATTCTTCACTGAAAATCGTTTGTATTTTTCATACAAATTTACCCAATCTTTTGTGAGGATTTTCCGTAAACTTTTGTTCCAAGTTGCCAAAGGTTCACATTTGATTGCGAACAGAAAATCTTTCTTATTCTTGATAATATAACCTCTCATGAGTATATCTCCTTATTATTTGAAAATGATTACTGCAACCCACATAGCTAAAGCTAGAAGTACGTTTGGTACTGCAAACCATACAACTGTTAAAGTGTCGTTTGTTTTGTTTGCTAAGTATGCACGAACTGCCTTGTATGCTGTGATTACTAAACCTACAAGAAGTAGAGTCCAAAATGTGAATGATTGACCCGATACGTTACGTGTTGAATAGGTCAATACTAATTGTGGAATGTAGCTTGTAATCATAGCTAATGTTGCTACAACACCTAGGTATTTGTCAATAGTTTTAAAAATGTTTTTCAATATTATTCTCCTTAATTCTGTTCTGATTTGTGAAAATCTACTTCTTCACGTAACACTGCTTTCAACTCATTTAAAGTTGCAACCAATTCACCTTGAAGTTTAACTAAGCCCACTGTGTATAGGTTTGCATAACTAAATTGTGATTCAGCTAATTGATCTAAAGCATTAATCTTTAATTGGTTGCCAAACGTACCTTGACGAACATCTGTGTATAAACCAATAATACTCTTACGCATTGCATACGCATAGCCAATTTCTGATGCCAAGCCTGGATCAATTACTGCACCGTCTAGGACTGCAATAAGAATATCCGCTTCATCCAAATATTGGGTATCTGCTAAGGCAATCATTTTAGAGTCAGCATAACCGCTCTTATCATTAATTGCTTCGTTTTCTTGAGGTAAATAAATTTCAACCTCATCACCAAATTCTTCACGCAACTCTTTCACTACTTGTTCGTTAAAAAGTTGCTCACCAACTGAAAACAGTGGTGCACCAAAGTAAATTTTTACTTTTGCCAAGACATGACTCTCCTTTCGTATTAAGCAAAAATGCTATAACATATCTTATAGATACATTATAGCATGATTTACTGTTTTTGTCAAGAGTATTTTGTTATTTGGTACTAGTAATGAAATTTCCAACCTCTATATTGGGTTCTAGTTTGACGCAAACATTCCAATACACGTTGGTGTACAAAGTCGTGCTCTCTACAAAACTTTTTGATTCCAGTCACATGATACTCTATCCCGTTAGGATCGATTGCAATAAATGATAAAACTTTAGAATCTTGACTTGCTAAACTTGAATTAAATGAGAGCGACATCCATGTGCAGGTGTCTTTACTATACACCTTATTACACGTATTGGTTTCTGATTGTTTCAAATCTTTATCTAAAACTAATAAACCAGCTTCAAACAACTCTTCATTATAACCATCAATCATTGGATAATCTTTAATAAAATTTTCAAATACAAGCCATTCATCACAAACTGATACTCCTCTGGCTCCATAATGTCGATACGCCCTACATTGTTTATGGTAACAGCGACCTATTACTTTATGCCATATGTTATATGCTCGTTTATATTTCACCATTTTCACATTGCCTATACTGGCAATACCATATATGCCTTTAGCATATCTGTTTTTGACTGTACCTCTTTTAATTTGAACAGGGTCAACATCATATGTATATCCATTATCTAAAAATGATATAACCACAAATTTATTTCCAGACTTACTACGTTTATCTGAATATTTTACTACTTTAAATTTCTCACCATTTTTATTGGTATAAATATTTCCAAATATTATGTCCATCTAGTGTAATCCTCATCACCCATAGACTCGACATCACCCATTAAATATCCATTACCAACTTGTGAAAAGAACTTGACATTCTATGTTGATCGCAACTCAACATACGTTCTCTTATGAACTGCTTACACTTTCATGTAAGAATAGACTATATTTTAATCTCCTTAGAGATTACTAACTCTTTCGATTTAAAGGGTTTTCACCTACACCATTTGCTTGTGCCCTACTCCTAAAACGGACTCTCACCGCCACACATTGGATAGTCGTTACACGTTTATTTACGTTGCGTAAAATTTAGCTATCGGTTACCCTCGACTTTACGTTAGGGTGTTCCAACATTTAAGTTAGTGGCTACTATATTGTCACCAATATAGAGGACTATTAATTAATCGTGGTTAGTAGTACCTGTAGAAATACCATTCAATACTAGTGGGTCAACATCCTCTGCGGTATCACCAAACAATGGATCTAAACCTAAGTTTTGAAGTGCTTTATTTGCATTGTATCGCATAAATGTCTTAACTTTTTCAGTCCAACCAATTTCATCATATAAGTCTGAAGCGTATTTCACTTCATTTTCGTACAATTCCATTAGTGTGTCATACACCCAATCTTTGTACTCTTCAACCTGTTCGTCAGTGTAATTCTTCATAGCAATCTTATTTTTTACGCCAATATACGATCCATGTACGCTATTACCTGTAATTGTCACTGAACCATTTCTACGTGTTAACAAGAATTGAGAAGGAACTTCAACACCATACACGGTTTGACTTGGTAACTCTTTCCGCTCTACCATTTGTGCTCCAGAGTACACTCTATCTTTATTGATTTGTAGGTTGTAGTATGATCGCTCTTTACCTTGTTGTGTATATTCTTTCTTGACAAATTGTGTTCTATAACCTGCTAGACTTGCAATTGCTTGAATATACTTAATATCTTCTAAGTTAGAAGAACCATAAGTAATACGATTAGGGTTGTTCTTAACAATATGAGCATCCCAATGTGCCACCTCTTCAATAAACTCTTTACACCATTGAGTAGAAACTTTGTTCAATGATGGTTTTGGTAGCGGTTTATCTTTATCAGCATACCATAGCGGAACCTTCAATGAGAAATTATGTCTAGCTTGACGATTACCCTTTTGAGGTGTTGTTGCCTTTGTGTTTAACTTCCAATTTAATTTGTTCGCCAATTCAACCAAGCTATCAACGTGTTTTTGCTTTGTGAATGAGAAGTTGACTAACAAATAACCTGTTCTATCACCATTCAAACGGTCATGCCCATCTGGTGCAATATCTTTAGGATAGGAGCCTGCTCCATTAATTGCAATCAACATCTTTTCAACATCTGTCAATGAATCGTGTTGAACATCTTCATTCTTGACTTCTGCTGTATGTTTGATATGTCGCATAGTATTCAACTTAACTTCATTCGCAGTTTCAACAATTGGCTTACCATTAGCAAATGTTAAGAAACGGTGCTTAGGAGAACACGCAATATTAATGTGATTTTGATTGGTGGAGAACTCTGTCACATTGGTTTCGTAGTGGTGTGAAACATTTAATGGTTTCACAAATGATAGAGAATCACTTTCCACATCATATTGTGCAATAATATCGTCTAAGGTAATTTCAGAAATGCCTTTCCAACCATTGATAGTTAATAATTCATGATCACTAGTCAGACACTCATCTCTGATAATCAATTTTATCACCTCTGCACAATTGATTAACTTATTCTGACCTAAGTAATACAGAGGTGTGAAGAACCCACTGTAAAACAAGAATGATTCTAACATAACACTAATTGCTCTACGTTGCAACTCATTACCATGTTTGTACCACTTATCCACAATTTCAGCTTTCTTTTGCAAATGTGGATTTGTCAGTGCCCACTCAAAAATCTCTTCAATCTCTTTTTTGGTGTTTAGAGTTGAGAAAATGGTAGAGTAGGACTTTGCATGAACAGCTTCCATAAATTTTATGTTGCTCAAAACAGCCATCTCATGTTGAGTAATAGCGTGTTTTTGCAAGGCTTCAATAGCATCTTGTGATTGCAATGTGTCAAGTAATGTCAACCCTGCAAACACCTTATTCACTAAATTTCTTTCCTTGTCTGAAAGCAACCGCCAATCATCTAAATCGTTTGATACGGGCACTCGTGTATCTAACCAAAATTGCGAATTTAGTTTGTCCCACGTTAATTTATCAACTATATCATTGACTTCATTCCAATTGACTGCTTTATATCGACCTTGATAGTCACGTTTCTTGAATGCCATTCTCCCCATCCTTTACCTTTATGTAATTATACCCTTGGTTATCATCAGTGAACAACTCTTTGCATATCATTTCTAATATGTTAAATGGAGTCGCTTCAGATGCCAACGTATAGAGTGTGTTGTTTGAAAGTTTCCTAACTTTTTTAGTATCATAATATTCTTTTGGAATACCCATCAATCTCCAATATTCCCATGGTGTCAACTTGCGTATTTCAGTATTCTTATGTAAATAAGGTCTGCCCTCACGCAAGTATTCATTTTCCACCACATAAACATATCGACCACCACCTGTTGGTTTTGGTAATGTTGGTGCTATCCCATTCTTAGAATACACTCTATAAATGTTAGGATTTTCAATTGTCTTATGTTTTAATTCAAATACATAAGACTTATTTTCACCTACTCTTTGAAGTCTTTTCATAAACTCTTTAGGTAGGTAATATTTTTGATCTACTTTTGAATCTAGAAAGTCTATGAATTTTGAATCCTTTTTATATTTATCAAAATCACTAGGCATTTGTGCAAGGTCATGTAAAATGCTAACACAATAGATTCTACCTCTACTTTGAGGTAATCCATAGTCTTTCGTATTCAAGTTGTAGATATAATTAGTATAACCTAATTTCTTCAATCTGTCAAGCCAATCATCAAAGTTTTTCTTGCGTTTGCCCAACAGTTGTACACTGCCTTCCATGATCAAAAACCAAGGCATCCGCTTCTGTAAATAATCTTCCACACTATCAAGCAATCTATTCCTACGATAATTTCTTGAGTAGATGGTGTATTTATGAATTGATTCTCGGTACATATCCTTTGTCATCCATTTATAGAAAAATAAATGCACATCAGAGGACATTCTTTTCTTCTGTTGGTGTTTCAAATCTTTATACATTGATGATTTAGGATGTATTGCCCTATATATTTTTCTGTCCTCTTCTTCAGTCAATGATACACCAAGCACCTTGAAGTTAATTCCAAGATGCTTGAGTACCATAGGTAATACTCCTATATTATCATAGTATGTAAATACATTTAGTGGCATTATGACTCAATCCAATATCTATATTCTGGTGATTCCTTAATCTCATCCTTAGTATAGAATACTTGCTCACCAGTGGCAAGTGAATAATACATAATTTCATCATATTCTACAACTGTAAAACGTTCCACTACTTTGCTGTCATGTCGTTGTCGTAAGAGGATGTCCCCATCTCTTACTTCTCTGACTGTGGAAATACTTGCGTCATATGCTCTAATTGCCATTCTCCACTTCCTTTCTTGTTCGTGCTTGTGTTAATGGATCACCTAAGTCCACACGTTGTGCATCACGTTTCAGTACAAAATCATATGCTTCTAACGCAACTGTTGCACCGTCTGCAACTGCCATAGCAACTTGTCTATGTGTTGGTCTAACAACATCGCCTGCCATGAATACACCATAATGAACATTCAATGTATCATAGTGACCTGTACGAACATTATACTTGTTGTCATAGTTAGGAATAACATAGCCATTCTTGTATAATTGGCTAGGATATTCTTGTAGGTTGTTAGGTTTACTACCAATGCAAGCAAAGATAGTATCAACATGAATGCTTTGACCGTTGTCTAAGACAAGCACTTTACAAGTCGCTTTGTCATGGTATAACCCATCTACAACATTAGCTTTAATCTTAGTAACGTTAGGAGCATCAGCTTCTTGTGCTAAATATGGTTTAGCTGAAATAGTACTACGATAAATCAAGTAAATATGTTTCGCACCGTTTTGTTTCAATAATGAAACTGCTTCTAAAGCACTATCACCACCGCCAATAACTGCAACCTCTTTACCTTGTTGGAATTCAGCATCACACACCGCACAATAAGAAATGTGATTCTTAATCTCTGGAAAGTCTAAGGTGTTGTGAGTTGTACCTGTTGCAATAATAATTGTCTTGGTTTTAATTTCTTTATCTGTCACACGTACAACCCAAAGGTTGCTTTCGACATCATAATGATAGCCCAAAACTTCATCAAATAAACATTCTGCACCATAACTTAATGCGTGTTCACTCATATTTTCTGCCAATATCCAAGCGTTAGTTGTTACACTTCCTAGGTAATTGGTAATTTCTTTTGTTTGAAGTAGTTGTCCACCCAAATCATATTTTTCAATGAGGAGGGTTTTCATCTTGTTACGACTAGCATATAAGGTGGCTGACAAACCAGCAGGGCCGCCACCTACAATAATAACATCATAAATCATTGTACAACTCCTAACCTACAATAAGTTCAACTGATTCAATTAACAAACGTTGAAAATAATAATGAGCAATACCAATGAAATCATTTTCCTCATTTAATTGCTCAAAGAAATCGGAAGCCATAAGTTCTGTTACATTATAGACTTCAACTCTCTCACTTCTTGTCGTGATTACCAATGTCAATGGTTTACTCTCTTTCTTATCTTCTTTAATTTTTGGCATAGTACTCTTAGACACCTCATTCATAAATAGTGAGAAGAAATTACCATCATAATTATAAGCAATATAACAGTTTACAGGTAAGTTAAACTTGTTCCATCCTACTGTAATCTCTAAAGTTTTGTCCTCTAATGTTTTAACAATCGCCATGGAACCTTTGTGTTGCAAGAATTCAATAACCTCTCCAACATTATTACCATTATATTGCAAAACCTTAATCTCTCGACCATGATGCATTCTTACTTGTACATTCTTCATTTCCATTCATCCTTTCATACAAATAAACTACTCTATGATTATTATACCATAGAGTAGCTATTTTGTCAATGCTATTCAGTTAATTAGACTGAACAACTTTCGCATACTGCCCGTTCAGCTTCACCATCTGGTGTAAACGTTCTAATGTAGTAAATGGATTTAATACCCTTTCGCCAAGCATAGTGACGCAAGATATTTAAATCTCTAGTTGTCATCTTGTTGGTTCTACCTTCCTTCCACTCATACATACCTTCTGGCAATTCAGAACGCATGAATAAAGTGAGTGACATGGATTGATCAACGTGTGCTTGTGCTGTTGCGTACACATCAATGACTTTTCTCATGTCAATGTCATAAGCAGACTTGTAATAAGGTAGGGTTTTGTTAGACAAGTATGGAGCTGGATAATAGGTCTTCCCTGTCTTCTTCTCTTGTCTTTCTTCAATCAAGTTAGTGATTGGGTGTAGTGAAGCGGTTGCTTCGTTGATATAAGAAATAGATCCAGTAGGTGCAACAGTCAATAAATACTTGTTGTATAGACCATACTCTTTAATATCATAGTAAAGTGACATCCAATCCGCTTCACTAGGAATTGGAATATTCTTAAATAACTCTGCATTCTTCTGATGTCTGAAACCCTTAAATCTCAAGTTACCTGTCACATACTGTTCAAAGAATGAACCATCATAGTATTGAGATAACTCAAAATCTTTATAACTCTTTTGTTTTTCTTGGGCAATCTTATTACTTGTTCTAAGTGCATAGTAACGCATAAGTCTAAAGATTAAATCTGTCAACTCTAAAGACTCATCGGAACCATATTCCATTTCATTTAATGCAAATAAACCATGCAATCCCATTAACCCTAGACCTAGAGCATGAGAGTTGTCATTACCATTTTTCACTGTAAGTGCTGAAGTAAGGTCTGAATTTTCTGATACAAAGTTTAATGCTCGCACTGCTACATCAATAGTTTTTTGAATATCGGGTGACTTCATTAAGTTAACCGCATTTATGGAACCTAGGTTACATGAAACATCTTCACCAAGTACTTCATAGGTTTGATCTAAATTAATCTTGGATGGTTTGTGCTCTTGGACTATTTCACTCTTTTTTGTTTAGTTGAAGTCGCTACTTTCAACTCATGGGGCTATATGTTGCCATATAGAACAGACTATATCATATTCTCATGCGTTACTATGAGAATCTTGTCTTTTCCACTCGCTTGAGTGTACTCTACTCACTTCTTCACCCATATCCTCACGACAGGGGCTATGTTTTCGATAGTCGTTAGACATTTCAATTAGTACGGTATTGTCCTTAGTAAGGAGATCCACCGTTTAGACAAGTTTGCTAATAAACATCACTGTTTATAGGTGCATATGCATACACAAATTAGACATAATCACTCGACCACTATTCATATTTCCTCTGTTTGCAGTATCGATATTGAGAATATAAGGATAACCAGACTCTTGTTGGAGTTTGGAAATCTCATTCTCCAGTTCTCTTGCTTTGATTTTATACTTCTTAATCTCGTCATTGGCAATCATATTTTCATACTCCGCTGTAATATCCACGTATGAGAATGGTTTGCCATAGACTCTTTCTACATCATACGGACTAAAGAGATACATGAAATCATCTTTAATACACAATTCATAGAATTTATCGGGTACAGTAACACCAAGTGATAGGGTCTTAACACGGATTTTTTCGTCAGCATTTTCTTTCTTTGTAGAGAGAAATGAAACAATATCGGGATGGAATACGTTTAAGTATGTTACTCCGGCACCCGCCCTCTGTCCTATTTGGTTAGCATAGCTGAAACTATCTTCCAGCAATTTCATGACAGGTACAACACCACTAGAAGCATTTTCTACACCTTTAATTGGTGCACCTGCTTCACGTAGGTTTGATAAGTTTATACCAACTCCACCGCCTCTTTTTGAAAGTTCTAAACAGGTAGTAATACTTCTTCCAATATGACTCATGTCATCCATAACATCAATCAAATAGCAAGAGATAAATTCACCTCTCCGCTTCTTACCAAAGTTTAGATATGAAGGTGTTGCAGGTTGATAGCGTTGTTCCATCATCTCTTCTAACAAATCAGTTGCAAGTTGTTCATCACCATCGCCAACATACAAAGCTGAAAATACATTACGATCTTCAAAACGCTCTAAGAACCGCTTACCGTCATTGGTTTTGAGTGCATACTGCTTATAAAACTTGCTTGCACCCATGAATGACTTGAAGCGAAACTTCTTCTTATATGCTTTAGTGAAGAGTTTTTTGACAAATGAGAAAGAATATTTTCTAATAAACTCTTCTTCAATGTAATCATTTTCAATTAAGTAATCAATTTTCTCTTTCAACGTGTGAAAGAATACCGTATTAGGATTGATTTCTTCTAAGAAATATGCTTTCACTGCTTCTTTATCCTTAGATAAATCAATATTTCCATCCTTAATACGGTTCAATTCATTATTCAGTTTGTAATAAGTTTTCTCATCTTGAGAAACGATCTTCTTAGGCTGTTCCAAGACTCTCCACCACTCCTTTTATTTTCTTTAAATCGTTATCATTACCAAAATACTCCATCATGTGTAGTAGTGGAATGTTGTAATCTCTATTTAAATCTTTAGCTGTGAAGCAATATAACTCTGCAAAATTAATATTGCCACAACCCACAACACCTTTACAATACTGTTTGTTGTTGCCAATCTCTAAAAACTCATTGAAAATGTCAGTCACCTCTTTGTCATAGGTTGGTGCAATGATAATATAGGGATTGTTAACTTCAGTGTAAACGGTATTGTCGTTTAAATTCAATGAAGGAAACCCCAAACGATCAACAAACGTTTGAGTATTCCCTGTCAATGAAATATATACAATTTTAATCATTACTTCTTACCGTGAATTCTTTGGTAATCAGCTTTTGTTGTGATATTCAGAAACTCATAAATATCAATACCATTTCGATGGAAATATTGCAGAATTTCGGCTGTTGCCATAGTATCATAGAATGCATTGTGAGCATTGTCTAATTCAACATTGGCAAATCTAGCCACGGTTTCCAACTTATGATTTTTTAAATTAGGGGCTTTAATCTTCGCCATAAACAATGTATCAATAAAGAATCGTGGTGAAATGTTGAAGTGAGCGGCTAGGAAACCTAAGTCAAATTTAACATTGTGACCTACTGCAATACAATCATGGAAAATAGATTTTACCACATCTTGCATCGTGTTAATGTCTACACCCTTTTTCTTCACAATTTGATTGGTAATACCAGTCAATTGTTGAATCTCCATTGGCACTTCATGTTTTGGTCTGAAGTAGAAAGAACCCTTATCAATAATCTCTAATTCTTTTGGCTCCAACTTGGTATAAGCTAACTGAATAATCTCATGTTGTGTTGCTTTAAACCCTGTTGTTTCCACGTCAAATACTACAAATTCTTTCTCCATTGTATCTCCTAGAAATCCTTAAAATACACGTTTCCACCCATTTCTACACCTGCTCTACCCATTTGTTGAGCGTACCAAGTAGACCAAAAATATAAGTAAGGGTGAATTGATCCATTAGTCAAAATATCATCTACACCACGTTTAACATCCTTGTTAATATGTCCAAGGTGTTTTTGGTAGTGTCCTGCTCCATAGGCTTCAAACTGTCCACTTGCTGTTACCACTTCCATGATTGTGTTATCGAATCGTGGATTCTCTACACGGTTAATAATTGTAGAGGTAACCCAACGTGCCGACTCATAATCTTGTCCACCTTCTTGTTGTACTACTGCTAGTAGAATTTGGTAGTCGTTGTTATTGAGTCGATAGCGTTTCACTTGAGCGTTAGCAATTGATGGAAATAACAGCGTGAAAAGCATACCTAATAAAATTGTGATTTTAAATGTCTTAATGTTCGTGTTTTTTACGATTTTAGACCTCTCCTTTCTTGTTTGTCAAATTCTGACAAAATGACAGAATTTTCCTTTAGGCTTTGTGAAACATTTATAATTCTTTGATTTGTACTTCCCATGTACTTCAAACCCTTGATATGAAGGGCTTCTACGAACCTTCCGTCAACCAAAATATCAATGTTCCACAAAATTGGCAAAGTATGGGGTGTATTTGACATTCCACCCTCTAAAAGTTCATTAGGGAAGGTTCGACCTGTCCAACACCAAATATCCTTAGAAAACACGAACTTTTCACGGAATTTTTCAACCAATTTCCGTACCATCGGTTGATTGTCTGGTTCTAACGGATCACCACCCAATAATGTCAATCCTGCAATGTGTGGACGCTTGCACAACTCGATAATGTGATCAATTGTTTCATCTGTAAATTCTTGTCCTGCAAAAAAGCACTGTGCTTCCTTGTTAAAACATCCTTTACAGTTTAACTTACATCCACTAACGAAAAGTGTAACTCTTACACCTGGTCCATTGGCTACATCATTTTCCCTAATTGACATATAACGCAATCTATCACCCCTTTACTCCAATATATCTATATTATATCATAAATGTAGCACTCTGTCAACTATTTCATCGTATCTTCCTTCAGTCCAACCAATATCTCCTGCACTGTTTGAGCCTAAGTAACCACAAGTCCTACGGACAACTGAAATAGTCTTAGTGTCAGTGTTACCACATGACGGACAAATCCAACCTTTCTTTCTGCCTGCTCCTGTATGTGGTTGCATCTCACCATCATATCCACATTTAAAACAGTAATCAGACTTGCAATTGATTTCTGCATACAAGCAAGTTTCATAAATATGCTTGATAATACTCATGACTGCTAATGTATTGTGTTGCAAGTTTGGAACCTCTACATAAGTAATTGTCCCACCTGTACTTTGGATTTGATATTCACTTTCAAATGTTAGTTTCGAGAACGCATCCACATCTTTAGTAACGTGAATATGATGTGAGTTAGTAACATAATTCTTCTTTCTCTCCCCATCAACAGTGCCAAAGTCACGTAAACAAGCCTTGGCAAATTTTTCTGTACAACTTTCAAGTGGTGTACCGTAAACAGCCCATCCTAAATTGTCTTTTTTCTTCCATGTTTCACACATCCTGTTTAGAACACTTAGAATTAAACCACCTAAAACAGCACCCTCTTCATTATCTGGTGCAAAGTCTTTTCCTGTAAAGAATTTCACTACTTCTTGAATACCTGCATATCCTAAACTAATTGTGCAATGATCTTTAGTTAAGTACTTGTCAATAGTATCTTCAGCATCTAGTCTGGTGTAGGCTCCATATTGCCACAATGTAGGTGCGACTTTAGCTTTCGTACCAAGTAATTTAATGTATCGTGCCATTTGAGCATCATGTGCAACTGATAGATATTCACCTAACAACGACCAAAATTTGTTCATATCACCCTTAGATTCTAAGGCAATGTATGGTAAGTTGAGAGTCACAACACCTAAGTTTGCTCTGCCCCAAATATGATCGGGATTATCATCTAATACGGATAGCATGGATCTGCAACCCATAGGAGCAATCACACGACCCTCACCCTTTGAATTGACTTTGTGTTTCAACATCATCTTTTCTGAAAGATAATCGGGAACCATTCTCTTTGCAGTACATACACCTGCTAATTCAGTTAAATAATAATATTTACTATCTTCATGGATATTATCTTCTTCCAACACATATAAAAGTTTAGGGAATGTCTGTGAAACATAGGCTCCATCTTCATTCTTGACACCTTTAATGCGTTGCTTCAAGACTTCTTCAATCAACAATGCTAAGTCATGTTTTGTTTGAGGGTCATCAATCTCATTCAAATACATAAATAACGAAACGAATGGTGTTTGCCCGTTGCTAGATGACATTGTATTCCACTGATAATTGAGGGTCTGAACAGCATCTCTAATTTCTTTCTTGACAGCTTCCTCTGCAAGCCTATCAATATCTGCATCGGGTAAGAATAATGATAACATTTCACGATTATCTCTAAGTCTTTGACGCTCTTTTTGTCTAGAAATATTAACAAATGGAGCCAAATGTCCAAGGTTAACAGTCTGACCCCCAAATTGTGATCCACTTACAACCAGTGACACTTGACTTGCAAGCGTACAAGCGGTGCTTAAACTCTTAGGTTTGTCAATGTGTACACCGTTGATATTTGTGCCATTTTGAAGCATGTCTTCTAAATTAACCAAACAACAATTGAGCATTGGATGCAAAGCATAGTCCATATCGTGAATGTGAATGACACCTTTATTGTGCAAATCAATTGCCTTTGGTGAGAAGAATAATTCCTTTGATAAGTGTTTGCTTACTTCACCTGCAACATAATCACGTTGCGTTGAGATTAGATTGGCATTCTTATTAGAGTTTTCAGTTGCAACTTCTGAATTTGCATTTTGTATGATGTTCAGAATATCTTGCTCTAATTTAGAAATATCCATATGATTAACTCCTTTCATATAAAAAATAAGAGATGCTATATAAGCACCTCTTATATTGTGCGTTATTAACATTATACCACAATATCTTGTGTTTGTCAATAACAATCATACTGAAATATCTTCCATTTGATCCATGATTTCGTTAAGGTGTTTGTCAACTAATTCGTTGTACTCAACCCCATCATGACCTTTCACCTTTACAAATTCAACTGAATCAAATTTCAAATATTCTTCAATGGTTTTCTTCCATAAGTCAGCATTTGCAAGTCCACCCTTTTTCTTCCAACCGTTTAATTTCCATTTCTTCCACCAAACTTCATTGAAACAATTAACTACATATGCTGAATCACTATGAATGACAACGGGAATATCCTTTTTCTTGATATTAACCAAGGCTTGATAAACCGCCATCAATTCCATTTCGTTATTAGTCTTACCGTAGAATCCTTCACCCATCAGTTTAGAATGCCTGCCATATTGTAAGTAAAGAGCATAAGCTGATTTATCAGTTGGGGATATAGAGCCATTCTTGATATGACATCTACATCCACCATCTGTATAAACCGTGATTGTCTTAGTTTTCGTCAAAGTTTCTCCAACCCATTCCAACAAATGCAAGGAATACAAGGAACACTGCCAATAATGTGCTATCTTCTTCACCTGTTTGTGGCAATTCTTTGTTAGAAGTCTTTTCTACTTTTTTCTCCACTTTAGGAGTTTCTGGTGTAGGAGTAGACTCTGAACTTGATTCACTTGATTCTGATGATTGTTGGGATTCTGATGACTCTTCGGAAACAATACTTGAGGACTCTGAAGAACTTTCGCTTGACTCTTCACTTGATTCTGAACTAGTTTCAGACGAACTTTCGGAAGAAATTTCACTTGATTGTTCGGAACTTTCGCTAGAAACTTCTGATGATGATTCAGACGATTCGTTTGATACTGATTCACTTGAACTTTCAGAGGATTCAACAGAGCTTGTTTCTGATGAACTCTCTGACGATTCTTCACTGTAACTAGAACTATTATCTTCTGATGAAGAGTTTGGTTCTGGGTCTGGAAGAACTGGTTTGCTTGGATCCAATGGACGTGTTTCTTTCCAAGGGTCAAGAGTGATTGAACCGCCTTGAGTTACTTGAGAAGTACGATCCAAAGTATACTCTGTAAATGAACGTTTGATATTAGGCTTAATTTGTTCGCCATCACCATACATCCATGCGGTATTAGTAACTACATTACCACCTAACGGTGCTGTTGAAGCATAGCTTAAGTAAAATGCTTTTTGGTTAACATTTTCAATTGCTAACTCAAATTCAGTGTAATTGTTTAAGAATGTAACTTTATAGTCAACATCCTTCATTAATTCCACATCGCCATGGAATGACACACGTTTAAGGTCATAGTAACCTTTTTTCAATACAAATTTTTCGGGAATGAAATGTCCACCTTTGATTTTGTCTTTAACACGGATAACTTTGTAAGTAGTACCGTTAGTATTCAAACGTAAAGTCCAAGGGTGTAAGTAACCACCTTGTAAATTTAAGGTTGGTGATTCCCATGACTCTTCCTTGGTCACACCGTGTAATTTGGCAAAATTTTCATTTTCACCATCATAGTCTGAAGTTGACTTTGGCACTGCTGTAATGTCGTAAGTAATCTTCTTACCACCTGCAACTTCAAATTCAACTTTCTTATCTTGTACTGCTTCCTTAACAAGCCATTGGAAGAAGAAATTACCTTTAAGGTCTTTTACACCGTCAAGGTTTTGTTGTTTGATGTAGTTGGTGATACCTACTAATGTAGTTGATACAATATCTTTTTTGATTTGTGCCACACCAATTACAGTGTTTGTTTGTGATTCAACTAAGTCAACAGTACCTTCCACACCTTCCATTGGTGAAGGGAGTTTCAAATCAAACCAATCGCCATCTTTGACTTTCTCACGGTATGGAGTTAAATCAAAATCTACTGACATCTTACGTGCGTGATCAATTACAACCTTTTGTTTAGAGCCATCGGGTTGCTTTTCATCCGATTGATCCAACACATTCACATTAACGATTGCATCTTTCAATTCGTTAGACGCTTCACTTACAGGTTGTTCTACAACTGTCTTAGTTTCATCTTTTGACTTAACCGTTGCATTATTTACAACACTTGAAACTGCATCTGTCTGTTGTTGTGATTCAACTTCTTGTGCCAATACTGGACTTGTTACCATTGAAAGAATCAGTGGTGCAATTAAAAATACGTTCTTTTTCATGTTATTTAACTCCTAAATATTTTAAATGTTTGTTGTTGATAGACTCAAGTAAACCTTCAAGACAATACTTGTTGAAAGTCGTGTCAAACAATATTTCTTGGCTATGCTCAAATCCCGATGCAAACTTCAATTCCAAAGTCACTGAACCTACAAAATCGTTTTCATAGTATCCAACTTCATAAACACGGGTGAATTTTACAGTTTTTGTTGTAATATCTCCACCAAATATGTGTTGAACAACATAAAAGGTATCATACATCTTTTTAAGGAACTTAACAACCTCAATTGCGTTTGTTTCTGTGCGTAGTTCACTGAAAAACTCTACCGCTTGTACTAATTCTTCACGGTTGTTGAATTTTAACACATATTTATGATATTCTACTTTTGGGTCAGTATCTTCATAAAACCGTGTAATGTCAAATTGTAATTCATTATCATTGGTGATTCCAATAATACAATGGTCTAACTCAATCGTTCGCTTATTATCTGTTCTCATCTTCATGTTGTTAATACCCTTTCTTGCCAATTAATGCTTGGAAAATCTTATCATCATATTCTGCTACGTGTTCCAAATAGTCCTCTTCAGTCATAGCAACATCATATAACCAAGGTTTATGAAGGTTGTAAGTCATTACATCAATCTGTTGTAAGACTAATTCTTCCGTACATTCTTCTGCTGGTAAATCATACATTGGCGAGTATGCAACACCTTGTGGTTTAAATTTGTCCAACCAAAAAGTAAAGTCTGCGAAGAATTGTGGGAATCGTTTGTCTGGGTATTCACTATAATCTACAAAGTTACCGTCTTTGTCATACACTTGATAGTGTTGAGGTCTGTACCAAATGCCAAATTGCATATAGGGGTACTCTTTAACCGTAAAGTGCATAATTTCATAGTCACTTTCATTCTCATCCCAAAAATAATAGTCTGGGAACTCAATTCTAGACAATGTAAATCCATTATCATGTAGTTTTTTGAGAAAACGCATCATAAAAGAATAATTTTCTCCACTAAAAACGGTCATAGTAACACCCCTCTTTGTCATACCATTCAACACCTTCTCTGTACCATTCTTCACCCTCAACAGACAACATCCAAGGAGTTTCTACAAGTTGAGGTAGAATTTCTAATTCTTCCAACACTCGCTCAATAGTTTGCTCTTCTTTTGGAAGGTATGTCATTGGCTCATGGATTACATGAGAAGGTCTGAATTTTTCAATATCAAACACATAATCTGCGAAAATAATAATGGATTCATCATCTGTCCAAACACCCCATTGAATATAAGGTATTTCCTCAATAATAAACTCCATTATATTTTCTAAGTGGAAGTGATACCCTAATAATGGATATACAATTTCCTTCATGGTAAAACCCATGCTTTCAACTTTATCAATAATTTGTTGACTGTATTCCAATTCTTCACCACCTCTCATTAATACATCACATCTAACAGCCAACCCTCATATACAACTTGAGGGTCATAATTTTGAGTGGTAGTATTATAGTGCATAAGAGTAAGGGTGATGTCGTGCTCTACACACCATTTCATTACCGATGTTGTAACAACAGTTAAACCCGTTACATATAAGGTAACAGCATCATAAGTTACACCATCGTGATTGAAAACTTCTTGATCCATACGATTTGTAACATAATCTTCAATATCTTTGATGTCGAAGTTGACAATTGCATTGTCGAAAACAAATTTGTCAACTGGCATTTCGTGCCGACCACGAACTGCACCGATTTCTAATGTTTTCATATCCACATCTTCCTCTCTCATTTATATATCTATTATAACATATAAACTACCTTATGTCAAGAGTTTTCTACAAGCTTTTCGTATCTTTGTTCTAATCGCCAATAATCCTCTTGCCAACTGTACATTTGCCCTTCAAGTTCTTCATTCTTTTCTGCAAGTATTTCGTTTTCAGCTTCCAACTGATTAATTTCAGCTTGCAAGTCTTTGAATTCCTCAAGCCTTTCTCTGATTAACTCAATACCACGCTTGTAATCATTATAAAAAACAATGGAATTCATATTGCTATATTCATCTTCAATATTATCATCCATCATTTCTAACAATTCATCAATGATATGTTCCATAACAAAAATCCCTTTCTTTTAGAATATACCAATTATACACTAAAATAAGGGATTTGTCAATAGTATTCGGTAAATTATTCATCATCGTTAGCCAAAATATAAGCTAAATGATCGTCATATTCCTCAATTAATTCTTTTGTATGTTTTGCATATACATACAATTCATTTAAATGGCTTGCCCAAGTTTCTTCACTTTCATCTAAAAAATACAATTCTTCAATTGTTACGATTTTACCCGATAAATTTTGAAGAGTTTTAATAAAGTCCTTTCTCAATGCTTTATTATCTGCGTTTCGCAACTCGTCTACGGTAGTTTTTGCTTTAATAACTTTTGCATCTATATTAAACTCCACTAGTCCTTTAAACAAACCATAATAAATGACATCGCGATCATCAACATATAAACCTAACTTTGATTTGTATTTCTCCCAAAGCTCATCTATGTTTGAGTAATAACTCTTAGCTACCCATACACATTCTTTGTCATAAAGATACTTTAACAGCTCTTTAAAGTAATCATAACTTTTAACTTGGTAAATTGTTGCCATTATTCTCCCTCTTCATATTTAATACTATTAAACAAAAATATCAATGACTTATACTCTTCACCTGTAATATTACCTTGATAGTATGCAATTGTTATTAAATCATACAACAATTGCACTGTCTTAAGGTGATTTTCCATTATTACTCACCACTCCAATCAAAGATCATAAAGAAAATCTCTAATATTAGTATATTCTCGTGAATTAATCGTGTCATCACGATAAGCCAGGTCAACTAAATATAAAAGAATACGTATAATATCTGAATCCAACATATTATCATCTCACCTTCTTAATTTCCCAATTGACATTTAAATCTCTCAATGCCTGTTTAGCTTCTTCTTTAGTAAACAGATAGGAATCACCGTAAAGAATACCATTCTCCAATAGGTATTCATCACCATCTCTAGTGAGTGTAGGTGGCTCTGTATACCCATCAAGTCTTAAGTTATCGGGAACATCAATAACGTATTCTCGCTTGACTTGTCTACGATCAGACCTATAACCAAGTGGGCTTAGAGTAACACCTGTTTCATCGCTCTTCAAATACATAATTGTCACTCCTAACATTATGTGCAATAAACTTGATTTCATCAGTTGTCAAGGCTTTTCGTTTTCTGTTAATAGCTTTATAAATATCGTGAGCAAAATAGAAAGGTTGAAAGTGATCCATCCCTTTAAGTAAACCATTTTCAAAACTGCTATATAGAATGTTCATAAATTCCATTGCCTGTATTAATTCGTAGAATTCAAAATCATCATTCCATTTATTAAACCACACTGTTACGTTGTATTCTTCTGATTGTAGTCTGTCATAGCTTGCAGAATTATAAATCTCTTGCCAACTCTTTGTTGTTATAGCAATCTTTAATTCCATAGGATGCCATCCCTCTCAAGGTAAAATTCCTGCAATGCTTTAATCATATATAGAAATTCTTCAATAGTGTCACAATCAATGATTTTACGATCACCACGGAAAAATCTAACATCTAATTCTGCATATGCTACCATGTTACCTTCTGGTAGGAGAAGTATACCTTGACCACCACAATCTTTCCATACTTCTTCAGCATAATCTTCATTATAAAGGTGATTACCATCGTACCATATACAGCCTTTATCCTCAAAGAAATACAATAAATCTAGTAAATAGTCATATGTTTTAACTCTAATAACTAATTCCATTAGACCCAACCTCTACTAATTCCCAATCAATCTTTAAAGTTTCCTTAACTTCCAATGCTTTTTCTTTTGTGAATTTAGACGCATCCGCAATATTATTTGTCATTGAATATGAATCTGTGAAAGGAATATACTGCATATATAACGGCACTAAACGATACCATGCGTCTGGTGCTTGAATATAATACATTGGAATCACTTCATATCCAAACTGTGCCATATTTGACAATGTAAACAGAATTTCGTCATGCAAACATGGACATTCATCATATTCCTTTTCAAACCATCTATAAACATATTCCTCTTCTCGATTAGGAGAGTCAATTAATGTTTTTACTAATTCATATAAACCATTTTTATTTACATTCTTTAAAAACCACTCATTTACAAATTGTGGTACTTCAATTTTTAGTTCTTCCATAATATCATCTCCTATACCCAATCAAACATTTTTCTTAATACCTCTCGCTCTTTACGCTCTTTGATTGCTATTTTAACATAATGCAACGCAGTTAAAACACTAGACTGACTATTAATCCATGCTTTAACATTTTGCGGTGTGTCATATCCATATATGATATACATTAAATCTTTTCTAATACCATTCAAAGGTTCGGGTACACTAACCCACCACTCTATTACATAGTCTGGCACTTCAACGAACAGTCCTTCAAATGCAGAGTAATCACCAACATCTAATCGAGCAAACATTTCATCATGCTCTTTTAGCCATTGTTCCAAACTTCCTTCAGCTAACATGATTTTACACTTGCACTAAAAACCAATTAATACCAAACATTCGCATAACTTGCCTTGCCTCTTCTTGAGTGTAAGTACTTGCTTCTGAAATATTATGAACCAAAGTGCCCCATGATGTAATTCCACCACCATCATGTTTGAAGAACACATCGTCAGTTTCATCCCATACAATAGGTGCTTTAATAGCATATAATTCTCTTTTAATGACATCGACTGAAGCTGGATCATTATAATAGCTTACAAATGTTTGCATATTTTCATTGTCTGATGCCAACCACTCTCGAACATAATTGTTAGCCTTGTCAAAGGCTCGGAATAATGTGCTAAAATCCTTCTTATGGGTATCAATATATTCCGCCACCTTTTCTGGAATAGTTGGACGTTTTGTGTCCAATGGTGCGAACTCTTCTTTCTCCCAATCAACGTGTTTTACTGATTGGTCTTTTTCTGACCCATCACTCATTGGTTTTGCCCTTACCTTCCTTCTCAAATCTACCGTAATAACGATAACCTTGTCTACGCATTTCTTCAACTTCTTCTTCAGTTGGTTTGCGTAACTTCAATTCTGGTAATAACCCTGTTGCTTTATACACCGCAAAAGCATTATAACCTTCCGTATAAATCAATTCAGCAACTTCTTCTCGTGTATCACAACAACCTAAGTAATCATCTTCATCTCCACACATAGGACAAGTTTCTAATACTTGTGGCTCATCGCAAACATAAACACTCCCTGTGCAACTTGCATATACCCAATATTCCATTTTATACCTTCTTTCTCATTTCTTAACCTTATGAGTCTATTATAGCATAAAAAGAGGGTAATGTCAACCCCTCTTTGTTTGTTTATTTGAATAAATTTCTAAAAATCTCAACCAAGACATCAACGACAATAGCATTACCTGCCTGCTTGTATAGTTGAGTATCGCTATTAAGGTCACGAACCTTGTTGAAATCCTCATCAGAAATACCCATTAACCGCCAACATTCTAATGGTGTTAACTTTCTGATTTCAAAACTATCTACATCATTGAAATCAAAAGATCCTTCAATTACCTTTGGTTGACGATTACCACCATTCATTGTTGAGAGTGAAGGTGATTGACCGTCTTTACCATAAACTCTCCCTGCTTGTGAGTTATGAGTGTTGTTGTAAATATTTCCAATATCTTGTGTTGCAGGATAAATCGTTTTCTTAGGGTCTTTATAATCTGACGATAATAAACTACCTACATGATAATTTGGATCATATACTACACCACGATAATTATTACTTGATTCATTGTGATAGATATTACCAATAACTCTAATATCACCTTTACATGAAATCTTATCTTGCACATTCTTCACAAACTTTGTCTTAATGTCTTTGGATAATAAATACTTATCATCATAATCATCTACAAGAATATCCCATAATGAAGAAGTCACCTCATCATTGTTCGGAAATTCATATGGTTCGTGCTCACCAAGAATAGAAACCATAAATACACGCTCTCTGTTCTGTGGCACTCCATAATGTTTCGCATTCAACACCTTGTAGTAGTTGGTATAACCAAAATTTTCCAATACCTTACACCACTCTAAGAAATAAGGCATAAATTTCTTACCCACCAAATTCTTAACATTCTCCATGAGTAAGTATTTAGGCTTCTTATGCTCAATAATCTCTCTACAATACCATAATAAACTTGAAGCTGTACCAGAACCCTCTGCCAATCCTTCTTTCTTACCAGAAATTGAAATATTCGTACAAGGATAGCTATATGTAATCAAATCACAATCTGGTACATCTTGTGGGTCAATCTTGGAAATATCACCCAAATTTAATGTTTCTCCATGAATTGCTTTGTAGGAGTTAATAGCATATGGGTCAATTTCTGAAATTGCCACTACCTCATGTTTAATTCCCAATCGTTTAAGAGCCATACGCTGTGTGCCAACTCCTGCAAACAATTCAACTACTTTCAGCATTCAATCATCCTTTACTCAACTCTTCTCAACTTTACTCAACTCTTCTGCGTTTTTCTCAATACCAAGCAACTTGGCTCCTGTTTCAATCTCTTCATCTGTGAACTCTAAATTGTCTAAGTCCAACACTTCAGAAATAATAATACCCATAACCACTCACCTAAACAGCATCAAAGTATTCGTGCAAATCAGAACTTAATAAATAATAAGTATTATCATTATTGGAACCCAAAAATTCACACTCTGCAAGTTCTTGGGGAGCACCTCTATATTGTTTAACAATTAGTTTAACAATTGCAAGTCTACCCGTTAATTTTTCCTTCATTACCATTTTCATACACTCCTTCGTGAATAGTAACTCGTAAGTAATCATTCTCAAACTTAGAATATACATAACAATCTTCTTGAAGTAATGGTGCATATATCTCTGTAATATCTATCCAACCATTAGCTTTTAGGAATTCAAGGATTTCTTCCGTATCTATAAATCCTTGTTGACTCAAAGTGAGAGCACATTCATTTGCTACATCTGTGTAAGCAATTAAATAAAGGTTCTTATTCATTATATCTTTTAACATACTGGGCCGCCATTCATTTCTTTCAATCTTTCCTTGATACTGAAACTGTCATACAACTCGTCAACTCTCTGTTTAAGACCCTCTGGGACTTCAATCATCCCGTCACCTAATCGCATAAGAATACAGCAAATTAAGTGATGGAAATAATGAGCTTCGGTAACATAATAATAAAACGGATAGACTTTTACATCATGGTCTGAAAAGGTAACAATGATTTGGTGATCCTTGCTAACATATTCCTGTTCACAATAATGTTTTCCATTGATATATTCATAAACAGTTTTATCTTTATATGTTTTCTTTTCTTCAATACTTTTAATATAAAGTTTCTTACTCATTTTTACCATCCCAAAATACACCAATATACAAGTATTTAGAAGTTGCACCACAAGCAATACTTAATTCTACATCCATATAATTTCCTAACAGTTTTGCCAAACCCTCTTCAAATTGATGTTTTTGAACGGTGTTTTCAAACTTACCAACCTCATCCAATGGAATTCTAATATTTGCATAATTGTATTCTTGTTGTGCGTAAGTCATCATTGTGTTAGTGACACGATTCATTACTGCGGAATTAATAAATTCTTTACCATGTTTATCCATATTATCCTCTCCTTACCATTCTAATACGACACACATTTCACCTATATAATATTCAATATCAATGTTGAAAGTGTCAACAAAATAAACTTCCAAACCCCTTTCAATCTCATTACATAACTTTAATTTATGTCTGTCAGAGATTGGTTGACTAACTTCTTTAATACCAACAGCAATTCCATAGCCACCCCTTTTGGCTTCTTCAATTGCATATTTCATCAACCTGTCAACCACAGCACTGATATTAATATCATTAATACCATTATCCATAGGAAAAATAGGATAACCCTTTTCCTTGCGGACTCTATCTGCTGTTTGTCTTAAAGTCATCATGTTTTTCATTCACCTCTTTACAAAAATATGATTATACACATCTCTAATATCTATAATAGGTTGCTTTTCGTGAGTAAACAACTTGCCAACTATTTCTTCTACTTGAACCATCATAGCTTCTTTATCATATTCTTCTTCAAACTTTTTAAAGTCCTCTTCAAAGACTGCAATAAATTCCTCATCACCCGATTGAATCCGCACAATTAAGTCATTAATCTTATCTATTGCACTCATCACCACTCAACCTTTCTATGTTTCGGCTTGCGTTGGAAGGAACCTTTACCCTTCTTAGGTTTGATCACACCAACACCACGGTTGAGGTCTTGGTAATACTCACCCACATTATCCAGCTTGATTTTTGTGGATGGTTTAAACTTCTTTGTTTTAGTCATGAAAAACACTTCCCTTCCTTTATGATATAATCATACCACAAAAGATAGGAAATGTCAAGAGTTTTATTCAATTAAAAACGATGTAGGTTTAAGCCAGTGAATGACAGAATTTTTTTATAGGTTGACTCAACCGTATCGTTATCGTCCCACCACAAACAATTAACAATTTCTCTAATCAAATTTGACACATCTACAATTGATTCAAATTGATATTGGCAATTGTAAACAAGTTTTGCAATGGTATCAATAAAGAAATTTAATTCATTTACACTTCCTATATTATAAAGAGTCTTTTGCATATCGTTATAAAGAATCTCTACTTGATATTGATAGCCACCTCTCTTAGAATATTCTAATATATTCGATACTTGAAGAATGTCTGTGGTAGTTGTGGTAATATATAATTTCTTGATTGCATCTTTAAATTTCATCTTCACTTTCTCCTTCGGAAGTCCAATTGCACTCCTCATGTTGTTCTGCAAGTGCTTTCTTCCTCTTCTCATATTTTTCTTTAAGTATGTCAAACACCTTAGACAATAGTAAAGCGTTGATATATCCCATTACTATTGCATACGGTAATAATATAATACATTTAATCAAAGAGTTAATCATAAGCATCATCCCTAATCATCTAAATGGAAAAATTTCATGATATACTCAACCGCATCTTTATACTCTTGCATAATACTATCAGCATATCCAAATCTATCTTCTAATACTCGTCGAAATCGCTCTAATGTCCCAAGAAATTGACTACCATAATTCTCTGACACTACCACTTCACCATGCTTATTTTTAAAAGCTGTGATAACTGAAGTGCCACCTACGGGATGAATTGTAAGTGCATCTTTATAATGCTTGATTTCTCCATCTTCAATGAAAGTGGCTCCACATAATGTTGCATATTCACCGATAACAGAATCACCACGCACAATCACTCTATCTTTGATGGATGCATATCCAGTAACAAGAGAATAATCTCTGATAGTAGCCATGCCATACAAAAAACAATGTTCTTCAACCATGGATGAGTCAAGTATTTTAACATACTCTCCTATGGTAGCATCTCCTATAACAGTGCCCTCAATTAAGGCATGACCCGATACGTGAGCATTGTCACCCACTTCACCGAAACCTACCACTTGAACATGATCTCTAACTCTTGCTTTACCACATACTCTCGCATGACCTCTGACAACCGCATGATCACATACTTTAGCATCCTCTAAAACTACTGCATTTCCATAGACAATTGCATTATTATGAACCCAACAATCCCCATCATGACTTAAGTTAGACTCTTTCTCAATATATCCACCTAACTCACCAGCTTTCACCAAATAAAAATCCTTTAATGCTTTGATACGATATACAGTTGTGTCATTGTACTGTTTGTTATCATCTTTCAAGATTTCATATTTCTTATCTGTCATAGTATGTACCCCACTAATCTTCTATCTGAATCTCAATTCCAATACCATCTACTATAAATTTATCATAATAGAAATAGCCATTCGATTTCACAATCAATTTACCTTCAAACATTTCATTTAATATCTTTTCAACTTTCCGTTTCCATTGTTTTTCTTGTATGAAGTTACTTATTTCATTAAACTCTTGATCCACTTCTATCAAATCATTCATTGAAATAAACAATCCATATTCTACTCCATTATCCGTTTGTTTACCTGCTGTAAGTGATGCTAAGACTCTATGATATAACATGAGTGCTAATTTATTACTCTCTGTATGATTGTACACCCATGCCAAATGTTGTAAATCATGCTTTGCACTCATCATTCATCCTCACTTTCTGCAACCTCTGCCATGTTGTTATGCAAACTTCTCAACCCTTTAGACATGATATAATCAAAACACTCTTGTACAATGTCATAGTAAGTAGGAACAATTCTACGATATGTGTTGAAGTCATTTGTTTTAACTAATCTAAATCCTCTGTGTTTCTTTTTCATTGTGAATCACCACCTGTCTTAAGCATTGAATTCCCAACTCTCGTGTAACATCTTTACATCATCGAATAAGAAATGAAACTCGTGAATGGTGCACCTATTGACCTTCATATCTTCCAACATGGATTCAATGTGACCTGCCATTACCTGTTTCTCTTGTGATGTCATAAGTAAACCTCTTTTCAAATTTGTTATTCTACCCTAATCAAAAGTAACCCAGTCATTATATAATGATAAAACATGGGAGAACAATACTTCAAATGAAAACACATCACTACATTCTGTTAGCTTATTCCAATAGTGAGATACCAAACTTTGATCATATTCATCTGGTTTTCTTGCCATATCAGATAACAACAATTCAATGTCACTCTTTAGAATTTCTACACTATCCATAAAACAAAAAACACCCTTTCCTTTGCTATACATATAGTATAACATAGAATCGGGTGTTTGTCAACTACTTTATCTCAAATTATTAGCTGTATTTCTTAACTAACATTTTGTAGACCTTTTCTAAATGTTTCTTGTCTTTAGGATTTTCAACCTCATCTAGTAAGTGGATAAAAATGCGTGGTGATGCTGTAACAACACCGTCACTACCAGAAAGACGCACATCAACTACAAAACGATCTGCAAACAAATCTTGTAAACCTTTAAAAGTCCACTCTTCTAAGTTTTCAATCAAGTCAATCTTGTAAAGTGAACGCTTGTTGTATGGTTTCAATACTTCTTGGAATTCATCTGCGTGTAATACAAATTGTGCCAAGCCATGTTGTAAAGCATCCTCTACATATAACTTTAACAATTCTTTGAAATCCTTATAAAACTTATTCTTACCCTTACCTAAATCATAAAGAAATTTCGCATTAACTTTTGACATATAAATCATCTCCTATTATACTATACTTTCTCGTGTTTATCAATAGTTTTCACCGAAAATTTGTTTAATTTCTTCAATTTTTGCATGAGGTGCTAAACGACCAAATGCTTGTTGTGCATCTCCAAATCTACCAAACATACATGAAAAATCATATTCTCCATAGCACCAGAGAGTTAAAAGGAAACCTTTGTTTACTTCACTATCATTATAATACTCTTTGACTGCGGATAATCTAAGTGATGCCTTACTATCAGACAAGTCAGTTGTCACTATCATTCCTTGTAAATAGTAATCTCTACTAAACATCATCAATCACCTCAAACTCCAACATATCTAGAAATTCCATAGTGATACCAGACTTCATTGCCATATAATACTCCATAATCATGAAATAATTATAGGACTTATATCGCATATGAATGTTGTCAGAGGTGTACACATCAATTCTGTAAAATACATCATCTTCATAATATGCGTCATATTTATGACATTTGGAAACTATAATCTTTGCCTTGTGGTTGGTGTTGGTGATTTCAACTTCACAGCTATAATAAGGTATAACGTACAATACGATCACCCCATTCTACAATTATATTATCATGTAACATTTCTAATTTGACATCAAATTCATCAGAAAAGTTATTCATTAATTCTGCTTTGAGAATGTTTGCAAATGTTTGAGCATACGCACGGTCACCGCCAATTTCAGAAATCGGAAATCTATAAAAATCATTACCTTTTAAAGCACTTTCAGCAATTTGAACCACTAGTTTACGCAGGATTGAGGGATTACGTTCATCTCTAACTTCTTCAGTAACCGCTCGCAATGAAGGTTTGATTGGCAATCCTAATAATCTTCGTAAAAAGTTTAACATTGCATCATCTCCACTCAATATACATCATCGTATATTCCCATCTCGCATATACGGAAAAAGAATTATCATATTCATCTTCCAATGCCTTTAATAACATACGTTTGAATATCATATATTTAGATTTGTCGTTGGGTTTAATAATACTTCGCAAATCTAATTCATAATAATCTTTACCCTTTACTGCTTCAATTAGAATTTCTTCAATAGCTTTGTCAATAAGTGGTTGGAACAAATTTTGTAAACCTTTATCTACAATCTCGTTTAAATCCTTCTTCTGTTTCTCATTGACAATCTCTTGTTCAACACGCTTATTCTCTTCTTTGAAATCTTTATAGACTGTGTACAAAGTAACTACTGCAAAACCTACGAAAAAACTAATTACAAAGGCTAACATTATTCACCTCTTCATCTTGAGCAATTCGCTCCATGTGATTGTTAATAAATTTGATAGCCTTGGCAATACCTTCATTGTCTAGCTTGATTTTCAAATCATCCACCCACTCATTACCGTCTTTATAGTATTCTACATACACAACTACTTCCATAAGTGGTAAGCCATTCTTGTAATTATCAAATAAACTACCTTCAGCTAGACTGAATTTGATAGTCATATAATTATCAGTGTAGTCGGGATGCCATTCATAATAATGACCGTTAAAAATTTGCAAGTCATTTTTATACAACAATTCATTCAATACTGCTGTATGTGTCCTATAACATAAAGTGTGTACAATGTCAACCAATTCTCGCCACGTAACTTGAGTAGTATCTGTTTCTACTTTTAATGCTTCTTGGATGAATTCAACCAACTCTTCAGCTTCACCATATGTCAAATTGCAAATAGTAATTGGTTTATTTGGGATAACGATTTGCAAATCATAATAAGCTACTTTATCTACGGAAAATGAGTCATGTTCTACACTTTGATAATAACTATGCACTCCACATGATTCAAGTTTATACCCTTTGATAGAATTGCAATTTACTATTTTCTCCTCTTCAATTGCGACTCCATATCTCTTCATGTAAAATAAAGTGGTAATCATATCCTCTTGCTCTTCAGCCCAATCACAAACATCCATAGCTGTTGCATCATAAGAATAATCTTCTTTATTATGCAATATACTTTCAACGGAATGTACGATTTCAGTGAGGGAACAATGTTCTCTACATAGAAACCAATTATAAATATTCTTTGGTACTTTAACTTTCTTCGTTTGCATATTTTCTACTCAACTCCACTAATGCACTCTCTGCGGCTAACAATACATTAAGGTAATGTTTTGTAGCACTCTTTCTACTCAACCCATGCTCTTCCATCATCATTGCAACCATAGCTTGGTGACACCAAGTAGTTTCAATACGATGTAACAAGTCTTTAATTACAACATCTCTAAACCCTTTAGTTTTCATTGCTAACCTCTCATTCCCTTAGTTTATTAATAAATTCTTTGAATGACAATATGATACAAGTAATAAATTCAAATACAAAACCACATATTAACATCACAATGAAAATATTAATAAGGATAAAGAATAACATACGTGCTAAGTGCCATAAATATGTAGTAATTTCAACCATTTATTTCACCAAACCCCTCAATAAAATCCTTCTTTAATTCATTAAATTTCTTCATGTTTACCATATCCTATCCATTGATCATATAGTCTTGATAAAGTCCATTTACCCAATCGACACAAATACACATCTTCTACACTGTATAGGTCAATATCTGCATCTACACATTCATAAAGTAACCATGGTTCTTGCATGAATACATATAAATCATTTAACCATTCAAGAGTATCATCTTCTGTGGCATACTTATCTGTTTCCAGCCACATATGATAAGACGGGCTATACGCAGTGCGTGTTGGTTTGAATTTATCAATCTCATATTCAAATTCTGCAAAGAAAAATGGTTGTGGTGTATCGGATTGTCTGCCATCCTTATGTGGGAAGCACATATGCCAAACCCCAAATCGTACTAATGGAATTTCCTTGACAGTAAAGTTTAGGATTGATAAATCCTCACCAAAACGTTTGCATAATACTTTATAGTGGAAATCATTTTCTTCCAACCAATTAGTAATCCTTTTACAGAATTTATCCCATTGTTTTTGTTTCATGTTATACACCTTCTACTTAAATGTCATCATTGCATAAAGTTGATCAATATATTCTTTAGCACTTTTGGGATTCATTTCAGACATCTTACTATTTGAATCCATTTGACCGCCCCTAGTGAATATTTGAATCACTCTATCTGCAAATAAGGTGGCTTCTTCATCACTATCAAAGTAATAGTGTAAAGTATCTAATTCCTCATAATTAACCAACACCATATACTCAAAATTATAGACTCGTGGCAGTTGTTTCATTAATCTGTCAAACACTATTGTGTCTTGGTATTTGGTTTTAACCACTGATTTCAATTTCATCATTCAACATCCTTTACAAATCTAGCTAATTTATATAACCTTTCTATTGTATGCCTACCATCTTCTAGCCCAATAGGTTCTGTCGATCTTGTAAATCTTCTCAAAATATTATTGGAGAAAATTCTAGCACCTCGATTGGTATTAAAAGGAAATATCATCTGTTCACCATCATATACCACTAACACTTCATATTGAACATCATAGTATTTATTGGTAGACCTACATTGACTTTTAATCAATGTTTGTAAGCTCATATTTATCTCCCTTTCCTAATGTACGTTTACACCGTCAATATCGACCTGTGCAATCTTTCTAACAGCGTCATCATGCCACTCGCCACTAGCAACAATGATATATTCATTATCCTCGTCAATTAGCACGTCCATTGGTTTCGACAAAAAATCTTCAAATGTCATATCTTCCGCAAAAGAATGTTCGTACATATCTCTTACAGAGTGCATAATACTTAATTCTAGGTGAATGAGTTTTACATTTTCTATAATCTCTTCTCGTGTATAATATTGCTTCATGGTTATTTCTCCTTTTTGTTACTTTCCTTAACTTATATACCTATTATAACACAAAAAGCCTATTATGTCAATAGGCTTTCATCATATTTTTTACTTTTTTCAATCATTTCATTCACTTCAGCAAGAAAGGCATTCACACCGTCATTGGTGCACACATACTCTCTCTTATATCTCTTCATAGGACATTGCCACTCACCATCAATAAACTCATGATCTTCTCCAAATCGTGCGGAAATGTAGAATAATGGTTGTTCATTAGCAATTCGTTCATAGACATCTTTATAAGGTTTAATATCCCAATATACACGACCATGTGACATATTCAAATTATACCATGAGTCATCATACCATTTAGGTGTCCAATCAATTTTCTCACGTATAGAGTATTGAGTGTATGTTTTACAATTGCGAAGTAAGTGGTGCATCTGTTGAGTGGTTAAAGGGAAGCGACCATCCATACGGCTTACTTCAGAAATCATATCAACTGCAAATTGTAAATCTCCCTTTCTAGCTTCTGATGAATGATATTGCTCACCGTTTTTGAACATTAATACAAAATCATAATAACAGTCTTTGTCATTAGTCTTTTCAACAAGTTGAGCATAATCTCCACTCAAGTCATAAGTTTCATAGTCTAGAAGTTGCTTATAAAGGTAGATTTCTGTAATTTCATTTAAATTCCATTTCTCTTCTACCATTGATCTACCCTCTCCCCTATATCATGAACATAATCTCTTTCATAACCCTCTAACACTTTATCACCGTTCGGCATAATATAATAAGTATCATACTCATATATTTCTTCACCTTGATAATCATAGCCAATTATTTTTTCTTCCCTAGGCTCTAAGGGAATACCCATGCTGTCGTACATTAAAAACCTCGTAACTCTTGTAATTTATTAAATGCTTTTTGCAATATCTTCAAGGGATAAAGACAACCCATCTACTTCTACTGTAATCCAATCTCCACCGATTTCCACCCTGTATTGAACCTCCCCACTTTCGCTATATTCTGGTATAATATCTGTAATCGTACAACCATAAATCACTTCACCTAGCAATCCAGAGCCGTAAATACTATATGATAATTCAATTAAAAGTCCAGTCTTGTCATAGTCATCATTATAAAACTCCGTATCTAATAAGAGTCTAAGGAACCCAAGGTGATTATCAATATTTGGATCAAGTGGAAGTATATATGTCCAACCATTAGTCAACGTAAGGACTAAACAATTATCTTCAGTTTTGACAGAATCAATCATGCTAAAAATATCTAACATCTTTAAAACTCCTCATCCTCTAACGCTTCTTTAATAAACTCCAAGTTTAGAAAATCTGTAACAATATTAGTCATATAATGTAAGCCATCCACCCATACAGAATAAACAATTTGCCCATTATCATATTGTGGGGTGATGGTTAAGATTTCACGCTTATCACCAAATGTAAGCCCAAGTAAATTCGATGTAATCACCTTGTATGAAGCCTTAATAAGTTGATACACAACCTCATAATCGTCATAAAATTCTACATTGTGTAAAATTCCATACATATGCAAATCACAATAAGGGATTCTATCATCTGCAAAGAAACAATACTCCCAACCATTGTGCAAGGTAATTGTCATTTTATCTCCCTTGTGAGAGATTGTATCAATCATCTCTTTAATACTTTTCAAAGTAACCACCCTCTTGTAATTTTGCGTGAATCTTTTCTTTCACCTCATCAAAATTGAGGTTGTCAATTTCTACTCCACTAATATGCTCATCGTTGTGATACCATACAGCATATCTGATATTACCACTTTCTTCATAATAAACAGGGTAAATATCAGTTACAAAAAATTCATCAATATCTAAGTAGACACCGATTAAGTTGGAAACCAAAATATCATAGCAGGCTTGAATTTTCTTAGCCAAGGCATCATGTGACTCGGATGGGAAATGTTCGCAGTCATGTAATCTTCCCCACATTTGTGGAATAAGATTGTTGACTTTATCAGTTAATGTGATAGGTATAACCAACCCATCTTTTAACTTAACCTTTAGTGTATTTAATGAAACCTTTAATTCACTCACAACGTTACTTGCTAAACACATTTACATCACCACATCAACTTTCCTGCTTTAATATTATCATTAATTGCATCTAAACTCAAAGTAGAAATAAAGGTGCTCCAAGTGTCAAATTCATTATTTTGTACTAACACTACATATTGAATATCGTTTGATACTTCATTGTAATGAGGAATGACCTCTACAATCATATATTCATAGTCATCAGTATAAAGACCAATTAAATTTGATTTAATAACCTCATAGCAACAACTGATAATATTTCTCATGATGTGATAATCATTTGGACAAGTAATAGAATAAATCCTGCTCCACAATTGAGGTATCAAATTTGTATAATTGTCATCAACATACAAATCAATATAAATCTTCATTCCATTATTTAATGTTACAATCAACGTATCTTGGAAAATTACCATCTCTTTGATAGCTTTTCTAATTTCAATCATTAGCATTCACCTTACATCACTTGATCTAATTTATATTGAATTACTTCAATCATTGGAACATCAATGTGGAATCCAATTTCACGCCCCTCATCTCTTAGAATAACAGTATATCTCAATTCATTATCATAGTAAAAGGGGACAATGCGTAAAATTTTGACAAATCTCTTGAACATATAAGTGTTACCCATCAATTTTGATTTAGCAACAATGTAAGCACCTTGCACTAATTTCTCAAGAATTTGATAATCATACGTTTCGTCAACATGATTCAACACCTCTAGAACCTTATCAATGTCACTACTTGTAAAATCCTTGTCTACGGTAATATCCACTTCCATATCATTTGCTAAGTCAATGTGAAAAATATTATTTCTCTCAATAACTGCTTTTGTAACTAATTCACCAATTGTCATAATTTACATCTCCTTTATCTTTGATTAATCTTATCTGATTGACTATAAAACTCATCTAATGCTTTTACATCATCGTCATAAGGCTCCCAATAGTCTAAATACTCACGAATAGAATACACAAATTTATTCATATCGTATTCTGAAATGAATCTATAAAAAGTAGAGTTGCCATGGTGAAAATCAATCATCACTATATAATCTGTAGAAGTGAGTGGACAATCTTCTGTATAACCATCAACAACCTCTTTAGTTTTATGACTAACAATTGTTTCTATATTTCTAATCTTTCGACCCATATTTAACACTCTCTACACTCTTTAGTAATTTCTTTACCTTCTTAAATGCTTGTCGGTAGTGGTATCCCAAACCAAAGTAACTAGTAATCAATCTTGGATCATGAGCATCATCAAAATGACCGTACACCTTATATGTAGTCACACGATATTCTGTTTGTTGTTGGAATAAACCTAACTCCATACTCAAATCAAGAAAATTAGCTTCCCATTTTGTAACAGTCGCTCTGCTAACTAATTCATCTTCATTCCATAGGTCTACTGTTTGTAAATTCCACTTATTTACTTCATAAAACTTATCCGTGACATATCCGACAAAGAGTGCATAGTTATATTGCCAACGACCTGCTAGTGCCATTGCGAATATGTCAAATGCAAGTAGACTTACTAAATCCATAGTTAAACCATATAATGCCATCTGCGACCACCATAACACCACCAATATCAATACTGCAAATTGATACCATCTGAAAATCTTATCCGTTAGGAGTGTTCGGTGCTGCCCAATATAATGATGCTCTATCTTACTTATTAAACACGGTTACTCAACCCCTTCATACTCTCGCAAACTTTATTCCATTTTTCGTTGAAGTCCGATTGAAAACTTTGTACGTCCTTAGTGTTTTTCAACTCGCTTGTCAATTCTACATATTCCGTAAAATCGTTATGATAACGCTCTAAAGCTGATTCTAGAAATTGAATCCGTAACATCGTAGGAATAATATAAAGAATCAATGATACAATCACCATTAACAGGACAGCAATTACAATTTCCTCATTACTCATAATAATCATCCTTTCATTCATTGTATATCTATTATAGCATACAAAACAATATATGTCAATAGAAATCTACAAAACTTCTCCAATTCTTCTAACAACCTCTGTTACCAAGGCATTGCCCATAAAGAACATTCGTGAACGGTCTGACACTTCTTCAATACCATTTTCAGTTTTCTTATACTTAGTCCAATCATCATCAAACCCCTGCAACCGCTCTGCTTCAACAGGTGTTAAGAATCTATATCTATCACCAATCTTCAGTAAGTGAGTTGATCTGTTGACAGAACCTTCTGAAGTCAACATTGTTCTTGCAGGTAAATCAAATGAATCATAAGGTGACATTCCACCTTCTGAATAAACATACTTATGACCGTCAGCATTCACACGTTCAATCTTCTTTGCACCTCGAAGGTAATTGAATTTCTCAATCTTCTTATCATCAGTGATAAAGTATTTCTCATCAACTTCTTCTTGTGCAATTTGACCTAATATAATAGGCTCCTCAAGAATTGGATTTACTTTATAAGTAGTGTAAACACCGTCAATCATATACCCATAATTATAGAATTGTCCTCTAAATGAAGATGAAACTTCTGCAATATCGACTGACACGTTGCCTTGAGTTGGAATATATTCTTCATCTTGGATTGGAAATGCTTTATTCAATGTAGATTGGAAAGGTTCCTTCACTAAATCATTTCTTGTGCAAAGAATAAATACTCTGCGTCTACGTTGGCACCAACCATATTCAGATGCGTTAATTACTCGCCACTCAACAGAATATCCTAATGAATAGAATGTTGAAAGCATAATAGCAAAGTCACGACCACGTTGTTTAGATGGTGCGATTAGTAATCTATCTACATTCTCAAGTAGAAGGTGTTTAGGTTTGATTACGCTAGTTGCTCTAGCAATTTCCCAAAACAAGACACCTTTCTTTCCTTCAATACCCAACTCATTCTTTTTAGATCTCGCAACAGAATAGTCTTGACAAGGAAATCCACCAACAATAATATCTGCATCCATTTTCGCAAACTGCTCATTGGTAATTTCTGCAATGTCAATGTTGAGATTTTCACTTTGTGGATAGTGGTAATCATAAACTTCAAACGCTTCTTGCTTCTTCTTATTAGGTTCGTATTGGTTCGCCCATAGCGTTTCAAAAATATTGTTCTTACACTTGTCTAAGCCAACTCGGAACCCCCCCCACTCCAGCGAATAGTTCTAAAACTTTAAATTTAGACATCAAAAATCCCCTTTCATATTATACTCTGATAGTATAACATAAATAAGGGGATTTGTCAATAATTATTTAGTTTTTACTTGATCAAAATATGTGGTAAGTTTCAAATCGTATAAAGCATAATCAATACTTGTCTGAAAATCATACTCTCCCAACAATGCGGATAGCATATCGAAAATATCTTCACGGAATTTTTCATCATCATAGCCATTATTAAATTTGCCATGTGTTGCACGTAAAGTATCTAATACAATCATACCACAATATAGCATTGCTTTACTACGGTATAAATCTTCTGTATAGTTTGGTTCACCATCAGTTTCCTCAAGAATATCACCAACTCTAATTTTCATCAACACCGCTGTTAATAATTCAGTTGTGTAGGTAACATCTCCATACAATAACTTAGCTTGATCCTTTGTCATATTATCTAAGTCATAGTACTTCTTCAACTCTTCTGTTGTTTTATCAATAATTTCTTGATATTTACTCATGTTAGACCATCTTCTTTCCTTGATTTAATGTTTCGGTGAAATATTTCATATCATCTTCTGTTGCAAGTCTATATTCTACAATTGTATTATCTCCCTTTAACTTATGGAAGTTTACACCTTTTGTATTTTTTGAATCTTTACTTGTCACAAAACTTGTATTGCGGACAACTGCCTTACCATCGGAAGTAATAGACATCAAATTAATATCCTCTGTCAAAGGATATACAAAGACTAAATCTTTACTTGCCACTGCCTTAGTTAGCTTAGTTCGGTTGGTTTTAGTTCTATATGATTCTACATCCACTTTCGCAACTTTACCATCTGCAAATCCAAACAGAATAGACTTCACATCTTGTCCAAGTGGCACGACACCTTTAACAGTTTCATCTCCACTGATAATGTTTTGTGCGTAAACACCTAGGTCACTCAATTTACAATCAGTTAAGTTGGTATTCAATACCTTATAAGCATTGTATTGATCTGTAAAGAGTAATGTTTCCTCGCTGTTAACGGATTCAACTTCATGTGCAATGAAATCACCCTCTTTGAGTTTATGCTCTCCATTACCTCTTAATGAAGTCAAAGGTACTTTTTTAATATACAAATCATTGGTAACATATACCTTGACATTGTAGTCATTTACAACGGTCTTAGCTGTACTACCTTGATAAGTTTCAAAGACATCTACAATCTTTGTTTGTCGTGGAATGTAAAACTTGTCAACAACCTCATCTAAACCCCTCATAATCTCTTTGGCAATGAGTTTTTTGCTATTTAAAATCTTAGTTTTATCATCCAACTTTTCTTCAAGTCCCTCGATTTTAGCCACCATTTTAGCCATATACGTGCGATTTAGCTGACTTAGAGGACGATTAATGATAAATGTTGCCTGCTCCTCGTTAAACGCAAAGGAAGCCATGATTTTGCCTAATAATTTTGACTCATCTGATTTTTTGATAAGGTCTGTAATCTCATCAATGATTCCGTGAGCCTTCTTCATACCATAAAGCAAATTCAACTCTTTTTCAATTTCATCAATCTCAAATTGAATAATGTGCTGAATAGTCTTAGCACGAAAGGCAATCCACTCTTTCAAGACATCATCTGTACCATATTGTTTAGGACAATTGTCTTTATCCAACACATATAGGTTCACAGGGAAAGTTTTCTCTAATTCTGTCTTAGCATAGAGAAACTTCATCAAATCATCTTTGTCTACATTCTTCTTACAAGTAATCTTTAAGTCGAAACCGTCAACACCGCAATCGTCATTGACATACACGATGCCATTGACTTCTTTCTTGTTCACCAAATCAATAATACGATTGATAACATTTTCAACCTTTGCTCCATATGGTAGTGATCTCACATGAATGTCGTTTCCATCTACGGTGTAAGTTGCTCTTAATTTATAAGACCCTCTACCACTAGTCTTAACTGATTCTGCTACTGTTTCATCACGTAAAACTAGACCACCTGTTGCAAAAGTAGGGTACATCAATTCAGTTGGTTTATTCTGAAGAATGTTTTTCACATTGTTTGCAATGTCTTTCAAGTCAAAGGAAGGGATGTTTGTGGCAATACCACTAGCAATACCTTTGTTGGCATTAGCTAAAATAAGTGGAAATTGTGCAGGCAGGACGATTGGCTCCACCGTCTTTTCGTCATAGGTTGGTGTAAAATTCACTGCATTCTGCTTCAACCCATATGTTAAGTAGTTGGAAATCTCTGCTAATCTACACTCCAAATACCGTGCACTACCACCATTATCTTCATTACTTGTGATAGTTCCGTATGCACCTTGACCGTCAACTAGTTTATACACAACGCTATCATTACCAAGACGCTTCAATGCTTCTGCGACTGAAGAATCACCGTGAGGTGTATATGCCATAACACCACCAATTGCATTGATATTCTTCACACGATATTTGTTATGCAATAATCCATTTTTGAACATAGAATAAATAATTCTACGTTGTGAAACCTTCAAACCATCAGTCAGTGAAGGGATTGCACGATCAGTAATCGTATATCTGCTGAAGCTGACCGCTTTCTCTTCAATTAAACTTTTTAATTCTTCTTTTTTCTGCATCATACTCTCCTCTATACAATCTCAATTGATTCAAAAGTGGATAGAATATATTCTTTACGTGGTTCTACATCTTTACCCATGAACAAATTTAGTAATTCAATTGATTCACGTTCATCATCAACTCTAATTTCAATAGTGTTGTTATGCTCTCTAGACATAGCCATTGCAATACCCTCTGGTGAAAGTTCCGCTAAACCTTTGATATAACCAATCTCATATTTTGTATTTTTGAGTTCCTTCTTGACTTTTTCAAGGTCTTTATCAGTCATAGCATAATGAACATCTGATAAGGTTTTCACCATATATTTAGGTGTAACACCTAATTTAATGCGACCATCACGAATCAATGTAGGTGATAATCTCCAAAACATTGCTAAAAGTAATGGTAGAATAGATCCAACTCCATCCTCATCGGCATCCACATAAATCTCAACAGTTGGAAAGTTTAGTTTATCAATGTCAAAGGTATGAGTCTTACTTCCTACTTTACCAACTTCCATACCACAACCCAAGACCTTGTAAATGTTGACAATGACTTCATTTCTGAAAATCTCATCAATACTTGCCTTAAAGCAATTCAATACTTTACCACGAATAGGAAAAATAGCATGATACTTAGTTCGACCAATACGCAAGCTAGACAAGGCAGACTTACCTTCACAAATTGCTAATACGTGTTTGTCTTTTTCTTCACGGTCAGCACAATTGATAAACCCATCAACACGCAAACTAGCACTCATTGAAGTAATATCTGCTTGAAGTTTCTTCTGAACATTAACCCTTGTCTTTTCTGCCTTCTCTCTTGCACGTTTGTTCACTAAGACTTGTTGGCAAATAGTCATAGCATAGTCTTGGTTTTCAACCAAGAAAATAGTTAAGTTTTCTTTCAACAACTCTGCTAATTTATCTTTAACAAATTTATTGGTGATAGCAAACTTAGTTTGGTTCTTATAGGACACTGCTGTTGAGTAAGTATTGGTTACAACGATCAAACTATCTTGAATATCGTCAAAGGACAACTTTTCTTCATTCTTATTATATAAACCAAATTCATTAATCTTATTATGTAAGACTGCTGTAAATGCTTGTTTCACTGCATCATACGGTGCTCCACCATCTTTCAAGTAAGATGAGTTGTGGAAGTTTTCAATACGTGCGTGTTTATTGTTAAAAGCATAAGCAAATTCATATTTTGATCGATACTCTGGTTTTAATTCTGCATCACGACCGATAAATTCACCACTCTGATAATGCACTTGAGGTGTAATTCCATCAATATTGAGGGTTTCCATATAGTCTTGAATACCATTCTCAAAACAGAATGTTTCTTCTTTACCTTTATAATTTAATGTCAGTGTTAAACCTGCATTGACAATTGCTTGTTCTTTAAGGTAATTAGTAAACCAATCATGAGGAAAATCATTTTCATCAAACACTGTCAAATCTGGAATCCAAGAAACAGTAGTAGAAGTTTGTTCTACACTTGTCTTATTCTTCTTCACTTCTTCATATAGTGGTAAGCCTTCTTGCCACTCCATGACATATTCATAGCCATCACGAATGGAAACTACTCTAGCGTATGAAGATGACAGGATGCTTAGTGCGGCACCAATACCATTTAAACCAATAGCATAGTCATATCCTGTACCCTCTTTTTCTTGGACAGAACCTTTACCACCTGCATTCAATTCCATAAAGATTAATTCATAGTTATAGGCTTGTTCATTTTCATTCCAATCCATTGGAACACCTCTACCATTATCTTTAACGGTAATCATGCCATCTTTACCATATGACACATGAACAATCTTGCCATACCCTGCCTTGAATTCATCAATAGCATTGGACACAATCTCATGAACAGTGTGGAATGCACCACGCTTATCTGAACCACCTGCATAGTTAAACACATTGGCTCTGACAGCTTCGTGATGAGATTTTCGTCTAATACTTTCGTTTCCGTAACTCATAACATTCTCCTTTTCATTAGTATAATAGCATTATATCACAAATATTTATTTTTGTCAATAGAAAAAGAAGGGTTTTGACACCCTTCTTGGTTTATTATTGGATTTGACTGTTAATTTATCAAATAAAGGAAATGTAACTAACAGAAAACAAAAAGAAAAAGAGAAACAAATGGAAGCACTTGTCAAATCCAATACTAGAAATATCAAAAATAAGATTGCAACATAACTGTAAGCACACCAGTTAGGTGGGTGCAATCTATGGACGCTAAGGTCTGCGAATCATACTTCTACCACCTATAAAGTATGACCTCATAAATGTTGTGAGCATATGGGGCTATACCCCAACTAAAACTAAATGTAAAACTAAACGCAAGCTTACTAACCCTAAAGGTACTAAATCAGCCACTCACAACATGATTTTCTAACAAAACTTCATTTTGTTAGAATTAATGGAGATTTTTGGTAGGATCTCTCAAACCTCTCTAGGTGCATCTAGAGTCTATGTTCTACACTCTTCATTGTGTTGCGGTCATAGAAACCTACAAGGACACTAGGACTCGAACCTAGAACAATTGGGTTGGAGCCAATTATTTTACCAATTAAACTATATCCTTAACACTCTAAGATGTGAGGAATTATCCACTTTGTCGCTATTGTTGAAATTTAATTTCATCGTCAGTAACAACATCTTAGAATCAGCAATCCACTGGAATAAGAGTAGCGGTTTGCTATTAATTCATATCTTTTGAGCAGGCTTATTCCAATCCCGACATAGGTGATATGATGACCTTACACTTCCACTAGGAATCGAACCTAGATACATAGCTTAGAAGGCTACTGCATTGTCCATTATGCTATGGAAGCATTATTTGATTATATATGTATTATAACATATATTTCTCTTAGTGTCAAGAGATTTTAAAACTTTTTTGAAAAAGTTTAAAGCGTATTGAGGAATCGAACCCCAATGACTAGAGCCATCTACGCTCCAACACTTTAACGTTAGTGTCATACGAGATACTTGGATAACCTCCTCATCAGTTGGTGTGTTTCAAAGCGGTTATCTCCTTTCTATATGTATATTATATCATACTATACATATTAAGTCAAGAGAAATATTAGAATTTACCAACAATTTTTCCTGTTGCTTTTTCGATGAGTGATCCATCTTCAGCAACTGTAATTTCAGTATTTTCTAACATTTCACCATCGGCATTAACATAATAAAGTCTGCCATCTTCACCTGCAACAAATTCTTTAGAGGACAGTTGACCGTCATCTTTGAGGTGATACCATTTTTCATTAAGTTTATGCCAACCTGTACGCATCCGACCATCTTCATCGAATAAGTACCATTTACCATCTTTTTCAGCCCATTCATTAATGTAAATGTAGCCTTTGTCGTTGAATAAGTACCAAGCACTATTGATTTTCTTCCAAGCGTCTTTGACATATTCACCGTTTTCTACATACCACCAACCATACTCATCTTGATGCCAACCTTCAGCATATTTAGCAGATGGAACAGTTACTTCACCTTTCATGATTGCAGAAACTCTTGATTGAACTTCGTTATAGTTATAACCAGCTTTTTCAAGTTGAGTCTTACGGTATTCACCGTTACCCCATTTACCTGCAATAACTTCTCTTGCGATTGCATCAGTATTAGAATTGGTAGATGTTGGTGTGTAATCTGCAACAACAGCATCAGTTGGTAGATAATCTTTCTGTGGAATAGGCTTTTTACCTGTTAAAACATCAGTCCAAAATTGGATTCTTGAAACAAAATAACGCTTCAATAGCATTTGGTTAGCAGATGAATTAGCAGTGCCTTGTCCAACGTGAATGTCCCAAGATCTGTGAGGACAGCTTGTAGAAGTAAATTCACGGTGAAGTCTTACAGTGTCAGTATTAACTGGCAGATTGTAATAAAGCAAATCTTCAGCCGCTTGGATGAATACAACCTCTTCATTTCTCAAGAATTGATTGTAAGATGCGGTTAAGGATTGGTCTACTTCAAAACCGATTAGATAGAAGTTACCAAAGTTACCATTATTATAATCACCTGCGTGATAAGCCCAATCAGTAGTTGGAACCGCTCTAAGCATACAAGCAGTATCACCATAATAGTGAGCATAACCTAATTCTGGATTAGGAATTCTTGCACTAGATAACCATGACTTATATCCAAAACCATTAGCAGAACCATAGTCATTATGGATAATTACCCCTTTAGGATTAGCACCTCTTCTACCAGCAGTGCCAGGCACTCCAGAGAAACCATCCCAATTGACTGTTTGTGTACCGTAAACTTGCTTCATAACAGATTCAGCAGATAGTACCATAAATTAGCCCCTTTCATATTTAGGATAATTATATTATATCATGAATAAATATAAAAAGCTAATTTTATAGTACTAAATTTTTGACTTGAACTCTATCATGCCTTATTTCGCCAAAAAAGGGGCATATTAGCCCCTTTATTTCGTTTTTGATTTTTTGTCTTTGCTTTTCTTTTCTGCGAGGTCACGCTTGAGTTGTTCAGCCTGTTTTTTGCCATCTACCTCAATACGGTTGATTGCTTTAGCCCAAGCACGTTGTGTTTTCTTATCAAAAATTGACATACTAAATTCTCCTTTTACCCTTCTAAAATTGGATAATGAACACCATCTACAATGACTGATACTACCGCACCACTTTCACTTTCGTGTTCATAGCCAACATAAAACTCTACTTCACAAATTTTATATTCACCATTGTATAGGTTCATAGTAGTGTACGTTTCATGATCATAATAGCCATGAGGAACACTATCAGCAAAATCCTCAAATACAACATCTGTTACATTTACAAACACATCACATTGTGTCAAGTCAAAAGTTGCCACCGCATTTTCATGACCTTCACTCTTGCCAAACTCTACTCTAGTTTCATCATCAAGAATGAGATAACCTTTCCCAAATCCAATAATGAAGCGGTTTTGAAACAGATAGAACAAATCATCTCTATCTCCATAGTTTGGATTGCGTAAGTAACATTTCATATCCTTTGCCATTAGACTTCTTCCCTTCATTCATTATGGTATAATTATACCATATAAATCATTGATTGTCAATGGTTTTAAACGATTTTATATGTAATCTTCTTACCAAAAATCTTGTCTAATTTGAAAGTTTTTTTCAAGTCCTTCAACGTGTGTTTAATTCCATCTTTTTCAAATACCTCACCGTCAATCATGAAAATGAATCCATTCTCTGCGGTGGTTTTGAATGCCTTAGTGAAGGTGAATCCGATACCTTGTACTGCATAGTTTAGTCCAAGGTATTCTCCTTTCTCATTTACTAACTGTACTAGTACAGCCCCATCTTTTCGACTGTACTGTAACCCATTGTGTTTAAATTCAGTTTGTAATAAATGCACGATTAACTCTCCTTATGAATATCCTCAATAATAATTTGATTGGTAATGGTGGTAACTTTAGTCTTAAAATTATAGAATACATTAATGTTAGGTGTACCAATGACTGAAACCTCATCAAATGTATCGACATCATCATACCATGATTCACTCACTTTGAATTTGATTAATACCAATTCATTGTCAAGAGTGAACTTAACTGTTTCCTTAGTTTGACCTAAGACTGCACGATCTTCTACGACATTTTGACGAACTAAGACTTTAACCTCTGGGAACCCATTACCTGTAATCTTATTGATATTTTGAATTTCAGCAAAGTCAATACCAATCTCTTCATGTGGTACAATCTCAATATCATAAATTAATTCAGTCATGGTTTGCTTGTCTAAATCAATGTTTTCATTAAAGTGTTCAATCACTTCATCTAACTTATCTTTAGGAAACTCAATACCGTGTGATTGTTCGTGACCCTTGGTAACAACATAATCCAATTCAGATAAAATAGTGCGTGTCTTAATATCACCATAGGATCTACCACTGCCCATGTATAAATCACCACAATCTCTTACAACGAAACATGGTCTTTGGAATTCTTGTGCTAGGTTTTGTGCCACAATACCGCTATACCCTTTTGGAGCATCATTATCTACCACAATCAGCACTTTGTTTGACAAATCAGCTTCAGCTTTATACTTATCAACTAATTCTTGTCGCACTTCACGTTGTTTCTTATTGAGCTTGTCCATAGCTAATCGCAATGGTTTAGCATCTTTATCATCTTCAACTAGGAAAATTTCAATTGCCAACTCAATTTGACCCATACGTGATGCACCGTTTAACAATGGAGCAACACTAAACCCAATATCTTTTGTACAATAATAATCTACATTTACCTTTGCACCCTTGAGAATACGTGTTAAACCAATGTTTTTAACATTCAATAATCCTTCAGATACATAATATCTATTTTCCAATGAAGCCATATTCATGACATCACCTACAAGTCCAACTGCCACAAGATCTAAGAATTGAGTTGCCAATTCTAATTCATAGGTATCGTCCAAGGCTCTGATAAACTTATACACAACCCCTGCACCACTCAAATCTTTGTTTTCGTAAGTGTCACCGCTTTGGTGTGGATTGACAAGTGTAACCTCTTCAAACTCATTTAGTTTAGTTTCAGCTTCTTCATCTTCAAATTGGTGGTGATCAAGAATGATAATTTTCAAATCTTCATTCATTTCCAACACTTCTTCAATACCTTTAATATCACTTGAAGAACTATCTACAATGATTAGTAAGTCAGCATCAGAGATAAGTTGTCTATTCTTTGCATTTAATTCTTTTCTAGCTTCATCTGAAACATTTTGTTTGATTTGTGTTGAAATACCGTGTCCATCTTCACGTTGTGAATAGGTGTATGAAACATTAAATTCAGCACCATAATATTTCGCAAATTCACGTAAGTAGTTGTGTATAACTGCCAATGAGGTGATACCGTCCGCATCTGGATCTCCTGCAATTACAATGTTACACCCATTGAAAATCGTTGTTTGAAATACTTCAACCGCCTTTTCACTGTTTTTCAATCCTTGCCATGGTAACTCATTGGTAATATCGGGCATTAAGAAATTGTCAATTTCATCTTCATCATACCCTCTAATCTTCATAATCTTATCTAAAACAGAATCATTTTTACGTGGTTTAATAATTGCTGTCCGTGGCTTCCAAATATATCCCATAAATTAATCCCTTTCAATTTCAAATTGACACTCTCTATATAACTTCTTCCAAACCTTGATACCTTCATCAATTGGTGCAGATTTTTCAGACAATAACTCTTCTGTATCATAGATATAAGAAACCTCTCTACCTCTGATTTTCAATCCTGTTTTGTGGATTTCCTCTGGAGTCTTGTCAGAGTCATAAGCTAAAACAAATTTAATATCTAAACCTAGTGATAATAATGTATGCAATTGTACATCAGTAAGGTCTGAAGAACCTAAAGCCACAACATTGTAAATACCATGCTCATAGAATTTCATACATGATTTTTCACCTTCAACAATGATTACTTCCTTTTGTTTCTTAATATGTGGTTCAGCAATCCATAAATTAAATAACTCATAGGATTGGTTACACTTAAATAGAAACATATATTTAGAATTGCTCTCATTGTCGTGGAAAATTCTCCCTTTTACTCCTACCAACTGCCCAAAACGATTGCGTAAAGGCACGGTAATTCGACCTGTCATAAGGTCAAATCCTATGTCATATTTACGTTGTGTGGCTTCAGAGATTCCTTCATTAGCCCATAATGCATTTCCCTTTTGTATGAAATTATTAGTTAACACATTCTCATTAATGATCTTATTAACTCTAACTCTGCGTACAATGTTCGTATGTTTCGACTTTAATTTCTGTAAAAATCTGCGTTTGTCATTTTTAAAACCCTTGGATGACTCTTTGATTTCCCAACCAAATAGGTCACAAATATAGTCTTTAGCATTGACAATATCATGTTGTAAGGCATCAGTATCAATATCAAAATAAATGAATGAAACAAGATTGAAAATGTCACCTTCAAAATCCGAACGATTACGTATTTTACAAGACAAATTCTTCGTGTTTTTAACTTGCACTGCACGTTTATTATCTGATGCAAATTTGTCTGGTAATTGTGCCACAATCAAGCGTCCTTGTTGTTCGACTCTCACATTCTGACATCCAATACCTTCTAATAAATCTTCAATCTTGCCCTCTTCATAAATTCTATCTTTAACTACTGATAATTCACTCATGATCCACCTCTAGAATGAACGGTGAATTTTGGCATAACCAATTTCATAAAATGAGTTGTAATTAAAGTTTGGTTGTAGGATAATACAATCCTGCCCTGTATCAGTGTTTGCCCCTTGCCTGTTCTTAGGAATAAACAACACATAGTATGTCTTATCTTCATCTAATGTCACGATTTCTTTTGTAGGTTGTTTTCCAAGTCCTCTTACCCATCTATAAACTTCTAATTTCTCATATTCATCTGCAAAAAATGGTCTAAACATTAGTAAAGTACTAGCTTCATTCTTCATAGCTTTACCTTCACCAATTGCATCAAAACTCAAGAATTTATGACTCACATAAGCATCTGCTAATTGGATTGATAGAACTGTTCTAAGATTAAATCCACCTGCTTCAGCCCTAGTCATCTTATAAATCTCTTTAGTAGATTCAACAAATGCTTCCCAACGTGTATTCTCTCTATAACCATCTGGCACTTTATGAGTATCAACAATCAAATTGACATACCCTTGAGTTGCATAGAATCGGATAATGTCTTTTAATTCAGTAATTTTATATTGCTCCATATAAACTACTTTAATCTTAGACTCATCACCGTCAGTTAACTCTTTGTACTTCTCCCAACCTTTAATCAATAACTCTCTCTCATCTTCACTTAAAGATTGAGGTGATAACATTTTCTTACGTGAGAAGCCCTTAGCATCAATAGCTTGCAACTCTTCTTTCATTTCGTGGTTTAGAATTGATAGAATCAAACGATTTCTAAATGCTTTTGCAGGTTCTTCATTCAGTACAATCAAAGTCTTGTCACCCGATTTCAACATTGACATTAGGATCTTATCAATGATAAATGAGGATTTACCAGAGTTACCAAAACCACCTACAATCGTAACTTCACCTCTAGGAATACCCTGCACTACATTATTTAAGTAGTATGAAGAATAGAATGGCAATAATTCTGAATTGTCATTCTCAAGGTCTTGTAAGAATTGTTCACCATCTACATACAAATCTTCAGTTGCATAGCTTTTACCTAGATTTAAGGTTGCAAGACTTGATTTCGCTTGCCAATAAGCGGTCAATTCATCAACTGTCATATCCTTGAAGCTGTATTTTTCAGTATCAGTAACCACCTTCTCACCATACAATTCAAATAAATTGATAATCAATCTATTCTTCATGAGTTTTTCAAAGTACAATTCAGCATTCATTTCGCCTGCTTGCACGATTGACATCAAATCGTTGAGAACTTCCCAACCACCATTCTTTTCAAAATCCTTTTCAATACCTTTTTCTTCTAAAAAGATATTAACAGTAATATCATCTAATTGTTTAGCACCATCTTCAATAATACGCTTGCCCAATTGAAACATGAATGCCCAATTCTTATGTAAAAAGTCTTTATAATTAATCTTTTCAGCATACTCATAGTACTTAACAATATTAGACCATAGGATGCCTACCAAGTATGCTTCACTAGCTTCTGCTAATGATTTGATCTGATCAATCTCTGGATGAGTTACCTTATCCTTTTTTCGTTTTGCTACCAATCCATGTCACCGTCCACTTCTTCCTCTACATCAAGGAATTTACTTACATCAGTTGTTTTTGAAATAGTCTTATCTTCATGAGTCTTGTACACCGTGGTATCTTTCGCCACTCTTGATCTACGCTTCTCTGATGATTTTTCATTTCTCATTCTCTTTAAAGTCTTAGGTAAATAGTTTAGCAATACAATTAAGATATATTTAAACTCACCTGCCACATCTTGAAACCCTTTATCACGTTGAATCTTTCTGATGCGTTCGCTCTGCTCTTTGTAACACTGCTTGATTACTTCATAAGGAACTCCATTAGCCAACCTCTTAGTTAGTTTAGTATTGTCAAAGGGTTTTCTACCTGCGTTTAAATTTCTAAAGGCTGTATAAAGCAATTTAGGAATCATATTTTTATTAATATCATGAATCTCTGCCACATATTCAACTAATTGGTTTAATTCACGCTCTGATTTTAAATACTCTTGATATTCCTTTTCAACCTCTACCAAACAATGATTATGAATGAATCGTTTAGGATATTTCTTGTGGAATCCATAATTGTCATCTTCAATATATTTCTCACAATGAGGACACTTTCTCTTTGCCAAAGGTAACACTCCTTTCACATATAATTATAACACAAGAATGCCAATTTGTCAATAGAAAAAGAACCCCAAAATGAGGTTCTTTTCAACTTTATTTGTCTAATTATTCTTCATCATCTTCATCTTCTTCGTCATCGTATTCCTCTTCATCATAATCTTCATCATGATCTTCGGAATTCTCTTCTAATTCTTCAAGAATTTTCTTCAATTCTTCCAAATTATCAGACTTACGATAATCAAGAATACCTAAACGCTCTTTGAAGGTCTTGCCAATTTCCTTCTTCTCATCCTTATCCATGTCAGAAATGATGTCAGCTAACTCTTGTTTAACCTCTTTCAATTCTTCTTCATGTTCAGCATCAACCTCTTCAACTTCTTCTTGCTTCTTGATAGTTGGTTTTGGTTTAGCTTTTTCTACTTGTGTAGTAGACTTGGATGGAATTTGTTCAATCAACTTAGCTTGATCAAGGATAGCTTTCTTGATTGTTTCTAAGAATAATTCTACATCATATGGAATTGTTTCTGGAATTTCAGTGATGCGTCCACCTGCTTCTGTTGTACCATCACCACGGAATCGGATAATACGATTTTCAACAATCTTGTTGCTCTTCTTACCCTTTTTCTTCTTATCCTTTTTGGATCGTTTTGATTTCTTGCCTTCAGTTTCTTCTGATTCTTCAGTTTCATCTTCAGCATTTTGTTTTAACTCTGACTCACGTACACTCTCAACATCAATGAAAATGAGGAAGTCGGATGAGTTTTTAACATAATCACCTGCACGACTTGAAACGGACATTGTGGTTTTTTCATACTCTAAACCAGACTTCTCCTTAACGGTACGGTCTTTGTCATGAGTAATGAAGAATAGTCCAAATCCTGCACGTTCCAAACGTGACATTTGTTCAGAAAATTCAGTTTCTAATAAGTCATATGCTTTACCAAATGGAATATCTGATAATTGTTCGTACTTCTTACCGTCTTTTCTACCTTGTTTGCGTAGAATGTATTCAGTACACCATTTCCCTGCAATATCAACTGTATCAATTGCAATGTATTGGAAACCTTCATTATCATCTTCAAGCATATCTACAACTTCTACAAAATGTGCCCAATCTTCAATGTCGATTACATTAATTCCAGGCAACATATTATAACCACGCTCAAAAGCTAGTAATAGACCTGTATCAATACCGCCTTCACGTTTTAAAATTTCATAGAACAATGAAGTATTGTGTGTAGGAATATAATCATCTAATAAGAATAATTTATCCTCTGCATCCACCTTGAAGCATACCATTTCTTGTACATCTTCTAAATCTTCGATTTGTGCAATAGCTTGTGGTTGTACTAAGAATGATTTTGCATCGGGATATTTGTTTAATAACTCTTTATGTTTGTATGTAGTTACTACAAATCTATTAGGAGCAAAGTCAATATATTGTGTGAATTGACCGTCTACTTGTTCAATATAGTATGAAGCATTAAATCCTAATGACAACATAACTGATTGAATTTGCCATGGGATATCCTGGTATTTAGTTTTAAATTCTAAATAATGTCCAAATAATACTGTACCATCTAAGTGATCAAAGAATAGATGACCTACTGATGCAAAGAATCCTTCAACTAATTGTAAACGTGTATCATAACTACCATATACATAATCATCTGATAATTGATCTGCTGTTAACAATTCTTCTAACAATTCTAAAGTAGAATCCTCTTGAATAGTAAACTTATATACATCATTATCTAATTTTGGTGTAATAAATAAGGTATGCTCCAAACGATCAAGAATGTCTTTTTCATTTGTTTTCAAAACTAAAGTATTGTTTTCTAGTTTTGCTCCTAAACCTAATAATACACCTACAACCCACGCATTTAAAGCTGGTAATGGTCTTTTATCAAAATGAACTACTTCTGCTCTTGGTAATTCATAACGGTAAGTGGTAAATTTCTCACCTAAAACAACATAATCCTCTAACATTTCTTTTAGAGTCTTAGATTTCAATTCACCATTCTCTACATATGGAATGATATGTTCGTCATTACAAATGAATGAATGACCTTCAGTAGTAGTTACTTCATAGGCTCTTAATTTACCTTGTGGATAAACACCTACTACTTTAGTTGGTTGACCGTTTAAACCAATTAATTCATCACCCTCTTTGATCTCAAAGGCATATTTTAAACCTTGTGGAGTGACTACTTTTGTGGTAATAGGAATTGCTTTACCAGATTTTGGTCTACCTGCAATTGTCATTTTCAACCGTGAAAGGTCTGCTGTGACTTCGTTAACCTTAACACTATCTCTTAAACCCATTAAATTAATCTCCCTTTTCTCAAAATAATTTGTTTTTAAAACTTCCGCTTACATTTTAGCTTTGTTTCAAAAACTTCGGCTCACATTTAAGGTAAAGGGTTAAGATACCTTAACCCTCACCCTACAATTTTTAGAATGGTAAGTCATCCTCGTCAATGTCTAAACCTTCATCTTCATCTTCTTTAGGTTTTTTACGACCTGTTAAGCCTTTAGGTTTTTCTTCTTTCTTAACGAATTCACTTTCGTCTTGTGCTTGTTCAATATCCTCTTGAGTATATTTCTCTGATTCAATAGAATCGAAACCTAAAATTACGTTTTCACGAACATAATTCTTGATAGTTTCTTTCTTCTTACCAGTCAATCCACCAAGCGATGGTGCATCATCTTCGACTTCTTCAACACGGTTCACTAAGACACCATGCACTTTACATAATGTACCGTATTTCAATTCTTTGTCTTTCACGATTGCTTGAATCATGCTTTCAGCACCTTCAATATTTTCCTTGATTTCTTTCTCTGTATCAATGAAAATTGAATCGTCTGTTGTAATTGTATATGTAACAGGTGTTGGCTTGCCATTGTAACCAACCGCTAAACCGTAAATATATAATTTACCTTCTTTCTTATCGTACTCGTGATCAGTATAAATGAATTCTGCATCAAACTTAGCACGTTCCACGAATTTCTCATCTTCAAAATCAATTTCTTGTTTAGTTAAGTAAATTGAAGTTGGTTCGTAGTTTGTTTGAGTTACTTCTTCACCTTCACGGTTAACATATGTTTGAGTTGTAATGTTACCACGAATCGTAACATCTATATCGTTTTCTAACAATCCATCTTCGTAAATGTCGTTAATACCGTCAATTGTAATAGTACGAATTACATTTACAACTTTACCTTTTTCGTCACGATCCAACGCAATCGTCAAGTCGAATGGGAAGAACCCCTCTTCCTCGTACTCTTCCACGTTGTCTGCCCAGTCCTCGTAGTCCACTTTTTTAGTACGCTCGGACTTGTCCAGTTTTTTATCACTGTTATATAGGTATACAGTGTCTTTTTCTAAACCGAACATACGCATGAAAATAATTTGATTTGGGGATGTTTTGACACCAAAATTTAAAGATGCCCACTCGACATCTTTATCAGTGACATCCGTTTTGTAATAATTTTCACGATCTGTACCTGTTACTTTACCAGAAACCGTGAAATATGAGCGTGTTTGGGCAAGAATATTCTCTTGCCCTTGTTGTTTGTCTTTCTTCTCTTTGTTACGTTTTGATGCTCTAGCCATCTTATAACCCCTTTACTCGCACCTTGTCTAAGGTGTATAATTTTATATTTAAATTTTCGTGGTTGTTATCTACTTTGTTTTTCCATACGGTTACAACCGCATTTTTTTCAAAGCAATATGACAACACGATATTAAAGCCGTCAATATTTTGTTTACCTCTCAATACCACTCTATGTAGATTTTCGCCATTGATTTCATCGTTCGTGAATTCAACGATTGTGTAATTTTCAAAGACATCCATAACATCTTTGATTCTGACTTTTCTTTCAATCATTCTTTCTTGTGAATGTCTTGAGAAGATTAATCCACATTCAATCTGATTCATCCTCTTGTTTAGGACTTTACGAATCATTTTGATTTCGTACTTGTCCATCATAGATAAATGTTTCCTTTCCGCTCTCGTATTGCTGGCAATCATAATTGACAACCCCTTTTCTTTTGTTCTGACTATATTATAGCACAAAAATTTAAGCGTGTCAAACGATTTTTTTTGATTTAATGAATTTTAATAAAAACCCTATTTTATCGACCAATTTTTCTCTCTCGTCCAAAATTAGGTCTAATTTATGTTGATTTAACGGGCTTTCTAGGAGGTATAAATCAATCAATTTTTCGATACGGTAAAAATCGGCAAAATTTGTACAATTTTCCCATACAATCGAATATATTGATCTACAGACCTCAAAATCAAATTTTTCGGAATTTTTGTCAATTAAACGAAATATAGAAGCAATTTTTGATTTACCCTCATTTCCGTCAACCTCATTACCCATTAAGGTTGACGGATTATATTCAACTGCTATAATTTGTCTAATTTTCTTCTCTGGATCCCCTCTTACCATAAAATAATCCCCTACTTGAAACCCCTTCATAGAATCACCCCTTATTTCCAATTGTAGTAGTCATCTTCCATCATTTCTTTCGCTCGCTTCAATGATTGGATTAGTTTATCAATCTCAAATTCATTCAAGCAATCAATAGTAACTTGTCCGTCAGTGATTGATACAACACCATTAGCATTGTCATAATAAGCTGTTGGTTCAAATTGATAGCTATAAGACTTAGGCTTACCAACAATGCTGTTAGTGAATGGTGCTTCCTTAGTCAAGCCTTCATTGATTGGTTTGTGAAGAGTTACTAACAACTCTGAAGCGAATTTAATGGTATTTTCTAATTCATCAAGTACTAAATATTCATTGTCAGTATGTTCGTTATAATAACCTACTGACAAATTGATTGCATTGATACCCATGTCATTTGAAATTGTGTAGGCATCTGAAATTCCACCTTCCACGCAAGTAAAATCATAGCCTTTTTGGATTGAAAAACTTTGCAACCATTCACACATTGATTGGTTTGAGAATGCTACACCATATGTACCAACAACAATATCACTGTTCCCTCTGCGGTCAAAAGTGATTGAAAAATCAGCTTGTTGAATGAATTCAAAGTCAGACTTAATTGAACCTACACAACCGATTTCTTCATCTAAGAAGAATGATACTAATAAAGTACCTTTAAACGGTAATGTTTTCTTGACAACAATTTGATCCAACAATTCAAAAATTGCTGTTACACCTGCACGGTCATCAGCACCGAGGATAGCACGTTTATTCTTTTGATAAGCGTAAACGATACCGCCTAATTCCTTGATAGTACGATTCTTTTGTGTTCTTGGAACCGTATCAAGGTGGCTGTTTAAATGGATTGTTGCCCCTTCACCACAATTGAATTGTGCGTGAATGTTTCCATAGTAGTCAGTAAAAATGTTATCGGGATTCAGTGATGCTAAGTCACCAAATACCAAAGTTGAAATTTTATGAGTGTTACCGCTAGGGCTATATACACTCACATAACGCTTAAATGCATTCAACAATTCTTTATTTACTTTTACTTGAGATTGATTGTCTTTGTTCTTTTTCATAATTATCTCTCCTCTTAAAATTCAATGTAAGGGCTAGGTTTACTAGCCCTCTCTTACTAGAATACGGTATACTCGCTATTGTCAACGGGTTCGTGTTCATAAATTTCGTGCTCTAACATTGGAACCTTTGGTAAATTTGCTAGGAATTCTTCAGCTTCCTTATGTGTATTGAATTCAGCTACCAATTCAACCTCTCTCCATGGATCCAAAGTCTTACTTACCACTTTATACTTTTTCATTTTAATTTCCCCTTTCGTTTCTTTCTATATATATTATAACACGAAAGGGAGTGTTTGTCAACACTTTTAGTTAACAAAATTCACTTTTAATTTTCAACCACTCACTATCATTGAATGTAGGTGCATTATACCCTCTATCATCAATATAGATGCTTGCACCAATTTTAATCCCTTGTGACTCATAACGATTAAGCATATAATCAGCATGAGCATTGATTTTCACTTTGTCAGTGTTTAATCCATGATTTTTTAAGTGTTCCATAACAGGTGCTAACTCTTGTCTTGCTGTCCAAATCACAATCTCATAGCCTGCTTCAATCATAGCATTTACCGTATTAATGCCTTCAATGAAGGGTTTACCTAAGTCGGGAAATTGATCTTTGACTAGCGTTCCGTCAAAATCAACCGCAATCACGGGATGCGACTGCGGTGTGTATTTTATTTTGTTTGTCATTCATTACCTCTTAATCTTCATCATAAGAATCTTCATTGTCACAATCACTATAATAAAAATCGTCATCATAACAACCTCTATCAAAATCATCATATTCCATTTGTTTTAATTCCCATTCACAATCAATTTCATTTTGCATTGACTCAATTTCCTCTTTTGCTTCCTCTAACTCATTTTGCATAGAATCCAATTGCTCTACCATGTAAATAATGTAGTCTGTTACTTCCTCTGGTAAGTTGTACTTGCGGATAATTTGATTGTGCGGTTTCTCAAATTCATTGATATGGTTATTTGCGAAAGTTAAAAAGCTATCATCAAGTCTATCTGCTCTATGAGATCCTAAAGTCAATCCATAAGTACCGCCATATTCTTCTACTTGTTGCAATTCCCATTCACCGCTAATATCAGTCGCAAGAATGAGGATGTATTCATCATTGAATTTTTCTTTCATTTCTTTTGCAAATTTTTCAAAAACAGATTTCTTTAACATAATAGATTCCTCTTTTCCTTTATCTTATACATATAGTATAACATAAAAAGGGCTTATTGTCAAGCCCTTTTGTTGATTTTTATTTAATTTCTACTTTACCATCTTTCAACTCAAGAATCATAACACCGTTAGGAGTCACAAATTCTACTTTGTCTTGATAGTGGTCTGTTGTTTTAAACCAACTATTTTTATACTTGATTACTTTATTACCAAAAGCAACCACTTTTTGACCCATTTCGCTAGTTGCACGGTAAGTTAAGGTTCCTTTGTGGTAGTCCTTATTGATTACTACGTCAAATTTTTGACCGCCATCAGCTTTTTCAGCTTGAAAGTCACCGTTAACAATTACATATTCCAAATCACCACTAGTAGGGATTTGATCTAAAATGTATTGTTTCTCTTTACCTTGGATATGTAAAGAGAATACTAAACTAAATCCAACGACCAAAAATGATAAGAACAAGAATAGTTTAACTAATTCATGCTTTCTCATGAAAACAAAAATCCACAATAGGATTAATACGACAAGCGACAACCAAAATCCTAAATTGTAAGCCATAAATACACGTTCCATTTTTGTCAAATTCATTACTGTTTCTATCATTTCTGATTCCTTCTTTCTTTTTCTTTATGTATACATTATACCATGAATCATTGCCCTTGTCAACACTTTTACTAAACTTTTTCTTAGAAAAAGAGTCGCTAGATAAGCGACTACAATTTGATTGCGTTAGGAGTGTCATATAAGGCAATAATACGCTTATGCAATAATTCATGATACACATTAAATGATCCTTTAACGTGTTTTTTGTGCGTAAAATAAATGGTTAATAAAGTATTTTGTGAGTCGTAAAAAGTAACCTTCATTCCATCTACTTTATAAAACAATGCACTAGGCAATTTGTTTTTGTATTGATTCTGAAGTACCTCATGAATTTCTTTGAGTGCTTCCGTAAATTCACCGTACATTAATAATCTCCCTTCAACCACTCAATAATACGCTTTTCGCCAATCTTAGCAATAGCTGTTTCAACCGCAGTTAGGTTAGCAAAATAAACCGTATTTTGTTTTAAATTAGCGGTATTATTTACTACTAATTCACCTTTATCAGCATTATAGCATAAATAAAGGTTATTATGATGCAAAAGAAAAGGTCTACCAAATTCTTTTAAATCATAAAGTGTATTCATTGACTCTTGAAAATGATCCAAATCTTGGACTCCTAGAGTTACTGATGTTGTTGTTTGCATAGGCATTGAATAAACAATCTCTTGATTAAGTCTATCGAATTCCCATTGTTTCCCTTTTAATTCATCCACTAGGGCTTGAATTTCCTTTTGTAATTGCTCCTTACGTGACAAGTTACTGAACCCCTTTCTCAAAAATAGTGCCTTTGCCTAGTGATTCTTGCATGGATTTAGCTTTAGCTAGACTAGTAAACACCATACACTCTTGTTTCTTGGTTGTTCCAAAAACAAGAACATAGACAACATTTTCATCTGAAACTAATTCAGACAATGGAACCTTCAAGGCATCTGACAATGCTTTTAAGTTTTTGCTGGAAGGTTTAGATCTTCCCGATTCCCAATGGTGCATATTTGCACGGGAAAGTCCAAGCATATTGCCTAACTCTTCTAAGGTTAAACCTTTCTCTTTTCTGATTTTTTTGATTTTTTCATTTAGCTTCATAATCTCTTTACCTTTCTAATCACATACCATACATCCCTATTAATAGTACATTGATACAACCATGTATCATCTTCTTCAAGAATGAATTCAGCATTGATTTCTTCAACATGATTTTTCAATGTTTCTAAAGAGTCACTAATCAACCAATATTGTGTTATAGGGCAATCTTGAAATTCAGTTACGCTAATTAGAATATAGCCATATTCCATGGTTATTCCACTCCTTCAAACATTGATTGTGCTAAGGCTTTAGCCATGTTGCGTAACATAACTAATTCCGTTGCACGACCTATTAATTCATCATAATCTTCATCAGTCCAAATGAAAGTTGCATAGGCAATATCACTTAGGGCAAAATATACACTTTCTTTATAAACCATCATATGGTCTAGAATTGCTTCAAGTGCAAAGTCAACATGATTTCTTAAAAATGGACTGTTTGAAGCCATTAATAAATGCTTAATTCTCTTAGTAAATCCGCTATCATCTAAATATTGTCTTGTTTCTGATTGATCCGAAAATCGGATTGCCTTAATTAATCTAGAATCAATAATACGTTTCATGATAAATTTCCTCTTTTCTTTTCTTTTAGATACTTAGATTATTTGGTGTATAGGGATTATTCCCCATACACCAAATAGTTAACTTCTTCATTGAACCATAACCAATTATTTAAATCATCTTCATTAATTGGTTCATCTAAATCAAAATTTTGTTCAAATAATTCTTGCAATTCATCTTCAAGCCCTGCTTCTTCAGCTGACTTAAGCGTATCTAATCCACCAGCCCACGCTTGAAAATCCATGATGTTATTACAATCTTTGATTTCTACTACTTGAAACATTTTACATTACCTCTTTCCTTTATCTTATGTATTTATTATACCATGCTTTGATCCATTTGTCAACAGTTTTTGTAAACTTTTTCTTGAATATCTTCAAGAATTTTTGAAGGTTCAATTTCTTTCAGCTTCTTGCCTTCACTTTCATATTTCCGCAATAATAATCCAATATTACCAACACATTTGTATGTTGGATGGATTATATCATAAAGACATTCTAGAAACAATTCAATCTTTTCGATATCAGTTTCTCTTGACTCACAAATTTCAAAAGTCCGATAACCCCTATCATCGTTATTGATTCTAGCATGAACCATTAACTTTCCATTGCGGTTTAGATTAATACGTGATGCTGTTGCGTAACTCATTTATTATACTCCCTTTCTTTCTTTATATACTTATTATATCATAGAGAAGGCATTTTGTCAACACCTTCTCTAAACTTTTATCAATTATTTTTGTGCTTGTCGCAGGTCACGATAACCGAAACTTACGATTGCTTCATAGTTGATAACTTTTTGATTGCCTAACTTGATTTCAATGTCATTAGCATACGACATGATTTCAATAACCGCTTGTGACTCGTAGATACTCTTGTAAAAAGTATCGTAAATCTCAAAGTTATCTAACATATAGTGTAGGTAAACATAGTCTTGCATTGCTTGCCCTACATTCTTTTCATAGTCATCAAATCCTTCAAGCAATTGTTTTGCACGGTTAGGGTTAACCTTGTAAAGACTAGCGATTAATTCCACTATTTCTTTTTCAGAATATCGTTTGATTTTGTATGCTCTACAAGTTTCCACGTTGCCTAATTCATCTTTAGCAATGAAGGTTGTGCAACGACCGTAAGTTTTAATGTCATAATAGAATTGATTTGCCATGAGATTTCATTCCTTCCTTTATCTTATATACATAGTATAACACAAAAAGGGTGTCTTGTCAACACCCTTTGTAAACTTTTTTGATTGTAAATTCTTTTTTCTTTGCCTTCTTCTTCTCTTCTTCAATTTGAATGCTTCTATCTCTTACACTCATAGCCATAGCAATACCGAAAACATTGATATAATCAAGGCATCCATCTAACATATTAAGAATATCGGTATATTCTTTCTTATCTGAATTTTGGATCTTATTCTTGTCAATATCATCCATGTATGCCTTAGCACGATTGTAAAATTCTTCATACAATGCTTTTTGAGCGTGATATGATTCTTTGGTTAAATATTTACATCCTTTGTAACGGTTTACTCGTTCAAAATCATATTCTCGTGGTTCAGAAAAGAATATACTATTTTTTAGAATACCCTGTTCATATATCCAAATCTAATCATGACAATGCATCCTTTCTATGGTAGAATGATTTCCACTGGTTCGTGAAAATATCCATTGAAGATTGAAGCAATTTCTTCAATCGTTGGATTTTGAATCGTAGGAGTGATGCCGAAACCCTTTAAGAATTTCAGCATCTTTTCCTTCAGACCTTCAATGCTTGTTGCCATGTAAGTTTCCAATTCACCATCAACCATTTGACGGAAAAAGTAATTTTTGTTAGTCATTGTAACTCCCCTTTTCTCTTTACTTGCTATTCTTCATATCATCATAAGCATTGATAAAGTCAACGTATTTGTAGACCATAGGAATTTTCAACGCTTCCTTGATAAAGTTTAATTTATTCTTGTCAGCTTGTGACAAGTCTTTTTGTCCCTTCAGCCCTAAGACAATTTCATTCCAACTCTTCAAAGTTGGATAAAGTGCTAGGTACTCATGATACTTTAACCCATCATGCAATGGATCCAAAGTGTTTGCAATCTCCCATTTTTGAGCGTCAACAAAATCGTTAACGCTCATATTTACCGCTTTAGGCATTGAGAATCGGAATGGTTTATCATCCATATAAGATTCTTGGTAAGTTAGGATGATTTGAACATTATTTGTGTAGATTGATAGCATTTTGCTTTCCTTCTTTCCTTTTGATACTCTTATTATATCACGATTTGATATGTTTGTCAACACTAAAAGTAAACTTTTCTTTGAAAAAGTAGAATTTGTTTTGAGTGGTAGATTCCTATTTACACTTTTGATTGAAAAAGTTGATTTTGATTCGAGATTTTAGTTGCCTATTTTCAGTTTTAATACTAAAACCGAAAATAGAGTTTTGTTTGAGAATCTAAAATTCACTTTTGATTGAAAAACTAAAAATCACTTTTTGTTTTAAAAACTAGAATCCACTTTAGATTTAAAAAGTAGGATTCACTTTGCAATGAGAAACTTGCTTTTGATTTGCTGATTTGTTTTGTTTGGTAAAGTTGCGAATATCAGATTCATTAGAAAACTTGCTTAAACATTGGTATGATGCGGATCCAGATAGGTTCAGTGAGTGGAAATGAAAATCTTTCTTCTATTATATAGTAAGTTTTGATTGGAAAACTTGCAAGACATTTAGATTGGAAAATTTGCGGTTACATTATATAGAAGCAAACGGATTGAGTTAGGAGTGAGTGAAAGGCAAATGATGCGGTTAAATGGTTTAATTTGAAGGATTAGGAGCGGTGTAACTATGATATAGTGAGATAGAATAGCGTATAGTTTAGGAGCCTTAGATTGGATTGTAGGAGTGAATAAGAGATGAATTGGTGGATAGTAGGATAGATTGAAGAACTAAATTTATCTCTTGTCGGGAGTATGAAACTAAACTTTTGTAAACTTTTAGGAATTAGATTTGGTGGTTCAATGCAGAAATTCTTGTGAAACATTTTGAGTTTTGAGATTGTTTTGAGTGGTTGAATTGAGTTGTAAAGAGTCATTGAAGGGTTTATTTTTGTTTACAAAAGTTTACTTTCGTATTTAAGAAATGGTGGTGCATTTGTGAAATAGGATTGAATTGTGAGATTGGAGGAGTGATATTTTTTAGAATAATTTTGTTGTGCTTGTGTTGGTTTATTGGTTAGATTTGGTTGTTGGTTGTGGTGCGGATAATGCGACTGATTGGATTGTTTGTCATTTTTAGTTATGATTTGTGAGATGAAACTAAAAAAGATAAGTTAGAAACGTTGATATAAAAGGATTTGAGAAGCGAGGGACTTAATTAGTTTTGAATAGTTATTTTTAGTTTTGTAGGAGTGAAGAGAATTGTTTGTCTAAATTAGCTTTGGATTTGGTTGAGATATTAATTTAGATAAGTATGTAATTGTGATATGTTGTTGTTAAGATAGTAAGATGGATCTGAAATGAAGAGTTGATTTGGTTGTGAATGTTGTTTACAAAAGTTTACTTTGAGTTAGGGAGATTTGCTTATGAATTGGTTGCGATGAATGGATTGAATGAGATTTGTTTGTGAAACATTTTGTGATTTGTGATGGATTGAATGAGAAAATAGAAATTGATTTATGATAGATTGTTGAATTTGGTTGTTAACAAATGTAAACATAGATTGAGATATTTTGATTTAATTTGGTGGAAAATTTTAGTGGAGTTTCTGGACTAGGATATGTATATATATTGCTGGGTATTTTAAATATTATTATATATAGGTTAGATTAAATTTTGATTGAGAATTTAGAATTTGTTTTAGAAAAGGAAATAAATTTGAAAGGAAAATATTTTGGTGCGATTTTCGGGCGAAAGATATATATGTATATATATGCCCCCGTTTTTCAGAAAATTCTATATATAGGTTAGTTGCTTTTCTTTTTGGAATTTGGTTTTGTTGCAGATAATATTGTTATATACTATGGGGGCGGTGGTGCGATCTGGGGCGTGTTGTGGGCTTTTGCAGCTAGGGGCGATTTTGAATTTTGAAATGTTTTTGTAATAAAAATTTTTGTCTTGGGGCTTGTATGATAACTGATAGTGTTGTATAATTTAAGTATCAAATAAAGAAAGGCGGTAACTATTATGTTATCAATCGTAAAAATTAAATCTATTAGCAATATCGAGAATATGGACTATATCCGTGATAATGTTCGCTTAAATGAAGGTATCAAAGAAAATTTAGTGGATGCTATTAATCAAGCACCAACAACGGAACTGCCATTCTTTGGGCTTGAGATGGTACCAAGCGGAAAAGAATTATTTAAGAGATGGCAACAGCGTTTTTATGGCGATGCTTATAAGACTGAACAAATCCAATTTATCAACAATATTACCTTTGAAGAGTGGCAAGAACGCAGACTAAGCAACGGTAAGAAGTTAGGGAAACAACTCAGATATATGGAATTCTCTCAAGAGCTGTTAGACTTTGACGGCTCACAAGAACGAGTAGACAAAAACAAGTATGTTATTATCTTTAATCCTTGCTGGTGGTCTAAGTTAGGCATGTCAAGCCTAGCTGAAAAAGGTTCTTGGGATGGTTTTGGTGGCACTAGTTGCCAAGATATCCGCAACTTAGATAGCTCCTATCCCCATCATGTTTTAGGGTCGATGATGAACGACTACTATACTATTCAGCTGGTCAGATTGAATGAAGGCGAAAAGGTAAGCGACTTTAATTCTTATCAAGCTTTAGATGGTCGTTTAATAGCTCGTGTAAATGCTTGGTCGTTTGATGGACGTATCAGAACTAATGATATTTATTATGGTTCATCTAAGACTAAACAAATCTTAATTGATATAATCGAGCAACTACAAGAACAAGGGCTTGATATTCAAGAAGGTGATTATGGATATGATTATCAAATTGACTTAAATTCTTATGAAATGAGTTATGAAGAAGATATTTTAGTTAGTGTAGATGACTATTACACAATTGATTGCCCTGCTTGCGGTGGTTCTGGTACTCAAACGGTATGGGATGAACGAGACAACGAACACGAATGTTATTGCCCTGCTTGCGGTGGTTCTGGAGAATATGAGTTATATATATGCAATGAAGAATGGGAAACGGTGGAAAGCACTAAAGAAATTTTACCATACGATGAAGGCATAGTATCTTATAATGAAGTGAATGTTTGCAATGAAGAAAAGGGGATGACGCTAGGAGATTGGATGATGACGGTAAACAAATAAGCGGATTGGGTTAGGCTAACAAGCCTAGCCCTTTTTGTTTGAGCAGCAGGCTATATGAAAGCTTATTTTGAATGATTCTAATTAAGAAAATGGGTGGGGTGCTGCATTTTAGGAGAAGGGAAAGAGTGAGAAGGGGGCTAGGATAGTTGGGAGTGATGGGGTTGTGGGGGGTGGGTTGGTTGTGTAATCCACTGAAAAATTTTCTTGGTCAAGGATAGTCCAACGTTGGACAAAAAACGCCCAACATGGTAGCACCTGGGGAAATTGTAATCATTATAAATAAGCTTTTTCATGGGTTCCTGGCGGACCAACTGACGCACCGCAAGCAACCTACACCCCTAGCCCTCAATCCCCTAAGCGGTGGTGTATAATTGTAGTTATATACCCCGTACCTTTTAACCAAGAACGACAAGTGTAGAATTTGATCGCGGCCGTACCACGTTACTCACCCACCCTTACCCCAATTTCCATATATACCCTTCCCAGTCCCTCACCATTATCCCAGTCACCAATTCCCCTCACCTCATTTCACTCTATGTCAAGAGTCCTCACACCTCACAATCCCCTATAAATCAACATCCCCACACTATTTCCTCACTGTCAAAAGCCACCTCTCATTTCACTCCCACTTACCTCATTTTCACCTCAAACCTACCAATTTCACCCTGTCAAAAGTTTACATTCCCACTTAACACCACATCAAATCCCACCTAAAGTTTACACCAAAAGTTAACAAAATCCATACCGTCCAAAGCCAATTTTCCACCCAATCTCATACATATCCCACCCTATAATTATACATATATTATATAATATTTTATATAAAAATTTATATATTCCACCCTCATATCACACTCCCATTTACCCACCCAATTCCATCCCAACATCCAAAATACCTCAAATTTACTCAATATTCTGCCACACCTTATAAACCCCTATACACCAAACATAACTCCACTTTCACTATTGTAAGAAGTACCACCCCATTAATACATAATGTAAAAATATATACCCCGTATAGTTAAAACCTTATTATAACAATATTATACAAATTTTATATGAGCATTTTAAAATATATATGAATTCAAAACCCAAACCCTTGATGAAGTACGGTCAGTGGGAAGCTAAAATATACATTTTGTTTATATAAATCCTTATATATCAAGCAATTACACCATATCAACCACCAAAACTCACTCCTTAATGAAAATTGGATTTGGGCATAATAAAAAGCCCTAGTCATATCGACTAAGGCTTATTGGCTATACCTTTCTTAGGTATAATCCTGTAATTTTCTCTGCTTTTGATCCACTATAAGTATAGTTGACCCATGAAGTTTTACCAATGGAAGGAACCCTTACGCAGAATTCATATCCTTTTGGCAGACTAAACTTAATGGATTCGATTCCTTTATGAGAGCCAAAAACAGTTTGAGAAGTAAACTCGACTCCATCTACTGTATATGAGATTGGCTGATACACACCATTTATTACCAAACTCCCCACAGTAATAGATTTGGATTCCAGTTTCCATTCACCGTTAATAGGTTTAATTTCTTGCCACTGACCATCCACTACACCCCAGAACTCGACAATATCATCTTTAACTTCTTCTTTTACTTCTTCCCTGTTAATACTGGGTTTAGCTTCAGACCATGCTTCGATAATGTCTTGCTCTAAGACGATTTCATTTAAGCCAGCTAATTTATAACCATATCGGCTATATGATACTTCAAGTTGTACGATATCAATGATGCGGTATTTCTTACCTTTTACATCACTTGGAATTGCCACTTTATTTAAGTAGGTTTCCGCTTTATCTCGAATGGTTACTTCTTGACCCAATCCCAACTTACCAAAGGATAATGGATAAACTGCACCGTTTGGATCAAAGTCCACCTTGGCTAACCCATATGCTTCATATAGATCTTCTTCCAAGACCCATTCTTTTAATTCTTTCAGCATATAGGAGATACGGGATTTGCCTTTATTTACCTTATGATTACCTACGATAGTATAGGTTCTACCCTTTACAGAGTCTGGAATCTTACCGCCACTTTCGTACTTATCCGCAAAGTGAGTAATGGTTCCTTTACCTTCTTTAATTGGTTGAATATCAACCGTATAATCCGTGGTCTTGCTATTCTCTTTAGCAATATTAGGACTATCTACTATCTTAGGTAATTCAGTCTTTTTTACAACGACTGCACCTGTTTCTCTACCTACATAGATTGCCACTTCACCATAGGATGCGGTCTTAATTTTCGCCACGTTAGGCTCCAACCAACCCAATACATCATAATCTAAACCACCAAATTTACTTGGTAATAATTCACCAATTTCACTACCAACCTTATAAGGGCCGCTTACACTATATACTCTCCATGAGTCTACATCTGCTGGTAATTTCACCATTTCATTACCATTATAAACTACCTTATTATCGGAAGTTGTCGTTTTAGCTTCAGTATGCTTATCTTCATTAGCACCTACTATTCTAAACCATCTAGTTGGCGAACCTGTCCAATTAGTAATTGGAGTAATTGCAATACCATTAGCAGGGTAAGTACAGTGGATAATTTGATTAGAACTATATACGACACCTGTATGTCCATATGAACCAAGACTCTGACCTTCTACACCACTAACAAAAATGTCCCCACGCTTAATTTCGTTACGTGAAATCTCCTTAAATAGATAACCTTTCTCCTTAAATAAAGTTTCCGTATTACCCAGATAAGAGATTCTAGTCTTAAACCCTGCATACTTGAGAGCGGAATATACAGCACTAGAGCAGTCATAACTATTTGGTCCTTGTCTGTTTTCCATGGAATAGGTTACTTTACCTACTCGCTCCTCAAACCATTTGAGCATCTTATCCAATTGTCCACCTACGGAAGTAACGGATTCTGTTACCGTGGATTGACTTGCAGAACTATCAAGACCTTTCTTTATCTTCAGCACTTGACCTGTCTTAATAATATTATCAGTTAGGTTATTTAACAGCTTTAAGTCACTTACACTTAGACCACTCAATTTAGCAATTCGCCACAGCGTATCACCCTTTTGAACAATGTACTCACCTTCATTGGCGGTACTTGCTTCTTTCTTTTCCTCGAAAGTGGGTTGATTGATTACTTTATTTTCGATTGCTTCTACCAAACCTTTAGCAATTTCCTCTACCTTCTCTTGATAGAGTTTCATGTCAGCATCATTATCAATGAAACAGACTTCAACTAAACGATAGTTAATATCGTTATCGTATGCCACGTTAATATTATAGATATTGTTAACCTTCTTAAAGCCACGGTTCTTGAAGTATTTACTTAGTACACCCAATAAGCGTTGATCCATTTCATCTGCATCAAACTCACTATGGATTAAGATTTCTGTACCATTAGCTGAACCATTGAAAGCATTAAAGTGTAACTCTGTTACCGTGTCATACCCCACTGAATCAGATGCTAATGACCCATAGTTAAATACATCCTTCTCCTTGATATAGGAGATATTTGTACTATACTTAGACATCAAGTCTGCTAACTTTCTATTTTCCTCTGCTTCTTTTAGACCTAGGTTGTTATTTACCGCACCTGGATCATAACTATTTTGACCTTGACCGTGACCGCAGATGACTAAATGTTTCTTACCCAAAACACCAACTCCCTCTGTATGACCTTCTTTTGCGAAGGCTTCTTTGTCGTACTGTACTAAATTGTACTGATTGATAATATTGATAAGTTTTGTATCATAGAGTGGATCCGTTGCGTAACCTGCCAATCGAACCGCTCGACAAGCCCTAACATAATCCCGTTCTCCTACTACTTTAGCATAACGTGTTACTCTTGCAGGGGTGCTAGTAAAGAATTTAGTGTGGTCTAATACGCTTGCATCTAAGGTGTCATATACACGAAACGGAGCTTTGATAGTAATATAGTCACCAATGCTCTTATCCCACTCTTTTGTGTCAAACATATCATACTTGTACTTACCAGCATCTTCATCCTTGTTGTACTTAATGCCAAAGTTATTATTATATGGTGGTTGTGCTAACTTTGAAGTACCCCAACCCGACTCTAAGATACCTTGAGCCATGGTTAAGGAAGGTAGGATTTTGTTGTCTAACCAACCTTTGATTGCACCATTCTTGATCTTATCAATATATCCTTTTGTGTCTACCAATTTTATCATCCTTTCAAGTCGTTTATAATGGACTTATGAGAAAAAGTCCGTAGAAACGGACTTTACTTTAGAGTATCAACAATATCTGGAACAAAGCCTACGGATAAGATTTCACCGTCTTTTACTAATAGTGGTAATGAAGAACCATTATAAACTTCTTTGAACTCTGCTAAATGACCCTCATCTTCATCTACCATCTTAGTGGTATATTGAATACCGTGCTTATCCAATTCTTTCTTCATGAATTTGCATTGCATACATTGATTCTTGCTAAATAACTCTAACATACTTCGATCTCCTATTTCTCAATTCTATATTCTAACTCTTCATAATCACTAGATTCTTTTGACAACACCTTAATCAAATAGTTAATTGAATTTGTCTGCTGACGCAACTCTAGTTTGTATGATTTGATTAGTGGTTCTAACCACTTACGCTTTTCTTCGTATTCCTTTAAGCTGATTTCCTTACGTTGTAATTCTTTCTGCACCCTATGCAATTCACGTTGGTACAGATAGACATAACATTGTAATTCATCCTCTCTATCTAACATTTCTTGAATATCTTGCATCATAATCTTACCCTCTAGGCACATTATGGTTGTGGCTCTGTTTCCTGTTCCTCTTCCAAGATCATGGAAAGCATGATGCAGTAATTTGCCATGTCCAATAAAGTATCTCGGATAGATTCATCACCTACTAAGTTTCGATTACCTAATGCTAGACGCTTAAACCGATTATACTTATCAGAAATGCGTGTTAGTGCTGCCACAATACCAAATTCTCGTACAGATTCGGCAAAACTATCCCCATAATCCGTATTTTTTTGTTCATAAACACGGTTCAATTCCTCTACGATCTCTTTGTGCCTTTTAACTCTTTCTTCTAAACTCATTTTCTACACCTCAAATTTGTATTGGTTTGTATGATTCTGGATCTGGCACACTCATCCTTAATTCGTAGTTTTTACTATCATTACGTCTATAAATCTCTACATCAGTGATCTTGGCATAAATTTCATGAATGCCACCATCCTCATAAGAGATTGTAATGTGATAAATACTATCCATCATTGAAACTTTAAGTCCACTTACCACCATATTGGAGTTAACGTTTGCAATTGCTGACAAGGGTGCATTTCCAACACCATAGATAATTCTACCTTTAGGACTATTATACTCTATAATTTTAATATTGTCCACCGACTTACCACCTATTCCTTTCCTACCTGTCTAATATTGAGATAAGGCACAAGAGAAATCGTGCCAGAGAACAAATTACTATTCTCCATGAAGTCTTTCATTGTGGCACGAATCCCATTCTCATCAATAACATCTACAAAATCTTCATGAACTAAGTCCATCATTCTCCCATCTACAAAGGAGTCATAGTCTAAATTCTTAGGAGCAATGTATAATTGGAATACATCAAAGTGAATTCTCACCACAATGTAGTATAAAGTCATCACATCGTCTTGGACAACCTCAAATAACTGACCGTCCACAATCGACACTTGATCATCCATGACAAATTCAATATATTCCAATTTATCTTCTTCAGAGTAAGCAATCTCTGCGAACACATCATCTTCCACTCCTAGCTGAATCCAAGAGTGGCACTTTTTGACGAATCCGCAGACATTGAGCGGTTCATAATAAGCAAAATTAATCATTCTTACTTTCCTCATCTTCTAAGAAAAACTTAGCTAGGTTAGTTTCTCTAATCTTATTCTCAAACTTTCTCATGCTGTTGTTAATAACTGACATATCCCCTAGGACAAGCAAGTACTCTTTGGCACGGGAAGTCATAGTGTACAACAAGTTACCGTTCATTTGGAAGGCACACTGTCTTGGAACCAAGCAAATTGCAACCTTATACTCTGAACCTTGTGACTTATGAGCGGTGATACACCATCCATGTTGCATGGATCCATTTGTAATGTCATCGTTATCAATCTTAATGTTGTTGCCTTCGATTTCAAAAATGGAATAAGTATCAAAGACCTCTTTCAAGACCATGCTTTCACCGTTGGCAATGTAATATTCCAAGTCACCTTCACTAGTAACCTTCTTCACTGTACGGTTTTGTATGTTCATAATCAAGTCACCAACACGATATTCAATTAAATCATCACCTGTATTGACCTCTAAGTAGTCTTGACCGTTCTTAGGGTTCAATGCTTCTTGAATGACCTTATTGATAGCCATTGTACCGTTAATACCCTTGTTTGTAGGGGTTAATAGCACCAAATCGTCCACTTTATAGTCTTTTTTGAGCAATTCTAGGTAAGTTTCGACCGCTTTATCGCAATATTCCTCTTTATAACCCAATTTTGTGTTGAAAACACAGTTATTTCCAAAGACTTTGCGACCATTAAAGGTGCTTGAAAGGAACTTTTCACCCTTGCGAATCTTTGTGATAATGTCTAGAATACCACCCTCGTTTTGGCGAAAGACCTTAGAAAAGCGTGAAACATGGATGTCACTTGAAATTTTCGTGGAGTCATATAAGAAATTACCGTATGAAACTGACGGAATTTGTGCATCATCACCAACAAAAATGAATTTTGTTTCAAGTGGCAATGTAGTTAATAGGTTATATGCTAGTTGAGTGTCAATCATGGATGACTCATCCACTAACACTACATCATAATCACCCGTATCATTTCCAGTACCCGATTTCATTAGGTAGGAGTGGATAGTTGAAGCACTATAATTGGTGTATTCCTCCAACTTCTTACGTGCCCGACCTGTTGGTGCAAGTAGTAAACACTTCAAACTATTCAAATGTACATACTCCAACAACACCTTTTGAGACATAGACTTACCTGTGCCACCGTTTGCAACCAAGAATTGTAGTGAAGAATCGTGAATTTCACGGAAAAATTGCTGTTGTTCATCACTTAGACTGATATTTGTCTTGGCTTCAAAGTTTTTGAAGAGTCTATTCCAATCTTCCTCTGGTAAGTTAGGTTTTAGCTTACTCTTCTCCTTTAGAATACGATAAATCACATATTCTACTGAAAAAACAGCAATATCAGTGTAATATCCATCATCTTGGATGATTTTCCCCTTAAAATGACGAACAATCTTCTTAATTTCATCATCAACTGCCTTAACGTTACTAATATTAAGTTTTTCTAACATTTCCATTACAGTTTCTTTACAAATTTCCATGTCAGAAATGACTTCCAAGACCTCTGATTTTTTAACACCTAGGTTCTTAACTGCTAGGCTAATCAGCTTTTTCTCTGTACAACGTGTGTTACCGTTAGACATATTCTCGTTGAGGACATGGACAATCCCTGCAACAATACGGTTTTTGTCGTTGAGGTTGTGACCTTCGACTGATAAGTAAATTTCGTCCGCAATTTTAAAACCCACACCATTGACTTCGGTAAATTCATAGACATTGCGTTTGAGAATTTTCTTGATTAACTCCAAGTCATTACTATAATGTTTTTGAATCTTTTTAATTACAGTATCTGTAATCTTATAGCCATCAAAAAGGATATAGGCATTACTGTTGTTAACTTTATTTCTAACTTTACTCCGTATTCTATCTAATACTGAATCACCGATACCCATGACATTTTCAATAATGTCACGTTGGTTGTCTACGTTGAGGATATATTCAACTATTTTCATGTCTTTGTCATAAGCCAATTCAAAATTGACATACTGAAGTGGGGTGATACAGTACTTGAGAAATGTCCATTGATCTTGAGGATCATCTGACAATACCATCTTGTGTAAATGACCGTTATAGGAGTATGGATATTTCTTGTTTTCTTCTAAGTCTAAGAGGATTGGACTCCCAACCACCAAATCATCTAAAGCGTTACCAGAAACAGTGATTGACTGATACTTTGGATTGATATTTACTTTCTTTTGTTCTTCCTTGTCGTTTACCTTGCAAGACCACACGCAATAGAAATCTTCGCTGTTTCGATTTTGCTGTTTATAAATAATCTTATCTGGTACTACTTCAACAGTAATCATCTACACATATCCTTTCTGTTTTGCAATTTCTTTGAACCGTTCTTGCTCTTCTTGATTCATACTTTTAATTATATCATAAACCTGCCCACTTGTCAAACTGAACACATACATATTTTCATTCTCTTCAAAGGTACTATCCACAATTACCAAGTCTTCAACATCCTTACGACTCAAGTAAGAAGTCAGTGTGGTTGTGACTGACGCATGATTACCATGTCGTTGCATTAACTTCAAGTCATTGTTGGTTAACCGTCCTACCTCTTCGATACTTGCTTTCTTGAAGGAGTGGAAAGTAATGGATCTGTCACCAAAGTCAAAATGATCGTTGATAGAATCCATCATACGTTGTACAGTTGAGGATGAGAAGGTGAATACCTTGGTATCATCCGTCTTGTTGTCTAACAAGTCTTGGTATAATGTCTTAGTGATACGCTTAGTGTCAATGACATTACCCTTACCAACACATCGAACCAACACATCACCTGCTCTTTCAGTGAAGTTGCCCCATGTCAAATCCAACATACTTGTCTTACGGAAGGCAGTTTCATAAGCTAACCGCACAAGCAACGATTGTTGTACTTTACCTTGGTCTGCCAAGAATTTGATAATCGAATCCATTTCTTGAGGATTGAGAGAACCATAAGACTCTTGATCATGAACCTTAACCTTCTTAACATCAAACGCTGTTAAGTCTACATTAAGCCCATACTTATGCAGTTTCTCAAACAATTTCTTGACCGCATTCATCTTTACGTTAACAGTTGTCCGTTTGTATTTTCGCAAAAGTAATTGTTGGTATTGTTCTATTTCGCATAAATTATAGCCTAAATCGTCCTCTGTGAGGTTTTCTAGCGTCTTGTGTCTAGTTGTATCGAAAAACATTTGAAGGGCTGTAAGGTACGTTTTTTTCGTGTTTAAGGACTCATTACTGATTGAGTTCAAATAAGACATAATTTGTGGGTAAACACTCTTCTTTGGAAGCGTGTGTACTAATGCTAAATTACTCATACGTTTTCACCTGTACTTCGTTAATTCTCAATGTTTGCTTTCTACCTTTATGACCCATTTTGACAACTTCGATTACACCTGCTTCTTTCAAGTGTTTGAACATAGTTACGACATTTTGTTTAGTTGCACCCCAATACTCCATAACATCTTGGTATGACATATCATATACACCATTAGTTTGAGAGTTGATGGATTTAAAGAGGATGTAATAATACAAACCTACTTCCCACGGATATAAATTCAAGTCATGAAGCATATAGTAAATCTTATCCATACTTACTTCAATTGAACTGTATGGGTCATAGAACGTTCCACGATAATGTTTACCGTGATAATATCTCAACCCTGTTGCAAATAATGGTTCTCGAATAATTGCACTACCTTTGTTTAAATTAAAGAATTGTCGCAGTGTATCTTTATACGCACTCAAAGGAATGAATAAATCATTTTTAACATTGGTTTGGAAATAACGTTTAGGGTCTTTTTGGATTGGTAAATCTTGATATTTGATAAGTTTAGTTAATTTTACCTTATCTACAAAACCACCTCTACGGAACAACTCATTGTATTTGATGTTGCTAGAATTCTTCATTTTTAATGACTTAAGAATACGTTTGTCTACACTAGTGCCAAAATCGACAATCTCTGAATACTTGCAGGAATAATATGCAGAACCAATAGCAATCAAATATGGAAAGACTGATAATAATTGCTTCGCACTGTAATCTTGCAAGTTCTTACCATCCTTTCCACGAATAAGGTTGAAAATATCAAATCTAACTGGAATAGGATTGGTAATATCATTGTTTAAGTTATCCATCATGTGTCTTCTCCATGTGGTTCGTTTTGCTCTTTTGGTTCTGTATTTTTTTGCTGTTGCCATAAATGACATCTCCTTTTTATTTTTGTATTTGAGTCCATTATACACCTAATTTCGCCTTTTGTCAATACCTACCTCACCTTTTTATCAATGTCTTATAAACCCAATAGTACCAAGGGTTTAGAGCAATTTTGAGAATGAAAAGCGTCACTAAATTTTAAAAAGTATTATTATCTTTGGTGTTAAGCTATTTGTATAGATTTGAGAATACAGTGAGGTTGGTATTTTTAGTACCCAAATCATGAGTATATTATGAGTAATAATATATATAATATAATTTGTAGTAGGTTGGGTCATACTTCTCTATTGTCTTTGTTCTGATCAATCAATCCTAATCCATTGCTACTCTATGTTCAACTAAATTTTTCTAAGTTTTTTGTTAACAAAAATACTGGGCTGCTGCCGCTATATTATATATGTTCTCCCGAAGGGTATGGAGTTCTCCCGAAGGGGACTCTTTGGGTCTTTTAAATTTCGTTCCTCAATTTAAAAGACGAAGTTTTTTGTAAACAAAAAACTTTCCTTTCTTCGCTTCGCTTTTCTTCCCTCTCACAAAAGCAAATTACTATTCTTCATTCTACTTTCTTCATTCTTTGTCAAAGGTTTCTTTTTCTTTTCTTTTTTATTCTTCATCATTCTTCGTGGAAGGAATTTAAAAAATATTTTTTAAAAATATCTTAAATTTAGTACCATCTAGTTGCATCTTTTCACAAAGTATGGTATAATATAATTGTGGTAGAAAGGTGGTTAGAAACTGGAATTAAAAGATTTCGATTTTTCTGACTATGACGTAGTTAGAAATATTATATTAAACAGATCTGAATTAGAACTTAGAACAGCACAATCAAACACATTCCTTCAATATCGGTTAGAAGAAGTTGATTATGTAATTAAAGATTTAATCCAATCTCTTTATCAAAAGTTGGATCTAATTATTTTATGTTGTGAGTTTAAACAAGAGAATTTAATGTTGCTGAATTTTTTATTTCTTGGTATGAGTTTCCAAGAAATTGGTGAAAGAATGAACATGGCAACCCAGTCAGTTTTTAATCGCCTAAGACGCATCATTATCAAAATAAATAATACATCTAGTATAGTGGAGTAAAAGGGATATGAAATTAACATTACTAAATGGTGATGTTTTAACCTTAGACGATTCTAGAACAATCGAAGAGAGGTTGTATCAAGTCCAATGTGTGTTGAATCTATATCCAAACATGGAGTTAGAAGATAATTGGCATAATCCAAGAGTTGCTTTTCTGTTGGAAGGATTGGCTAATTACCTTGTGTGGTACAAAGAGGAAGAGGATTTATACAAACACGATAAGGATATTCTGTCTAAGAATAAGACTCACAAAATTAATAGCTATGACAAAGGGAACATTCCATTCTCTTCGTTATCGGCACAAGATCAAAATGAATTAGGAATTGGAGAAGTGGATTATGAGGGATGATTTGTCCGTATTACAAAAATGCTTAGTAGATACTGATAATGTATTTGTGTTAGGTCTTACTAAGTTTAGAGTACCTTATTCCAATAAGGATTACAAGGTGTATAACACCGCTAGACAAAACAAAGAATATTACACAAACACAGCAAAGATGATTCATGTTTATGTGTGTGTAAATAGAGATAACGCTTTAGAATTTTTGAATGAAAACTTTGAGAATATCTTTGGAGTAAAGGTGTTGGACATTTAATGACAATGAGTAGGATGGCACGTAAAGTCTATGAATCACCTTACATCAAAGAGTCTGGTGTGAAAGTTAATCAACAACAGATTAATGCAGTGGTAAATGCTATGAAGGAAGTAATCTTAGATGATTTGTACGAACATGGCAAATTCTATTGGAGAGGGTTGTTTACAATTTCTCTAAGCAAAGTCATGGGTTACACCAAACAAACTGATGAAGGTCTAAAGTTTATAGACGATTACGTAAGGATGTCTGCTAAACCTTCGGGTGATGCAAAGTTAGTTATTGACAATTCTAAAGGGTTAAAAGATATAGGGTTTTAAAGGAGTGTTTTATGTTCAGTTATACAAATAGACGTGGCGAAACTGTTTATGTGAATGACGATCACATTGAAACTGCAATTAGAATCAAGATTGAATTGCAGAAAGCATCTCCATCTAACAAGTGTTCGTGGAATGTACACAAACAACTGATGGAGCAAGAGGGATTTATTGATTCTGAAAATTCAGAGCAATACAGATTATTTATTAAACGACAACAACACAACCGTGGTTTATTACCTTCCTCACAAAAGTATATGGATTTAGTTGCTGATAAGAAACTTGAATCTCTTAAAGAGATGGTTGGTGATATGTATGTCGAAAGACGAGCATTACAAAATGTTAACCGTGAGTTAAACAAAACAAAGCGTCAAATCGCAGATGAATTTTTAGTGATTGATGAGTTGAAAGACTTGTTGAAGGTTGAAATCACCACTACACAACAAAAGCTAGTATACAACAATCCGTCCAATCACCGTGTGGCAGTTATTACACCTTCCGATTGGCATATTGGTTTGTTAACAAATGGATTAACATTTAATGATGCACGTAAACGTATTGATGATTATATTGCGAAAGTGAAATACTATTGTGAAATGTATGAAATTGACACTATTTTTGTGGCGAACCTTGGTGATATTATCAACCATGTGTATATGCACAAGAACACTCAAGCATACAGTTCAGAATTTACAGTTGCAGAACAAATCAACAATGCAGTTCGTGTAATGTATGACTTATTAGTTGCTTTATCAGAAGATTTTAAAGTAAATTACCTTGGCACAATCAGTGGTAATCATGGTCGTATGTCGGTGAAAGGTGAAACACTTACAGGAGATTCTGTTGAAGCTGTTGTGGATGGTTTACTCCGTACACTAATTGATGTGTCCAAAGATAAGACTGTTAATTTGTCTTATATCAACGATGGGTACACTACTGAATACATTGACTATCAAATTTTCGGTAAGAATTTTGTCTTTGTCCATGGTGATAAAGAAACTAGAGATGGCTCTGCAATTATCAAGAAGTATAGTTCTATGCTATCCAAACCAATTGATGTTTTAGTCAAAGGTCATACTCATACTTTCAAAGTTGAAACTGAAAACCATGGTCGAAAGATTATTACAAGTGGATGCTTAATGGGTTCAGATGATTATGCAGAAGGCTTAGGCTATATCACAGAAGGCAGTCAATTAATGATTGTTGTGGATGAAAACCTAGGTGTTACACCAATTGAAATCGTGCTAAAATAGCAATTTTATACTTTGAAAATGAAAAACGTTTGGATTTTGCTTTCAAAGTAGGTTAGTTAGTGAGAGGGTAAAACACTTTTATCGAAAACGGGAGAAAGGAGCGAGATGATGTCAAGAAAAGACCTAAAGAAAAACACTAAAACCACCACACCTAAAAAAATGTGTTTAATCTGCGGTAAAGAAAAAACGGTGAATCACTTTTACAAGGCAAACGATTTAAACACGTTTCCAGACGGAAGATACCACACCTGCTCATCATGTGTGAAAGATAACACTGATGATCAGAACCTACAAAAGATTCACTCACTCTTGGCTGAATTAAATCGTCCATTCATCCGTGTTCTTTGGAAAAAGGCACTAAGTGCCAATGGAGTGACGATTGCAGAATATCTTAAAATGGTATCGGGTAACTCACAATATGCCGATATGACTTATCAAGATGGTGACGATGTTATCAGACTAGAAGATAAAGTCGAAGTTGTGAGCCAACACGTATATGACAAGAAGGGTTATGCAATCACCCTTACTGACGATATTAGACAAAAGTGGCACATGAGAAACAACTTGTTTTCAGACCAAGACATCATGCGTTTAGAGCAAATGTTCGTAAACATGAGTTACGACTTCGCAATTGAAACCACTATGGAAACACAAGCCTTGGAAAAGATTTGTGTGTTAGAGGTTGAAGCACAAAAACGTTTGAATGAAGGTGATGATGCCGCCTACAAACGTTTGTCTGATTCGTTAGATACGATTATGAAATCTTCGGGTCTGCGTCCAATCGACAAGAAGAATGACGGTATTTTGAAGAAGATGGATAGTTTAGGAGAGGTTATTGCTCATATCGAGCGTAACAACGGATTCATTCCACCAGACAGAATCAACTATCCACCAGATGATATTGACCGTATGTTGTCCTATTATGTCAATTGGGCACAGCAATTCAACGATGCTGAAGTTTCAGTTGAAATCAATCATGATTGGCGAGAAGAAGTCGATGATGATAATATTAACTTTACCGTTTCATCGTCTGAAAATGCTGATTACGCAGAAGTTTCTGAAGATGAAGATGAGGATGAATAATATAAATGGCTCAAATTACGGATAAAGCCTTCCAAGAAGCCTTTGGACACGTTTCAGAGTACTTGGTCGATATGATTTCATTCTTCCGTAAATATCCAGACTACCTGTTAGACTATGCAAAGACAGAGAGTACGATGTATGATTTAACACCCTTTCAAAGGGTTTATCTAAGAGCATTTTTCCGCTATAAAAAAGTGGGTATCGTTGCGACACGTGGTATTTCCAAAACGTATAGTAACGTATTAGCCCACTTTTTAAAATGCGTGTTATATCCAAACAACAAATTAGCTTTAGCTATGCCAACTAAAGACCAATCCGCTAGGGTGGTTAAAGAGAAAATTGATGAAATTGTCAGAGATTATCCGTTGTTGGCAAATGAAATTGATGAGAGCAATTGCTCTTACCAAAAAGATTATGTGAAGATTGCATTTAAGAATGGATCAACACTTGATACTTTAACTGTCGGACAAAGTTCCCGTGGTCTACGGTGTTATGGCATCTCCATGGAAGAAATTGTTGACGAACGTATGAATGCTAAGATTCTTAACGAAGTTATTGAGCCTATTGTTGCTCAACCAAGACCAATTCCAAACTTTGGTGCTGATGTTGAAAATGAATACTCAATGACTAAAGCGTATGTTACAACTGCTGGTACAAAGCAAAGTTACTGTTACGAAAAATTCGCATCATTATTTCAAGAAATGACGCAAGGTAAAGCCACTATTGTCCTAGGTACTTCCTATGAAATGGGTACTTACTTTGGAACACTTACAGAAAGTGAAGTCATTGATAAGAAGAATGATGCAACTTATAGTCCATTGGCATTTGATAGAGAATATCGCTCTATCTTTACTGGATCCTCTGAAGGATCATTAGTAAGTGCCGATGAATTATCTAAGACACGAACATTGACTAGACCTTTTACCAAAGCAGATGATAAAGATATTAAGAATCCAAATGTACACTATGTACTATCCTATGACGTGGCGAGAGCGAGTGGTAAATCAAGTGCCAACTCTGCTCTGGTCGTTGTTCGGATAGAAGATAGAGGTAACGGAACTTACACGAAGCAACTTGTGAACATCTTCACACAAGAGGGTGTCCACTTTGAGAACCAAGCAAAATTCTTGAAGCGAAAAGTTGTGGAGTATAACGCAAGAATACTATGTATTGATATTAACGGTATGGGTTGGGGGTTAGTTGACTATCTCACCAGTGAGATTGATGAAAACCCACCTTACAGTATTGTTAACAATCCAGACTATGATCAATACAAGAAACCAAATAGCATACCAATGATATTCGCAGTCAATGCTTCGAGCAAAGAAACTAAGAACTCAAACATCATTAACCACTTCATGAGTGTGGTTGCTAAAAATGATGTAAAATTGTTGGTGTCAGAATCACAAGCACGGTCAATGATTAATGAAATGGATGGTCGCAAACACGCAGAACTTTCCTTACCATTTATTCAAACTGACAGACTTGTTGATGAAATTATGAACTTAATTTATGTAAACAGTGGTAACACTGGTACAATTAAGCAAGTATCTACCAAGATTCAAAAGGATAGATTCTCCGCTTTTGCTTATGCCTTGTATTGGATTTTTCTACAAGAAGTTCAGAACAAAAACAAGAGAAGAAAACCTGGAGAGCATGCTTGGAAAGATAGAATTAAACAGCGTAAACCTGTTTATAAGAGATTTACATAAGGGGGTGTGTAATGGAAAACTCACAAAGACAGTCACGGTTCACCGCAGAGAATTTTGCGAACACTAAAATCAACCGTGATAAAATTGTTATTGCTAACATTGATGTCAAGCAAGAGAAGCGTCAAGAGCGGAATAACAACACTCACCGATACAAACAATCGGATGTCCGTAAACACTTAAAGAACTTCACTTCTCCTAAGTCGCAAGCGGAATTAGTCAAAATTAGTGAATCATTATACGTTCAATCTCCTCAATATAACAGATTAATCAACTATTGGTCTAACATCTTAACTTATGATTATGTTGTCGTGCCAAAAGACTTCATTGACACAGAAAATCATGATGCAATCTTAGAGGACTACAAGAAGATTTCTAAATTCTTGTCCTTGGCAGATTTGAAAGTTAACCTATCCAAGATTATTAAGAAAGCACTAATTTCAGATGTTTTCTATGGCTATGTTTATGTGGGTGACAACACTTTCATGATTCAACAATTCCCTTATGAATTGTGTAAAATCGTGTCGATTGAGGATAATAGTTACAACTTCGCTATTGATGTGGAAACGCTTAGTCGAAACACCGATATTTTAGTTTATTATCCTTTAGAAATCCAAAAGGCTTGTGAGCAGTATCTAAGACTGAAGAAGAGCGGGTCAGACAAAGCTAGAAAATGGTATCAAATCGACTCTAAGAATTCTATCTGTATCAAGATTAATACAGCAATTCCAGAAACGATACCACCTTTTGCTGGTGTGTTTGATAGTATTTATGATATTAACGCTTTTAAAGATTTAAGAAATGACAAAGCTGAATTAGAGAATTATAAGTTGTTGATTCAAAAAGTGCCTGTAAGGGACAAGACTAATGAAAACAACGACTTTTTAATTGACTTACCTATGATGGATTACTTCCACGAACTCTTATCAGACATCGTTCCTTCTAACGTTGGTGTTACAACCACCCCAATGGATATTGAAACGGTTACATTTGATAAAGACAGAGTGGGTAATGATGGTGTTGCTCAAGCGACTAAAGACTTTTGGGATTCAAGTGGTGTGTCACAGAGTTTGTTCTCTGGTGATAACAACACTGCACAAACTATCCTCAAGAGTATTGATGTCGATGAACAGTATGCTTTCAGCATCTTGGCTCAATTATCTACATGGTTAAATCACTTTATTAAAGTTAATAATGTTTCAAAATACTTCAAGGCAATTCTACCAGAAGTGACACATTTTAACCGCAAAGAAATGATAGAAATGTATCTAAGCCAAGGTCAATATGGTTATCCAGTTAAGACATACATTGCAGGATTGCTTGGTTTGGATCCAATTGCTATGTCGGGATTATTGACAGTGGAAAATGACATCTTAGACTTGACTAACAGAATGATTCCATTTAAATCATCTTTCAACGTAAACGGTGAAGATTTGCGTGAGGATGAGGGTGGCAGACCAACTAATGAAGAAGCTGGTAAAGAAGATGCAGACGAAACAGCAAGGGCTAAAAACAAATCGTCAACTGTTATTGAGGGGTGAAAAAGTTGAATATCATTAAAGCAGAAACAATTAGCTTTGACACTCTGTTCGTACCAGCAGAAATTTATGTTATGTACGTTGGTTACAACCGTAAAGGAATGTATATCAGCAAAGAGAGTGTTGAACGTAGTATTCATACGTTAGCTAATATACCGATTGTAGGTCAATATGATGAATACAACCAAAATTTCCTAGGACACCAAACAGCGTTAGGTGTTACTTTAGACGGTGACTTGAAGTACGAAAGAGGAACTGTTCCTCTTGGTCTTGTACCAGAGAGTTTCACCCACAGATGGGAAGAAGTTATTCATTCAGACGGTACTGTTAGAGAGTACCTTGTAGTATCTGCCCTTATTTGGAATAGGGATTTAGATATTACCAAAGATTTATTGTTTAATAATTATGGGCAATCAATGGAAATTGCGATTGACCGTAGTATTAATAAAAATGGTTATGTTGAAGTACAAGACTTCCACTTTGAAGCACTTTGTGTACTTGGTATTGATAAGGGGCAAGGCGGTCACGTTGAGCCAGCTTTTGAAGGTGCTAAGATTGAAGTGTTCTCACAAGAGGGTGTTTATCTCTCTAATGTCGAAAAGATGTTAAGAGATTTTCAACAATATACTTTAAATGAAAGGGGTATGGAATTGAATTTAGAAGAAGCATTAGCAAAATTCAATGTTTCCAAGGAGAAACTTTTAGAAGTTGCACCCAATCATCAAGAGTTATCAGAAGAAGAATTATCTGCACTGTTCTCAAATGATCAAGTAGATGAAGCTGAAGCTGAAACCAAGACTGCTGAAGATGTTGCTGAAGAAGAAGCTGAAAAAGCCGAGGAAGAAGCAACTGAGGAAGTGACTGAAGAAACTGAAACTGAAGATGCTCCAAAAGCTGAAACAGAAGAAGAATCTAAAGAAGCAGAAGCGACTGAACCAGAAGCAACCGAAGAAACCGCAGAAGAAGTGGATGAGGAAGCTAAAGAGGAAGAAGCTGAAGAACAAGCAGAAGATGAAGCAGCGACAGAAGAAACTCCAGTCGATGTTGCACAGTTTGAGTTGACAATTGCAGAACTTCAAGAAAAAGTATTTGAATTAGAGCAAGAAAACTTACAACTGAAACAAGAGCGTCACAATCGTGACTGTCAAGAGTTTGTGGCTAAATTCACTAGCACTTACAAACTTGATGAGGTTCTACTTGAAGAATTGAAATTTGAACAATTCTCAAATGTAGAGCAGTTAGAATCGAAACTATATGAAATCTTGGGTCGCACCCTTAAAGATTCAGCTAAGACACAAGCTCCAACTGAAGTTGAAGCACCTAAAGTTGAGGTATTCAATCTTGAAGATAGAAGTACTGACAACTCACTTAGTGAATATAGTTTTGCAGAATATTTTAATTTAAAATAAAAAATTAGGAGGAATTTATTAATGGCTTTAGTAAATTTAGATAAAATTAGATCTGGTGCAGTGGGCAACATTGAATCAGTAATCGTTTATACTGACGAAACTTTTGCAACCCTTCACGAAGATTTTGCAAACGGTCTTTTGGTTGAGTTAGGTGGATATGTAGACGGTAAACGTGAAGTTCGTAAAGCATATCCAGTTAAGGACTCTGCTGCTGGTAAAGAAGTATTGCTTATTGCAACTCCAGAATTAGACTACGATGAAAGACTTAACAAAGAACAATTTGTTAACAAGAAAGGTCAAATTGCACGTGCATTCTATTTGGCTGAAGGCGATGTGTTCCAAATCACTGTTGCACCATACGTAACTAGCCCTGTTAAGGACGAAGTTTTCATTGGTAAAAACGGTAAATACGTTAAAGCTGACTCTGCACTTGCAGTAGGTCAAATCGGTTTCTTAGTTGCAGAAGCACCTTCTAAAGCAATCTCTGCTAAAGAGGACTCTGTTGCTTTAATCGTTCAACGTGGTTAATTTTAAAGGGGGAAAATATTTAATGGAAAGAAAAGCATTAATTGACTTAAGCGTTATGTACGCAACTGGTACTCTACCAGAACAATTCCAAAACGCTTCAACAAGTCCAGAAAAAGTTATCCGTGCTGGTATCAATGAAATTCTTGGCTTGCCAGAAGATGCAACAACTATTGACAAGAAGGCTCTAAGACGCAACGCTGTTGAGTTGTTTGAATTCTTGGAAGAAGTTTTAGACAAGAAGATCTATGAAGGTGACTTAGGCATCTTAGAACAATGGGTTGAAATCCGTAATGAAAAATTAGGTGATCAAACTAAGTTCCGTGTGCCAGACAACCAATTATTCCGTGTGGCTTCTATCTCTGACGGTAACGGTAACGTTCGTAGACAAAGACTCCGTGAAGGTCAAGACTACACCATCCCAACTGAAATCTTGGCTGTAAAAATCTACGAAGAATTCCCACGTTACCACTCTGGTCGTATCGACTTCTATGAAATGATTGACCGTGTTGCTAAGTCTGTTCAAAGAGATATTACTCAACGTATTCACGAAGTATTACTTAAGACTTTCCGTGTAACTGGTGTAACCACTCCTTATGCAGCAACCATCTCTGGTGCAACTGCTGATGCTAAGGTTACTCACGTATTGGAGATGGCGAAACACATCGAAGCTAAGACTGGTCTTAAACCAATCGTTGCTGGTTCTGCTTTGGCATTACACGCATTGAATCCAAAATATATGTCTGACGCTCAAAAAGGTGAAGCTAACCAATTAGGTTACGCAAACATCGTAACTGGTCTTAAAGCTATGGAAATTCCACCATTGCACAAAGAAGGTACTGATACTTTCGTGTTAGGTGCAGACGAATTATTCTTGATTCCAGAATTGGATGAAAAGATGTTTAAAGTTGTGTTTGAGGGTGACTCTTACATCGAAGATCGTGCAAGCAACCGTGCTGACTTGCAAGTTGAATACCTCTTCTTGCACAAAGTTGGTGTTGGTGTAATTGCACCATCTACTTTTGGCTACCTCAAGTTTACTTAAGATTAAAAAGGTTTCCATGGGAAGGGTTAATCCCTTCCTATGGTATTAGAGAAAAGGGAGTGTTATAAAATGGCAACAAGCAAAGAGTTGAAAGAAACTTTAGTTAAAAAATATGGTTATACAAAGAAAGATTTTGTAAACCCAGAAAATGGTAAAGAGTACACATTTAAGAAATTAGAATCATTATTGAAACAAGAACAAGACAAAGAAAACCCTGTTGAGGTTGAAGATGACTCATTAGATGAATTCAATCAAGAGGTTGTTAAAAATGTCGCTGTCAAGTTTGAGGATAGTGATTTAATTCCTGTTATGAGCGGTGTTAGAGGTCGCTTTGTTCACCACTCTGGTGCAGGTAATGGTGTTTACACATTTACTGAATTTGGACAAGTGCAAGATATTGTATTTAAAGAATTGAAACACGTATTTAACACCAAACGTGCTTTGTTAGAAGATGGTTATTTAATCATCCTTAACAAAGACTTAATCAAAGAGTTTCGTTTAGAGAAGCAATATAAACACGTTGTTACTCCTAAGAGAGTTAATGACCTGTTGAATCGTAGTGCTGACGAACTTATTAGCTTCTTATCGGGCACAACCCAAGAAGCACAATTGGCATTACTGTCAGTTGCTAAGGTTAAGTACAATACTGGCGAATTAGACAAGCGTTCTACAATTCAAGCGTTGGAAGAATTTTTTGACACTTCACTAGAGGACAATTTCGGAAAATAAAAACTAAAGGTGTGATTATATTGACAAAGGTTGAAGATATTTTCTCACGGTTTTTGCAGAAAATTTCTGAATACAAATTCCTTGTTGATATTGGTAATCCTGAAGCGGTCGCTGCTTTAGAAGGTACTCTCAATGATTACCTTACATCTGCTAGGGCTAAATTCTATCAATGTCCTAAATCTCTTAATTTAGATGCAGAAAAGAAAAATATCATTTCTGATCTTGATGATTTGGAAATTGATATTCTATCCCTACTGATGTTGATTGAATATTTCTATCAAATTATGATTAGAAATGAAACTGTTGAGCAAGCTGTTGGTGACTCTGACTTCAACATCAACTCACAGGCAAACCATATCAATCAATTGAAGGATTTGCATAAAGAACTGCGGAATTTCACAGCCCGTGAGATCAGTCGATATACATATAGGGATCGGATTTATGCAAAAAAGACTAAATAATTTTTTCAAAAAACATTTGGTAGACAGTATCTTTAAGATACTACCGTTATTCGAGGAATCTAATGACGGTTATCAATCATATGTCGATTCTCTAATTAAAGAAACATCTGGTCTAGTGAAGTACCTAAAATTAGATAACGCAGAAATTCTATCCTTGATTGGTGTGTTAACATCATTGAAGGATGCACTACAAGAAGGCTATTCTCATAGTGAAGTCCGTAGAGAGGTATTTAAAGCTATTGGGCTTTCTAAGACGATTGCGGAAGCGGTGATTTAAATGTCATACTTAGAAAGGTATAACTGGAGAATCAAAGTTGACGGAACCAACTTAGGTGAAGCGTTACGGAACAACACTCACTATATGAAGAATAAGAAATTCACTGATGCCACTACTTATCGTAAGGCTAAGTGGTATCTTGGCAAAGGCACAGAAAGTGAAACAAGCGGTGATATTGACATACGTGTTGTAGAAATTGATAGAATGGGTTCTATTAGAAGCATTCTATTCAAGTTGGGTGAGGGTGTCAGACTTGGGACAATTCTTGAGTTTGATAATGACCTTTGGCTTGCCTATGATACTTATGGTTCACTGCGTGATGACATTAAGATGAGGGTGTCTAAAATCAATGACGAATTGGTTTGGAAGGATAGAGCAGGTAAGGTACATAAAGTGCCTTCTATCTCTACTATTTCTGCCCTTGGGTCTAGTGCCAACTCTAATGACGGTAAATACCTTGAAAACGCATATAACGTACATATGCCAGAAGGTAAAATCCTAGTTTTCGTAGAGCTAACAGAGGAAACCAAGACAATCGAATTGAAGCAACGCTTTATTATCGGGTCTAAGGTTTATAATGTTGTCTACACGGATGATGTCACTATGATAGATAAAGACTATCACGGTGTACTTAAATTGATATTAGAAGTCGATCTAAAATATAACAACAAAGATGATTTTGCTAACTCAATTGCTTATAATGAGTCGTTTGAGTTGTATCAGTCATCTGCTGAAAACGGAGATAAGGAAGATAATGGGGGCGATAATACATGGGGATGGTAAACCAATTTCCCAATGACAAGTCATTAGTACAAGCCTATACAGTTGATAGGCTCTCTACTATGATTGTATCAGTTATGGAAGCTATCGGTGATGATGAAGAGATTTTCAAGTTGCTTTATTACACGAACGATAACTCCTTAGGTGTTGATCTTGCTAAGGATGCGAAAGGCAAACAAGCCTTTGAGAAGAAGCAAATTTATAAACACGGTAATGCTGAACAACGTATTGAACCCTATCCATTTTCTCTGACGCTCCAAACATCTCATGAATGCTTTGTGAGATGCTATTTCAACCAAGGGAACCTAGAAGATAGTGAGTATTGGGTTAAGAGCCAAATGCACATCGACATTATCTGTTCACATGGTCTTTGGTTGACATCGGATAAGGCAAAGAAAATTAAGGTTGTAAGACCTTATGCTATCTTATCTAGAATTATGAATATCCTAAGAGATTCCGATAAAGAAAATAAACTGCCACAACCTACTGGTTATCAACACTTCACAGTGAATGAAAAGTTTGAGTGCATCAGATTATATGCCAATACTACAAGTGTAGAAGATGGCACTGAAGATTTGATGTCGATTTCATATGAATAATACGCAAAAATTATTCGTACAAGTAGGGGCTGATATTCCTTTATCAACTAGTCCTAAAGTCAGTTTTCACCAACATACGCTAGGTGATATTCTTGACTTTGGCTATGATGTTCATAACTTATATATAGCGTCTTTAATTGAAGGTGTTGACGATATGTTGAAGGCACTTTCAGATACGGAATTTTATATGGATCTCTATGAAAATAGGCATAAACTCACTAAGTTGGATATGATACTCATATTCTCTAAGTTGGATGACGCTTATTCTCAACTAATTCCAGACGCATTAAATCATTTTCTACGTGGCTGTAAAGTGTATTATGAGGAAGGTAGTGACCGATTACTCATAATCTTTTCAGAGGAAGATGTTATTGTGCTAACTGCTGACATTATGGATGAGATTATATATCTTGTCAAGTATTGCAATAGTTTAATCAATAGTGATGGGGAGTATGATCCTCATGACGAAAAAACACGAGAACTGATCGAGCGTATGAAAAAGTACCGAGAGAAAGTTGAAAAAATCAAAAATGGCAATGAGGAAAGCGGTCAACCATTGTACAACGTTATAAGTGCAATTACGGTTAGGAGCAATTCCATAAATAAAATGAACATTTTAGATTTAACTATCTTTCAAATTTATGATGAATATAAACGACTGATAACTATTGATCAATACAACCAATCCTTGCAGGCTCTTATGGCAGGTGCAAGTGGTGTTGAATTGCAACAGTGGGATGTCTTAATATAATATACAAATTCGGGAGGAATTTTTTAATGGCTAAATATGGTTTAAAAGAAGTCGCAGACGTTATCTTCTTCGATATTGCAACGGGTAAGCCTGTTCTGTTCTTCGACTCACTTAAGACTTCTAGTTTGGAAAACACAGCGGATTCTACTGCTGCAACTGGTGGTCGTGGTAACGGTCAATTGGTAGTTTGGAACTACGGTCGTAAAGCAACCTTAAAAATGCAAGATGCTTTGCTATCTCCAAACTCTATTGCACTATTATCTGGTAACGAAGTAAGTACTAAAGAAATCAACTTGAGCGGTCGTGAAGTTGTTACTGGTGCAACCAGTGTTAACCTTACTGAAACTGCTGTTGGTGACAAGATTTCTGTATGGGAACTTAAAGACGGTGTTATCAGTATGGAAGTATCTGATACAACTGTATCTGGCAAAGCTGTATCTGGTTTGTCTGAAGGCAAGCAATACATGGTATTCTATGAGTACAAAGCACCTGCTGGTACTAAGACTATTACCTTCTCTACTGACAAATTCCCTGGTACTTACCGTGTAGTAGGTGATACTGTTGTGAAATCTGCTGCAACTGGTAAAGACCACCGTGCACAATTCTTAATCAAGAAAGCACAATTGAAAGCGGCCTTCAACTTCACTATGGAAGCAGAAAACGTTTCTACTTTCGACTTTGAACTTGAAGTGTTGCGTGACGATGCAACAACTGACCTCTACACTATCGCTATCGTAGAGTAATCAAGGAACTGAAGGGGTTTAGGATGTAATGTCCTAAGCCCCTCTTTTTTAATCGAATCGAAAGAGGGTAGTGAGATACTAATGGGAGATCTAGGAGTACAAATGGTGGAGTTTTACAGAGAAAGGAAAAACACCACTATCAAACTTTTGAATAATCTTATTATGTTTACCAGTGTAATGACTGGGTTAATGGAAATATTTAAACTACATATTTTTATATATGGGAAAATGAATTTCCATACACCCCTTTTCGTTGATACACACTTAGGTGATTATTCAATTTCATTCTTACTGATTGGGCTAGGATTACTTGTGCCAATTCTTTTTGTCAAAGGTAAGATTAAATTATACAAGATGACTTTATTCTGCTTATTGTTGGTTTGGTCGTTCTTATTCTTCTTCTTTATCTTTGTACTATTTCTTGGTAATCTTAATTTTAGTTGGATCTTAGTATTCAATGTAATCGTATTAATTTTACACGTTATGAAGAAGTGAGTGATGTCCATGTTATTAACCGCAACAGCACCATTCAACAACGTAGGAATCATGGAATTCTTACAATGGCTTGGGGTAGGTGGAGTTGCTTTGCTGACTCTTTGGTACACACAACGTGACAAAACCCGTGAGAAAGAACTGGCATTTATGGAAAGGTTGTCTGCTGAATTGCACAAAAAAGATGAGCAATACAAAGAATTAAGTGAAAAAATCGACAAGATGGAAACACTAAATGACGAATACAGACAAAAAAACTTAGACCTTATGACAGAAAATACTCTGTTGAAACTTGAAAAAGACAAGTTGGAGCAAAGCATGGAGTTGCGAATCCAAGAGTTAGAGAGAAAAAATAAAGAATTGCAACTTGAAATAGAAAAATTAAAAGAACAATAATTTAAGCCCTACCTATCTTTGGATAGTTGGGGCTTTTTTGTACCATTTTACTTGCAGTCTTTTCAATAAAATGGTATAATAGTAATGTAAAATAAATTACTGAATATAAGGAGTTATTAGAAATGGCAAAGGCTAAAAAACCAACTAAAAAAGTTATTTCTTTAAATGAAGTATCACGTAAATATAAAGAGTCTAGCAAAGAGGTTGTCAAGACGATTGAGATTGACGGTGAAGAATTTACTTACACTCTCAAGACTCATCCTACTTCCATTGATAAGGCTGAATTATTGAGTGATCTTCGCAGTGTAACCCTATTCCTCTACAATAATGAAGAGTATTTAGGTCTACCAGAAGTCAAACAATTAGAGTTGTATAAAGCATTCGCTTTACTGTCTGCAATCAAGGTGTTTACGGATGTAGAAATCCCAGTTGCATTTGAAGACAGAATCAATTACTTCACTATGATGGCAGATTTAGGCATTGTACAAGAAATTGATCAATCATTCACAGAGTCTGTTTCTGAAGCATTCAATGATGTGCAAGCGGAAATGGAGCAATGGGTAAAAGAAGTAACTCAACAAATTCAAGACACGCAAGAAGAAATTGCAAATCTTGAATCACAGTTAGCAGAAGCATCCACAGAATTAAAACAAAAAGAAGGTGCGGATGAGGAATAGACCTCATCCCTTTCTTATTTTAGGAGTGGTATAATTGATTGATGGAATTTTAGAGGGGATCCGCCAACGCTATGAAGCGGAATTGAACCGTGCGGCTGAAAAAGAATTGACAAAGGAAATGAAGAAGTACGGTAAGAAGCTAGAAAATACCATCAAGAAAGAGTGGCAAGGGTACTTAAACAGTTATAGTCCAGTAAGATATAAACGTACTGGCAATACCTTGGAAAGTATTCATTATAGTGGCAATGTTGGTGGTACACTAGCATCAGGTATGGTTACTTCCGTTTCATATGGTAGTATGGCAACTGATAGATATAGTAAAAGCTATCGTATTCCATTTAAAGCTATTGATGAGGGTTGGAATAGCGGCCCAAGACCTTACCGATATGCTTACTATGAGGGCTATGGATTGACTGACAAAATCATGTCAGAGTTTGAAGGTCAACTACCAAGCTATATTAATTTAACGATGAGGTGATTTAATTTGGCATTTTTCAAATTAAAGGGCTTTACAGAGGAAGAATTTAACACATTGACTCATCCGATTACGAAAGAGTTGATTAAAGACTTTCTTAGGTCACAAGCACAATTGAGTGAACAGACACTCAAGCAGTATCGTTCAGCACTTTATATCTTTGCTAAATACCTCTATGAAAACTTAGACAACAAACCTGTCACAGAGTTAAAGACACGGGATGCACTAAGATATCAAAACTTTTTGATTGATCTAGGTTTAAGTGATAGTGGTATCAAGTTTAAGAAAAGTGTTGTAAGTTCATTGTTTCTATTTATTGAAGGTTTTTGGGATGACGAGTACCCTAATGTACGAAACATCTTTACAAAAGCTGTACCAGTAATCGGAAACGAAAAGAAGAAAGAAAAAATTCCACTTACGATTGATGAAATCAGTAAGTTGAAAGAAGTCCTCACAGAGCGTGAGGAGTGGGAAAAGTTAGCATACTTATTATTCTCCTATTCGACGGGTTGCAGAAGAGAAGAAGCTAGGCAGTTGAGAACAGAGGTTGTCAACTACGATAAGTTTGTTAACAGTAAAGGGGAACAGAAAAACTACTACGTGACACATAGCATTAGGGCTAAGGGTCGTGGAAAAACTGGTAAGGTAAGAAAATTCCAATTTGATAGTGAAGCTATGGAAGCTATCAGAAAATGGGTTGAAGTTAGAAATGTTGATCATGAATATGTTTTTACATCTAATGTGGGTGGAGAAGTAAATCAAGTCAACGCATCTACTTTTAACGGTTGGTGTGATTACTTCTCAACTATTATTGATAAGAAAGTGCACCCTCACTTGATCAGAAGTTCACGAGCAACTAATAGTGTAGTAGAAGAAGGTAAAGATATTAAAGCTGTCCAACAATTACTTGGACACAATTCATCTTCCACAACAGAAATTTATGTTGTCAGAGATAGCGAGGATGATATTGACGAATTATTCTAATTAAGAAGGTAGGGTGTATATATGGCAGGAAGTTTAGATGCCTTTCTTAAAGCCAACCCGATTAAGCTAAAGGTTGATTTAGACACTAGTGGTATTCAATCAGAACTTAAAGCATTAGATGATAAATATAAAGTTAAGGTAGGTATCGACTTATCAAGTAGTATTAAAGAGATTAACAAATCGTTAACTCAAATGCAACAACAGGTAAGTAAAGCCAAATCACTGAAGGTAAACATTGAGTTGAAAGCCAAAGTTTCTGATTTAGCTAATCAGATTAAAGCTATTCAAAACCAAATGAACAGTGCTGCTTCGATTAAACCTGTCAAAGTAGACATTGATTTCAATGTTTCCAAATCAGCACAAAAGCTGATCAACAACTTAACTGAAATTAAGGGTAGTTTCAAACAACTTGAATCTCAAGTCGTAAGTACAGTTGGAAACATGGCATCCAAAACCAATGCCGAGTTAGCTAAAGTCGGTGGGTCTGGAGTAACATCACGTATCACTGACACTATGAATACCATCCGTAACGATATGCAACGTGCCTTTGGTGACGGTGTAATTGATACGAAGGTGTTTAGAAATGCTGAACAAGAAATCCAACAAGTATCTGCAACCATTACCAAAGAAACAGGAGAGATGGTGCGTAGACTCTACACTCTCAATAAAGATACAGGTTCGTTTGAACTTATTCAACAAGCTGATGTAGACAAGATTCAATCAACAACCGCAAGGATGAAACAATCTATCCAAGGGTTGAAAGAAACTGTCCAATCATTAAACAATGGCTTGGGTGGCAACTCACAATCATTTGCGTTATTCAATAGTTTGGGTAAGGCAGATATTGTAAAACAATCTGATGTAAATAGATTAAAAGAGTTAATCAGCTCTGAAAAAGAAGCTATTTCAGTATCAACTAAGTTTGCTCAAGTGCAACACCAAATTGATAATGCAATAGGTAATATCAACCCTAACATCTCTGCAATGGCAAGCAAGTTTAAAGAGATGAAGGGAACGCTTTCAACATTAGACTCTAAAGGCTTAGACAATATGAGTAGTAAGATCACTACCATGATGTCGCAATACAGGCAAGAAGAACAAATGTACAAGAAGCGTCAACAAGCCTTGGAAAACATTGCTAACTTATCTAACAAGTTGCAATTGACCGAGAAACAAATGACTCACAACCAATCTAATACAGGATTGGCACAGACAGCTAGAGATGCTTTAACTGCTGCACAAAATATGGCTCAAACTGCACGATCAGCAGGTGAGTTGAGTGCGGCCTATGAAAAGGTCAAAGTGGCATCTACATCTATTAAGCAAATTGGACAATCTATCAACTTAGACGGTCTGAATAAGAAACAGATCAATACTGTTAGTCAAATTCAGAACACTATGAATAAGTTGCGTGATATTGGTAAGTGGAGTAATGAACAATACACCCGTGGTTTTACCGATATTGAAAACGCATTGTCTAAAGGTGGGTCTGCGTTAGATCAAGTGTTGTCTAGATATAAACAACAATTGATTGAAGCACAAGCAGAGCAGAAAAAACTGATTGAAGGTACTACTTTAATTGGTAAGAATACTAAGGATGCTGGTAAAGCATCACTTAAAGAAGGTATTCACGGTGCTTTAAAACGCAACGACTTAGACGCACTAAAATCTTACATTGGGCAATTAGAAAACGCAAAAGTAAAAACTCTTACCTTAACTGAAGCTATCAACTCACAAGGTCAAGCTGTCTATAAGGTTAAAGCTACTATGGATGGACATGGTAGAACGGTTGCTCAATATGGTTATGAAGTTACAAAAACACAAAACGCTATTGATTCCGCTGTTCGTAAAACCTCATCTGGTTTCGTAAATAACGAAAACAAAAACTTAGGTTTCTTCGAGCAGATGGGTATTGCTATGAAGCGTATACCAGGTTATATCCTGTCTATGGAAGGTTTCTACCGCACAATGCGTGGTATGAAAGCTATCACCACAGAACTGTTTGAAATTGACAAAGCAATGGTTGAAATCAAACGTGTGGCGAGTGACGGTATCAACCTTGATGTACTCTTCCAAAAATCCATGGCTAGTGCCAAAGAACTTGGTGCTAATATCCATGATGTTTTAGAAGCTGTTGGTGAATTTGCAAGAACATTTGGTGATTTTAACGAAAACCAATTGAATGCAATTACCAGAACTGCAACAATGATGTCTAACGTATCTGATTTGAACTTGAAACAATCATCTGAATCTCTTGTAGGTACGATGAACGCTTTCAATATTTCAGCAGAGGACTCTGTTAGAATTGTTGACGCTTTAAACGAAGTAGATAACCAATACGCTATCTCAACTGCACAACTTGCAACAGGTTTAAGTAAGACTGGTGCTGTTGCTAAAACCTTTGGTGTTAGTTTAGAAGAAGTATTGGGTCATATCACAGCAATCGGATCTGTTACGATGGAAACGGGTGATGTGATCGGGAACTCACTCAAGACAATCTACTCCCGTATGACAACCCATAAGGAAGCTAAGAAAGCACTTGATAGTGTTGGCATTAGCTTGACCAAGATGACTGACGAAGGCGAAAAAGCCAAAGGTGTCGGTGAAATCATGGGTGAATTGGCTGGCAAATGGCGTACACTTTCTGATGAACAGAAGCAACACATTGGTGTACAAATAGCTGGTCGTAACCATTTGACGAGATTTTTGGCATTAATGAATAACTGGAAAACCGCTACTGATGCGACTAAGACAGCTTTGAATTCACAAGGTTCTGCTGCTAGAGAGCAAGAAGCATACATGAATTCATATGAAGCTAGAATAAATGGTTTAAAAACTAGGTTCACAGAGTTGTCTCTTGCAATTGGTAAAGCGTTCCTATCTGACAGTATTGTTGGATTCCTTTCTGGTATTGCAGGTGCAATCGAAGGTCTAACAGGATTCATCAATAAAGTCGGTGTGTTGCCAACAGTTTTAGGTATTGCAGGTTTAGCATTGACTAAATTCTTGCAAGGCACTAAACTATTTGGTGGTGAAGGTGGAATTGGTGCAGGAATCAGTAAAATGGTTCAATCAATTTCACAAGAGGGTGAAAAGTTACGCAGTTTTGCAAACATTTTCACTGGCAAATCATTATTTAAACAACAAAGTACTGATGCTGAAAAGACAGCAAGTGCTGTAAAGGCTTTAGGTCAAGCTAGTGGTGAAGCAAGTAGTAAGATGTCTTTACTCTCTGCTAGTGGTAAGCCTATTTCCTCACAAATTCAAGCACCTATTGAAAAAGCAACATTCTCTCTGAAGAATTTTACCGCAGGTTTAGCTTCCATGGCTTTACAAACTGCTGGTATAGCTGCTATTGGTGTTGGTATTGGATTGCTTATCGAACAGATGACTAAAGCTAGTGCTAAAGCGTCTGAATTAAGACAAAAATATGAAAAACAACAAGAAACTTCTATCCAAGCCTACAATAAGGCTGGTAATTCTTTTGACAGTTTAATTTCTAAATACAACACTTTAAGTTCTAAGCCTAAGAGTTCATTAAGTACTCAAGAACTTGAAGAGTATAAGAATGTTCAAAATGAAATTGCAAAAGTATTGCCGAATGCGGTTGCCTATACAGACCAATTTGGACAAGCACACATCAGAAATGCTAAGGCTGTACAAACGGAAACTGATAAAGTAAGAGCATTAGCTGCCGAAAGAGCAAAATTAAACCAAAGTGCATTTAAGACTAAGTTACATGATGATAAGGATGGTGTAGCTGAATTATACCGTCAATACGAAGAAGCGTTGACACGTATGGAAAATGCACAAAAGAATTTAAAAGATGGCGGTCAATATGTTGATGGTCAGTTTTATGAAACAAATTCCAATGATGCACAACAAAGAGCGTTACAAGCATCAACAATAGAATCACAGCGTAACTTAGGTATTTTAACTAATATGTTACAGGAAAACTCCGTAGCTATTGGTGATAATGCAGTTGCATGGTTACAGTCTAGTGGTGCAATGGAACACGCAACTTCCACAGCAGGATCTTTAATTCAAAACTTTGCAAAAGTCAATCAATCAACTGTAAGTGACATCCAAGAATTGCAAAAATCCATGGGTGAAGGCACTAAGTTCAAAGACGCATTTGAACAATCACAACTACAATTGAATGAAAGCACTCAAAAGTTTGGGGCTATGATTGCGGCTCAATACAAGAAATTTGGTTCTTTAAGTAAGGATGCTAAAACATCGGTCACTAACGCTTTTGATACGATTGCTAAGTCGATTGATTTAAAAGGTTCTCCAGATGCTTTAGCTAGTAAGTTTGATAAGATTTCAGACGCATTAGTCAAGATTGGTAAAAATGGTGATGTGAATGTAAAAGCATTCAAGAAAACCTTGGAAGATCTTGGTGTAGATGCAAGTGAAGCAACTAAAATTATCAATGAATTAGCAAGAGCAACTGAAAATGATAAGTTAAAACTTTCTATTGACAATGGTGATATTGCTGATACAACTGAATCAGTTAAAGAGCTAACTGATGAGTTATTAAAAGCTGTCAATGCACTGCAAATCTTTAATGGTATGCGTGATGGTGAAGGCGAAGCGGTATCTTCACGTATTGACTATATTAAATCACGTAAGAAATTGAATGCGAACTCATACCTTGCAGATGATCGTGTCCAAGGTCAATTGGAACAATTATCTACTATTACAGGTGTAAGAAAGCAAACAATCGTTGATAACTTAGAGGATATTGGCGATGCTTTTGGTAAGATGTCTAAGCTATCTCAAGAAGAGATGGAAGGGTTTCAACAAGCGTTCTTAGAAAAGGGTGCTAAGTGGGATGAGATGACTAAAGGTATGTCCGAAGGTGCTAAGACCATGTTTGCTAACATGGTGCAATACGTAAACCGTGGCGGTGTAACTGCGGCCCAAGCATTGCAATTAGCATTAAACCAAGTAGGACAAGTATCTGAACAAGTTGAAACTGACTTAGCTACACGATTTACCCACTTACAGAAGAATCTTGGAACAGCATCCGAACAAGACTTCTTAAACTCATGGGCAACAACAGTCCAAGGTGGGTTAAAACAATTAGACGGTCAATTTACAACATTAGTTGATTCTGCTGGTAAATTGAAGTTGGCTATGGTAAACGGTGAAACTTCACCATTTATCGACAACTTGAATAAACAAGTAGAAGAACTTGGTTACACCTACCAAACTAAATTAAACGGTGGTAATCTTGAATTAAATATCGTTGATACCAACGGTAATGTTAAAGCCACACTAGGGCAACTCAATAAAGATATTCTAGAGAGTGGTATGGCTGCTGGTTTGATGGAGAAGGCATATCGTGATGTCAAAGGTGAAATCACAAGTGTGAACACCTTCTTGGAGCAAACTGGTAATATCTTGCAAGCATCAGGTCAACAATTTGAGGTCTATGAAGGTGGATTAAGACTTGTTGGTGAAACTGGTGCGACACAGAAATTAGCATTATCCGAATACAATGAAAGTCTGAAAGCGTTAGGCTTGACAATTCAAAGTATTTCTGAAAAAGACGGTAAGATTACAGTCACATTAACTGATGCAAATGGTAATACATTTACCCAAACAATCGGTGATCTTGAGCAAATGAAGCAAAAGATGGATGAATTGAATGGTAAAGATGCCAAGGCAAAAGTCGATGTAGAAACCGATAAAGCTAAACAAAAATTAGATGAAGTTAAAACTGATCATCAAGAGTTAGACGGACAAGAAACAAAATCTGAACACACAGTTGATGTCCATGCCAACGATGAACAAGTACAAAAAACTCAAGAAGAGATTGACAATATTGGTAAAGATGCTAATGTAGATGTCCAAGTTAAAGCTAACACCGATGCTATTAGCACTGCATTAACTGCACTTCAAACTGCTTTAACTCAAAGTGGCTTGTTACAAACTGCGTTGGATGCAATTAGCAGTATCATTGATAGCATTAATACTAAGACAGAATCATTATCATCTCTTCAAACAACGCTTGATAATATTAAGAAGTCTGCTGAAGATGCAAAAACTGCAATTGATAACATTATCACTGCAATGACATCAGAGTTTACACCAACTCTAAATTCAACATCCTTCGACAATATCAAGACTGCTGTTGAGGGTGTGTCTACCGCTGTTGATACATTACAACAAAAGTTGTCTAATCTAAGTGTACCATCAGTATTACAAAGTGCACCAACTCAAGCACCTACTGCTCCAACAACTGATTACACTGCAATGCAAACAGCACAAAGTCAAGCTATCTCTGCTATGTCTAGTGCTTGGAGTTCCTTTGCATCTGAATCAGTGAACACCATTAGTAATATGGCATTGTCAATCAACGTAAGTATGGTTGCTATGTCTGCTATGATGGTTGCATCTGCAACAGTTGGTACAATTGCTGTATCTATGGCAATGGCAACAATGGGGTCAACAGTCGTAAGCTCTGTTAATCAAATGGCTTCAAGCGTTGTATCTAGATTCTCTTCTATGGTGAGTCAAGTTGCAAGTCTTGCAAGTAGTATTGGTTATAGAGTCGCAGGTGGGGTTAACGCTTCCGCAGGTGCGGCCGCAGGTGCTATGGCATCCTTGGCACAGGGTATGATTAATGCTTTCAACGCTAGAATCAATTCCTTTGACTTCGCAGGTGCTGCTAGTCGAATTGCTAGAATGATTGCGTTAGGTGATGTGTCATCTACCATTGATACTGACGATTTAGGCATTGGAGATTCCAACGTTGCTATTGAGGGTTTATTCAACAGTAGTCCAGAGGGTCTTGCCCTTGGGTTCGCTGCTTCGGATGGTCTATCCTCTGGTGGATTTGGTTCTGACTTTGGTGCTGGTACATTCCATAGACCTATGTTCACTGCATCTGCTAAAGATAGCAAATTAGCTGATCCATATGAGCGTAAAGAGTTAGATTTAACTATTGAGAGAAGTCAACATCTCATCACAAGAGCAAAAACTGTTCTTGAACAAATGGTTAAACATACCGCAGAGTATCGCGATCAATTAATGATTGTTGAGAGTGTAAACAAAACTTTACTCAAACAAGAGGAAGAAAAACTCAAGACAACATTAGACAGACAAAATGCTATCGAAACAGAGTTGCAAGGTCTGAAAAACGTTTCCTCTCATACAGAGAAACAACGTGAACAATATAACAAACTACAACAAGAGTTTGACAATAATACCAAAGAAATTTGGAAAACAGAACAAACACTTGACAAGCTCGCCAATGAAATTGCCAACAACTCATTGAAGGTCTACTCTGATTATCTAGATGAAATTAAAGATAAGTGGAATGACGTCATTTCTGCAACTAAGCAAGCAATTGACGCATTAGACTTTGATTTAGACAAGCTAGATACTGAAGATGATCCAGATATAGTTAGAAAAATGACTCTTCAAACTCGCTTGAGAGAGCAAACCATGATTCTTGAGAAAACCTATCTCAATCAATTGGTTGCTCAACAGAATGAATACTCAAGAGCGGTTGCAAATCACCTAACCAGTGATGAGCAACTCAAGAAAATGAAAGAAGAAATTATCAAGACTGATGAGAACTATAAAAAAGAAGTTATCAAGGGCTTGAAACTTGAGAAGGAAATCCGTAAAGAGCGTGAAGAAATTGCTAAGGAAAATGTAGACAACTTAAAATCATACTACAAACACATGAGTGAATTGAGTAAACAAGCTATCGAAAAAGAAAAAGAAGCACTCAAGAAACTTCAAGACGAAAAGAACAAGATGTATGATGCTGAAAAAGAAAAGATTAATGAGGTCTACAATGCTAAGATTGAATCTCTTGACAATACACGAAAAGAAGAAGAGTATGCCAAGAAGATCAATGAGTTGAATGAAAAACGTGCTGACTTAATGCGTAAAATCTCCCTTGCTTCAAGAGATGATTCTGTTGAAGGTCAAAAGAAAGTTTCTGATTTACAAAAAGAACTGAAGAAAGTAAATGAGGACTACGACAAAGAACAAAAGAACAAACAAGATGAACGATACAAAGACGCCCTGAAAAAGCAAAAAGAACTAGATGAAAAGAACATTGAAAAGAACAAAAAGCAAGATGAAGAATTATTCGATAAAGCAACTAAAGACTTGGAGAACAAAGCTAAGAGTATTGATAAATACTATGATAGTATCACAAATGATCAGAAGAAGTGGGAAACGCTTATCAAACAATTCAAGAATGGTGACGATACTGCTTTAGACGAATTAATGCGTGATATGGTAGATGGTATTTCTAACTTGATGAGTGGTAGTGGTAAAGACATTCTTGGTGGTGAGAAATTATCACCAGAGGACTTGAAAGAGATTCTGAAAGACTCTCTAACTGACCTATCTAACGTGTGGTATAGTGTAGAGAAAGATATGAAGAAACTCACCGATACACAAAATCAAGCATTGCAATTAGCTAAGAAGAACCAAGACGGATTGAGTGTAAGAAATCCACAATATACAACTAGCGGTGCTAGAGATAGCAAGAATTTCCCTACTACTAAACAGTATAAGATTGCACCAGGCGATCCAAAACCACAATCTAGTGGTAGTGGTAATCCAGCGGGTATTAAAGCAACACATACAGTTGTTCGTGGCGATACCTTATGGGATTTAGCCGCAAGATATTATGGGGATCCATGGAAGTGGAAGAAGATTCAAGCTGCCAACGGTGGTATTAATCCTTATTACATTCAAATCGGTCAGAAATTACTTATCCCGTTCCGTTCTGGTGGGTTGAAATGGCTCACGTTAAACTCTTTGAATTACTGGGACATCCTAATAGGACAATCAGTAGCCAAGGCAATATAATTGCAAGGTTCAACGACTATCGAAAACATAGCCCCTGTCGTGAGGATATGGGTGAAGAAGTGAGTAGAGTAGAGGTTAAGTAACCTCAAAGCGGAGAGGTCTTATAGGTAACGCTATAAGATAAGATATAGTCTATTCTATATGGTGACATATAGCAGTTAAAAACGCATTTCATGTAGCGAATGAAATGGAATATAAAGATACTGGGGATTGGGCAGGAGATGGTGGAAGAATTGCTATGTTGCACAAGAAAGAACTTGTATTGAACCAAAATCAAACAAGAGATTTACTTGATACAATTAGAACATTAGAAACCATTCAAAAGACCAATCGCTCTCATAATGTGGACTCTCATGTGGAAAACAATGGACTCAACATTGAAAACCTTGAGATGCACGTTCACTATGACGGAAAAGATGATAAGAGTGCTGACAAAGTTGCTATGGAGATTCTACAAGCGATTAATAGAAAAAGATAGTCATTGGGGCTTCGTGCCCCTCTGATTATTTGAGGTGATGAGATTGATAACATATAAAGATAAGCTACACTTTAGCTACAATGGCATTCCAAGTGTAAACTATGATGTTATTAGTGTAAATATGGAAGGTGGATTATTTGAGGAAACATTAGTGTCGCAAGGCTCTATAACTCAAGTATATTCAGATGTACGTAAGAGGGCATTATATGTTAAAAAGAACATGGAACCTCAATCGTTTACATTGTATCTTGCATTCTTACACGGTTTTACAGAAGAAAAATTAAAGAAATTGGTAGATTGGTTGTACCAAGGTCATTATAAAGCATTAGAGTTTGACGGTACAACGGATAAGATTGTCTACTGTATGCCTAATGGTGCTGCAAAACTACACCATGATGGTATGGGTAATGGTTATGTTGAAATTAACATGATCACCAACTCACCGTATGTGTTTGGTCGTGATTTGCACGTAACCTTAGATAATGCTATTACACATCAGTTTAAATATCTAGGCTTACCATTACCAGATGTAAGAATAGAAATCACTGCTCTAAGTGATGGTGATATTCCTATCAGTGCTAATGGCTCCTCATTAGTCATTAAAGGTGTAAAGGCAAATGAAAAAATTACCATTTACCCTAATGATGAAGATATTGTGAGTGATATTCCAAACAGGACACTGTATAACAATGTTGTAGGTGATTTATCCGCTATGTGTATTAAAAATGACTATGACAATTTCTTAAGGTTTACAAATATCAAATCGGGTGTTGTTGCTATGACACCATACTTTTATATGTAAAAAGATGGGTTTAATCCCATCTTTTTTATTGACAAAAATTATAGTTTGTGATATAATGTATATATAATGATTTAAAGGAGTTACTTATAATGTCATCTGGACGAATTGAAGTTGTATGTGGTGGTATGTATTCTGGTAAATCGGAAGAACTCATCAGACGGGTTAAGCGTGTTAAATACGCTAAGAAAGGTGTTATCGTTTTCAAGATTGATACAGATATTCGATATGACGATAACAATGTTATGACTCATGACGGTGTTGGTGTAGTGGCAATTCCTGTTGCCAACTCACAACAAATCATGGATCATATCAAAGGTAAAAAGGGTGAAGATGGCAAATATATTATCAAACCACTGACAAACACTAATGTCATTGCTATTGATGAAGTTTCATTATTTGATGATGATGTTGTAGATGTAGTAGAAGAACTGGCAAACAGTGGCTTTCGTGTTATTGTCGCAGGGTTAGACCAAGACTATAAAGGTCAAACCTTCTACATTATGGACAAGCTAATGGGGTTAGCTGATGATGTTCAAAAACTCCATGCTATCTGTACTAATTGTGGTGAGGAAGCGTGTAGATCATACCGCACTGTTCACAACGATGAGCGTATTGCTATTGGTTCGATTGGAATGTATATTCCACTATGTCGCAAGTGTTTTAATATCCAAAGATATATTGATTGCAATAAAAAAGTGTAACATCTCGGTTGCGACATTGTACTATAATATGGTATAATATAATCATGAAATAATGAAAAGGTGGTAATTTATGCTAGATATAATTGATCTTAATAGTATGACTGCTAAACCAACCTTATTCCAATTAGCCAAACCAAACAAAGATATTATCTGTCCGATTAAGGATTTGATGACTGCTGACATTGAAGGCTATGGACTTAACAAAATTGCTAAATTAAAATTAACTTTACCTTCTATGGTTATGGAGAGAAGGCAATGGGTGAAGAACCCACTTATCCAAAAAATGAAGAAAAAGATGCTCATTAAGGTAAAGTGGAATGATAGGAAATTCACGAACTGGTTCATTATTAATGAGATTGTGAAGAATGATAGTGATGAGTCTAAGATTACAGTTGAAGCTGATGGTTTGCCTTCGGAATTAGGCAACTTTCAAGTTACACCAAAATTTGAAACAGTAAATATTAAAGAATATTGTGATACCATTCTAAAATCTACACCATGGAAACTTGGTACGTTGGATGAAGGAGTGGAATCAAAATATCGAACGTTTGATAAGAATTCAAGCAAAACATCCGTGTTATCACTCTTGAATACAGGCATTGAGTCATTTGGATTTGTTGCTATCTACAATGAAGAGAATAAAACTATTGACATTAAGAAGTTAAGTAATGTGAGGGAGTTTAGAGGAGTAGTCTTAAAGCGTGAAAACTTTGCTGATGACATTACATTCTCTGACACATCAGATAAGATGGTTACTAGACTTCATGTTGTCGGAAGTGATTCAGTTGGTATTGAGTCTGTCAATCCAACAGGCTTAACTTATCTAGAGGACTTCTCCTACTTCCTACATCCATTCAAGCGTGATGCTCAAAAGAATATCATTACTCACTCTGATTATATGTCGGATGAGTTAGCACATGGTTTGCTAGATATTAAAGAGAAGCAAGACGAATTGTTGCCACGGATTAAGGACTTGCAGAAACAAGTCAATAATGGTATTGATGAGTTATTGAAAGTGCAACAACAGGTTGAGCGTGGCAAGTCTGAAGTAATCAACAATGAAGCATTGCTTGACACTGCTAAGGCATTAAACCACACTGATCAAATCACTCAACACAAGGAAAATTTGAGAATTGCAAAGGATATTCTCCGTACTTCAGAAGAGAGATATAAGAATATTCAAGATTCTATTCAAGAGTGGGAAGGTCAAATCAAGAAGTGGCAGAATGAAATTGTCACTCAAAGTTTATCTGAAAAACAACAGTTTGAGTTGAAGTCTTTTATTTTTGAACAAGAGTTTAAGAATGACAAGTACACAACTGCACAAGAATTGTATGATGAAGCTGTAAGACAATTCCAAAAGTATCAAAAAGGTAGTGCTAAATTTTCGATTAGTGCTAAGTACTTCATGGATTGTTTGGAGTCATATAGATATAGAGATAGAGTAAGATTGGGTGAGGAAATCAAAATCCGCTCAACGCTCTATGAAGAATTATACACCACAATGGTGATTGGCTATGATAAGATTGACTTGTTGAATGGTAGTTTGACAATCGACTTATCAGATAATCTAGATGACATTCACGCTTTAGACAAACTTGCATCTGTTATTTACAAGGGGACAAGTGCTTCCAATGTAATTGAAGCAAGTAAGACTAAGTGGGATGGCATCACTGAAATCCGTTCTCAAGTGAGAAGTATTAGAGAAGGTGCATTGAAGGCTGTCAAGAATAAGATTATTGCAGGTGCGAATGAATCCATTCAAATCGATAATAGAGGTATTCTTGTAACCAATCCAAACAACCCACAAGATATGCTGATTATCCAAAGTGGTGTCATGGCATTGTCTAAAGATGGTGGTGAAACTTGGAGCACAGCTATTGATCCTAACGGGGTTCATGCTGAAAGAATTGTCGGCAAGTTGATTGCAGGTGAGAATCTTTTAATTGCTAATGAATCGGGTACTTTTGAAATCAACAAAAAAGGCTTGACCGCCAACATTGATGATATTAAAATTTACTCTGGTAATGGTGCTAATAAGACTGATGTTCTGAAGTCTTGGAACCAATCTATTACCGATTATCAAAATATGATTGCTGACGGTACACTCAATGCTTATGAGCGTAAGAAGTTAAAAGACGATAACGAAACAATAAAATCTGTATTTTCTAAAATGATTGAGGTGTTTTTAGCCAATTATCGTAACGAAAAAGGCGAAAATTTGCCAGATCCGCACGAAAAAACACGCTTAGTTGAGAAATTTAATGACCTTCAAAATTACCTCACTCAACCTCAAGGTGGGAACCTATATGCTATCTTAGATGAGGATCATTTAAACGAACCAATCACAGTAGACCCTGCATTACTGAATACTAAGTTGAAAGAATATGAAGAAGCCAGAGTTGCTTTTGAAAATGTCATTCCACTAAAATTTAGTAAGACGGGTATTGAAATTTTAAAAGATGGCATTGCTCTTAACTATGTTAAGAATGGTGATGTAATTAACCAAATCAACCTCACTGAAGAGGGCACTAAGATTAAAGGCAGTAAGTTTGAGGTTGACTCCAAGACAGTATTTAAAGATGATGTTGTCATGGGTGCAGGTAAGATTAAGTCTAAAGATGACTCAATTGAAATTGACCTTAATGAAGGCACAATCAAACTCAAGAAACCTTTAGTTATTGACTCTTCACAAGTTGCGACTATTGCAGATATTGAGAAAACTAATAGAGCATTGGACAAATCTATCTATCAATTTGCTGTTGAATATAGACATTCAGATAGTGCAACCTCATTAACAGGTGATTATGCTTGGAGTGAGATTCCACCTGCGTGGGATGAGAACAAATTTATGTTTAGTCGCACTAAGATTATCACTAAAGATGGTAATGTCAAATTTGGCAATCCTGTAAATATCTCTGGTGCTAGAGGTCGTAACGGTAATCCTCTTACAGTTGATAAAGTAGAATATCAAGTCAGTGAAAGTGGTAGTGAGGAACCCACTGGCGAATGGGTTAAAAATGCAAGTGCTGTTGTCGCAAGTGGGAAATACTTATGGACTAGAATTACTTATAGTGACGGTAGTCATTCATATTCTATTGCTTCGCCTGGTGTGCAAGGTACGAAAGGTGATGACGGTAGAAGCGTTGTTTCTATTGTGCCAGAGTACTACATTTCCACATCTAAGGAAAGGCAAGAAGGTGGATCATGGTCTGCAACACCACAAGCATGGAAATTTAATAGTTATCTATGGACTAGAAATAGTATAACGTATAGAAATTCTAACGGGCAGACCGTTGTTGAAAAAACCGTGCCCGTTGTAAATATTGAGTGGGAAGCGGTCAATCAAATTAATGTTGGTGCAAGAAACTTATTACTTGATACAAGTTTTTCTAATCAAGTAGAGAATCCACCAACTAACACAACCGCAAGACCTATGGGTGTTTACTCATATCCATCTAGTGAGTTTTGGACAATCAAAAATAATGGTGTGAGTCGGAATGATACCGCTGGTTTATATCCTTATGTTTCTAAGGAGAGGTTTGGACAAGATGTGCTTGTGTTAGATAGTGCAGTACATCATAACTACAAAATATTAGAACAAGACATTAAGAATCGTATCAATGTTGGTGATAGAGAGTTTACACTATCATTTGATATTTACGTTGAAAGTGCACAGCAAAGAATTGATTTTGAGTTTTGGGCAAATAAATCCTTGACAAACGAAGGTATTATTGCATCTAAAACGGTTACAAAACAAAGAAATAATAAGTGGGAAAGAATGGTTATAAGTATCTCATTTGAGGACTTGCCAATTTATGATAATCCTATCTTATTTAGAATGTTAGCACATGGTGTTGACGGAGCCAAATCATACATCCGCAAAATAAAACTTGAAAAAGGTAATAAGGCTACGGATTGGTCTAGTGCAGAGGAAGATTTAAAGACTTCTATCTCAAATATCGACAAAGATAAAGTAAGTTATAAGCAATATAACCAAAACTTGAATGACTTATCGAAAGAATTAGCTAGAACAACTGTAATTGCTGAAAATGCCTTCCCTAAATCGGGGATGGAATTACACTTAGAGTCGTATAGAGCATTTCAAAAGACTGTTAATGATAGACAAATTGAAGCAACTGATGCTATGTCTAGGGTAAATAACAGAGTTGCAGGCATTGTTCATACGCTTGGTGAAGGGGCCGCAGATTGGCTGTTCACCAACACCAGAATCAGAATGAGTGATGAAGGTGTTGTTGTAGGTAGTAAGAGCACAGGTAACTATGTATTAGTAAGTGATAGTCAAGTGGCTTTCTTTGCTGGTAACAATGTGCCTGTTGCTTATATTTCAAACGGTACAATGAAAATTAATCAAGCGGTGTTCGTACACCGTATTCAAATTGGTAAATATGATTTCTCGGAAGGTGCTTTAAATCACCTTACAATTAGATATGTTGGATAGGAAGTGAGTAAATGGCAGTAATAATTGAACAACAATTTCCTACCACTCCTGCTTATGCACGTTGGTATCAAAACACAAAGATTACAATGAAGGTTGAGGAAATCTCTCAAAGCATTGAACGAATCGAAAGTGTCGTAAGGGTCACTGTTCAACTTGTCAGAGTTAACAACTGGAACGATAACTTTAGAGGATATGCTAGTGGGTCTGTCACATTGGACGGGCAGACTCATTCCTTTAGTAATGCTAAATGGGATGTTAGAGGTGTCGCAGATGCAACTGAAACACTCTTAACACAAGATTTTACAATCAAGCATACGGAAGATGGTAGTAAATCATTTGATTTATCATTCATTGTTCGTGGTGGTGCATTAGATTGGTCTGGTAATACGATTGGTGAAGCATCAGATACCGCTTCAGCTAGTGGTAGTATGACCTTGACTAAAATTAATGTCTACAAACCATCCACCTTTGATATTGATTACACCTCAAGAATCATCGGTGAGAATATCACGATTAGTAACATTGTCAAAGATGCAAGAACACCAGTTACTTCATATAAGACTTATTTCTTAATGAATGGTGTCAAATATTCTGAAAAAACACATGGTGCAACATTCAGTGGTTTGACTGAAATGATTCCAAACCACGCAGATATTCTAGCAACTTTGATTAAAGGTAATCAGAATATTCAGTTTATTCTTGAAACAATCGTTAACTCTTGGTCTGATAAGACAATTAAAGTAATCACGGTTAGACCGCCAAAAGATAGTGTTTCGATTACAGGCAGTATTACATCCCTTGATTTGAATGCTAAAACAAGAAGTTTGATGGCTGTCAATGGAGCGGTCAAAGAAGAGTACATCAGAGGGTTTAGTCAAGTGCAGTTAAACTGGACTACTGTTAGAGCAAGTTATAAATACAATAGTAGTTTCTCATATTATGTCTTGGAATATACTCCAGAGAACGGTAATTCACGAACGATTGCTACTATAAATAGTGAAAATGTTCGTACTTATACATTGAGCGAACAAGAAATTGCAACAATCGAACACAACGCTACAAACTCAAGTAGTGGTAAGTTCAGTATTAGATTAGTGGATATTTACGGAAATTCAAGTGAAAAAGTAAGTAATGTCAATCTAATTAGATTCTACCGTTACACTTCACCAATGTTTAATGGTATTGGTAGTGTAAAACGTGTGGGCAATACAGTTCGTGTGATGGTTGATGTTGGATGGAATGTTCAACCGATTATCAACAGTTTAAACCAACATAAGAATATTGGCAAACTGCAATTTCAATATAAGTTAGTGGATAGTGCATCGTGGTTGAATGCCAACCTTTATACTTCCACTACTGCAAGCGGTACACAACGTGGTGAATTAAGTATTCCAAGTTCGGGGTTCCCTACTCACGTATCTCATGAGTTTAGAGTAATTCTAACTGATGCTATGGGCAACTTCGTGACTCAAGACTTGGGTATTATCCATGGTGAAGAAGTTCCACTTGACATTTACAAGAATGGTGTTGCGGTTGGTCGATTCCATGCTGAAAATGGGGCTAACTTACAGGTTGGTCGGGCAGGTATTCACTCACAAGGTGCTATTAAATCTGATGTCGGTGTTGAGTTGATTAATGCTCAACGGTTCAAGTATAATGGCAAAGAAATTCAACACTTTAAAATCACGAATCCAGATGGATCAACTGGTGTCCAAGGTGCTGATCAAGACTTTAATAACTATATAGAGCCAGGTTGGTATTGGTTTAGACCAAGAGATAACCAAAATCCATTTTGGCAAAATTCATATGGATTGTTAGAGGTTTACTTAATCAGTAGAAATACTGTTGGGTATGAAGTGTTCCAACGTTATACGCAAGGTTGGACAGGATATACTATGACACGAAAAGGTCGTAGAGAAACTGCTAATAGTGGTATTGGTTGGAGTGCTTGGACATCACCTAATGGTGTATTCCAATGGAATAAAGGTAGGACAGGTGGCGGTAATTTAGATGCCAACTTCTTATTTGAAGATGGTAGATATTATGTTGAGAAATCAACGTGTAAGAACATACCAGCCAACGGATATTTAAATGTACAACGTACAGGTGTAAAAGAAGCATATCAAGTTCTCTTTACCACTAGTTATGAATTGTATGTAAGGATGTCATATTATAATACGGGAGCATGGGACGCATGGAAGAAAATAGGTTAGAAGAAACAAAATTAAATAACGATGGATTTGATGAGGAAATTGAACCACCTGTCGAATCGGACACGCCACCTTATGTGGAAGAACTTCCAGAGGAAGTAAAACTCAAAAGTGTATACTTTGTCTTACAAAACTTGACAAATTATGTCACTGGATTAACAACTGAACCAACTGACAATACTGTATATTATGCAGATGTTCCTCAAGATGTCAACTTGGATGAATTGTCTGAGCGTATGGGGATTACCAAGAGAAAATTGGTATGGGATGGTAATACCCTTATTGAGCCTGCACAACCAATTGAACAACTTGACGCAATCGCACTGAAAGCGGAATTGGAGTCGATGAAAACTGCACTCACCGCTCGAATGAATGCTGAACGTGAGGAATATTTAGGCTATATTACAGATATTTTAGAAGGTAAATAATAAATTTTAAAGGAGAATTCTTAAATGGATTACAATATCACAAACTCTCATATGTTATATATCAACTTGTATTTCGATGGTAAGAGAACTTTGGATCAAGTACCACCAAAATTAAGAGAAGTTGTAGAAAAAGAAGTTACAACTAATCGACAAAGCTATGTGACTGCATGGGTTGCTAAAGTTGATACTCAAGGTTTCACTATCGAAAACGTACCAGTACAATTAAGACCAGATGTTCAAACCGCATTACAAGCAAAAGTGAAAGAGGAAGAAAGAGCGTCTTATCTCTATACTTCTAAGATTTTGGATGAAAAAATCACCATCAATGATGTACCAGAATCTATCAGAGAAACTGTACGTCAAGAGGTTGAGTACGCAATGGGAAAAAAGCTGGACTAATTAGACGTTCACTTTTCAAACTCTCTAGATGGATCTGGAGCCTATCACGTAAATTTTAATCACTCTAAAATCCCATACCATTTAAATTAAGAAGGAGTTATGTATAATGGATATTACACAAGTAATCACCCAACACCTATTATCTATCTTGGCACTTGTAGTTGGTGCAGTTGCCAACCAAGTGATTAACTATATCCTTGGTCGTTTTGGTCTGAAGGGTCTTAAGATTGCTGAAATCCTAGCTACTAATGCTGTTAAGGCGGTTGAGCAAACATCAACTGAATTGCACGGTCAAGAGAAATTTGACTTAGCAAAACAAAAATTGGTTGAAATGGCTAAACAGCAAGGTCTTAACATCAACTCTGCTATGATTGATACCTTCATTGAGTCTGCTGTAAGAAGCATGAATGAAGCGTATGCAAAAGCATCTACTCCAACAGATACAGTAGGTCGTTAATATGAGAGAAACATCCAAGTATTTATATGCTTTGGATATTTCAATGAGTAACACTGGTGTTGCGGTCTTTGACTGTGACACTGGTGTTTTAATTTTGAATACATCCATTTCAACTAAGCATATCAAGAAAACTGAAGCTGCTAAGTATGATGGTCTACGGTTAAAGCATCATGCTGATAGCATTACTGAAATTGTACAAAAATATCCACCATCTATTTGCATTGTAGAGAGAGGGTTTTCACGGTTTAATACTGCGACACAAGTATTATTCAAAACTCATGGTCTTTATCAGTATATCTTTAGTGGCATTGATTATATCTTTATTACTCCAAATGCTGTAAAGACTACGATTTATGCTAACAGTGCAGATAAGAAAGACCTGCAACGTGCAATCAAACTAAACATGGATATTGAGTTTAAGAATGAAGATGAGTCGGATGCTGTGGCAATTGGCATCACATATCTAATGTCAAAGGGCATTATCACTAAGTGGAATAAACCCGATGAATTGACTACAAAAGATATACAAAAGATGTTAAAGAAGAAAAATGAATTGTTGCCAGAAACGATTGAGAAGTACCAACAAATATTAGAACAACGAAAAAAGACTACCTAGTTTGGTAGTCTTTTTATTTTATAATAGTTTAGAGAGTTTTTCCTTGGAGAGAATGGAAATTTTTGCTAAGTATGGTTCAGTTTGATCTTTACTCTTTGTCCACTTACCATCTACAAGAATGTTTCTAGGTAAATCCTTAGTCGCATGAATTTCAATGACATCACCGATACCAATAAGTCGCTTACCATTTGGATCAGTAATATCTTTCTTCAACCCACGAATCTTTCTTTGCAATCCTGTTGAAAGGTCATAAAGAGTGAACCATGGATTATTACCCTTGCCAATTTCTTCAATAAAATAAGAATTTTCTAACGAATCAAGCGTTGTAGACAAATACCCTAAATATTCTCTCTCAACCGCAAAACGCTCCTCTAGCGTGAATTTAGGCAGTAATTCTGCGTTGTTAGAAAGGAACTCATAGTATTGCTTGAGAAAAACAATACGTTCTTGAGGGTTCTTTAGAGTTGTTGAATACTTGATAGACAACTTAGTTACTCCTAAGTATTTCAAGAATTGTGGAATAGGTTTGGTTGACTGATAACCTGTCATACTATTATATACAGCTAACAAGACTGATGTATTCTTATTTATGTCATAAAAGAAACCAAGTTTAATTAGTATGTTCATTTGTCTATTATCTGCCAACTTGTTGTCAATGATATATTTAAAGACATCGACAATATCCATATCATCTGTGTAATGGTTATGATAGAAGTCATACATATTGTCAGAAACCTTATCATTGAGGTATTTAATGGTGCTGATGCCCTTAAAGATCTCATTACCATTGTGAGTGTAATTTCTAACTGATTGTCCAAACTTGATACCTCTTAGTTTAATACCAAAATATGGTAATTCTTCAATGAGATACCCTTGCATATCAACATTATCACGATAAATATTGAGTGTTTCAGTGTAATAATTAATTGGATAGTTTGCCTTGAGGTATGCACCATACAGGCAGTCCAAAGCAACTGAATAAGCGTGACTAGAGTTAAACCCGTATTGTACAGAGTTTTCAATGATCTTCCAAACTTCTAACGCATCCTCTTCTGATCCAGTTTGTTTGACGAAACCTTCAATGAATCTATCATGAATAGGTTCAATAATGCCAGGCTTTTTCTTAGCAATCGCCTTAAGAAGTGAATAGGTTTCACCCTCTGGGAACCCTACGTATTGCAACACTTTCATAATGTTCTCTTGGAACAGGATGAAGTTATCACTTGATTGTAGAAGTGTATCAAACTCTGGGATGTTATATGAGAATGGTTTTCTGTTTAGAAATGTATC